AGCCCGGGCCCCCCGCGGGCGCGCGCGCGCGCAAAAAAGGCGGGCGGCGGTCCGGGCGGCGTGCGCGCGCGCGGCGGGCGTGGGGGGCGGGGCCGCGGGAGCGGGGGGAGGAGCGGGGGGAGGAGCGGGGGGAGGAGCGGGGGGAGGAGCGGGGGGAGGAGCGGGGGGAGGAGCGGGGGGAGGAGCGGGGGGAGGAGCGGGGGGAGGAGCGGGGGGAGGAGCGGGGGGAGGAGCGGGGGGAGGAGCGGGGGGAGGAGCGGGGGGAGGAGCGGGGGGAGGAGCGGGGGGAGGAGCGGGGGGAGGAGCGGGGGGAGGAGCGGCCAGACCCCGAAAACGGGCCCCCCCCAAAACACACCCCCCGGGGGTCGCGCGCGGCCCTTTAAAGCGGCGGCGGCGGGCAGCCCGGGCCCCCCGCGGCCGAGACTAGCGAGTTAGACAGGCAAGCACTACTCGCCTCTGCACGCACATGCTTGCCTGTCAAACTCTACCACCCCGGCACGCTCTCTGTCTCCATGGCCCGCCGCCGCCGCCATCGCGGCCCCCGCCGCCCCCGGCCGCCCGGGCCCACGGGCGCCGTCCCAACCGCACAGTCCCAGGTAACCTCCACGCCCAACTCGGAACCCGCGGTCAGGAGCGCGCCCGCGGCCGCCCCGCCGCCGCCCCCCGCCGGTGGGCCCCCGCCTTCTTGTTCGCTGCTGCTGCGCCAGTGGCTCCACGTTCCCGAGTCCGCGTCCGACGACGACGATGACGACGACTGGCCGGACAGCCCCCCGCCCGAGCCGGCGCCAGAGGCCCGGCCCACCGCCGCCGCCCCCCGGCCCCGGCCCCCACCGCCCGGCGTGGGCCCGGGGGGCGGGGCTGACCCCTCCCACCCCCCCTCGCGCCCCTTCCGCCTTCCGCCGCGCCTCGCCCTCCGCCTGCGCGTCACCGCGGAGCACCTGGCGCGCCTGCGCCTGCGACGCGCGGGCGGGGAGGGGGCGCCGGAGCCCCCCGCGACCCCCGCGACCCCCGCGACCCCCGCGACCCCCGCGACCCCCGCGCGGGTGCGCTTCTCGCCCCACGTCCGGGTGCGCCACCTGGTGGTCTGGGCCTCGGCCGCCCGCCTGGCGCGCCGCGGCTCGTGGGCCCGCGAGCGGGCCGACCGGGCTCGGTTCCGGCGCCGGGTGGCGGAGGCCGAGGCGGTCATCGGGCCGTGCCTGGGGCCCGAGGCCCGTGCCCGGGCCCTGGCCCGCGGAGCCGGCCCGGCGAACTCGGTCTAACGTTACACCCGAGGCGGCCTGGGTCTTCCGCGGAGCTCCCGGGAGCTCCGCACCAAGCCGCTCTCCGGAGAGACGATGGCAGGAGCCGCGCATATATACGCTTGGAGCCAGCCCGCCCTCACAGGGCGGGCCCGCCTCGGGGGCGGGACTGGCCAATCGGCGGCCGCCAGCGCGGCGGGGCCCGGCCAACCAGCGTCCGCCGAGTCTTCGGGGCCCGGCCCATTGGGCGGGAGTTACCGCCCAATGGGCCGGGCCGCCCACTTCCCGGTATGGTAATTAAAAACTTGCAAGAGGCCTTGTTCCGCTTCCCGGTATGGTAATTAGAAACTCATTAATGGGCGGCCCCGGCCGCCCTTCCCGCTTCCGGCAATTCCCGCGGCCCTTAATGGGCAACCCCGGTATTCCCCGCCTCCCGCGCCGCGCGTAACCACTCCCCTGGGGTTCCGGGTTATGCTAATTGCTTTTTTGGCGGAACACACGGCCCCTCGCGCATTGGCCCGCGGGTCGCTCAATGAACCCGCATTGGTCCCCTGGGGTTCCGGGTATGGTAATGAGTTTCTTCGGGAAGGCGGGAAGCCCCGGGGCACCGACGCAGGCCAAGCCCCTGTTGCGTCGGCGGGAGGGGCATGCTAATGGGGTTCTTTGGGGGACACCGGGTTGGGCCCCCAAATCGGGGGCCGGGCCGTGCATGCTAATGATATTCTTTGGGGGCGCCGGGTTGGTCCCCGGGGACGGGGCCGCCCCGCGGTGGGCCTGCCTCCCCTGGGACGCGCGGCCATTGGGGGAATCGTCACTGCCGCCCCTTTGGGGAGGGGAAAGGCGTGGGGTATAAGTTAGCCCTGGCCCGACAGTCTGGTCGCATTTGCACCTCGGCACTCGGAGCGAGACGCAGCAGCCAGGCAGACTCGGGCCGCCCCCTCTCCGCATCACCACAGAAGCCCCGCCTACGTTGCGACCCCCAGGGACCCTCCGTCCGCGACCCTCCAGCCGCATACGACCCCCATGGAGCCCCGCCCCGGAGCGAGTACCCGCCGGCCTGAGGGCCGCCCCCAGCGCGAGGTGAGGGGCCGGGCGCCATGTCTGGGGCGCCATATTGGGGGGCGCCATATTGGGGGGCGCCATGTTGGGGGACCCCCGACCCTTACACTGGAACCGGCCGCCATGTTGGGGGACCCCCACTCATACACGGGAGCCGGGCGCCATGTTGGGGCGCCATGTTAGGGGGCGTGGAACCCCGTGACACTATATATACAGGGACCGGGGGCGCCATGTTAGGGGGTGCGGAACCCCCTGACCCTATATATACAGGGACCGGGGTCGCCCTGTTGGGGGTCGCCATGTGACCCCCTGACTTTATATATACAGACCCCCAACACATACACATGGCCCCTTTGACTCAGACGCAGGGCCCGGGGTCGCCGTGGGACCCCCTGACTCATACACAGAGACACGCCCCCACAACAAACACACAGGGACCGGGGTCGCCGTGTTGGGGGCGTGGTCCCCACTGACTCATACGCAGGCCCCCCTTACTCACACGCATCTAGGGGGGTGGGGAGGAGCCGCCCGCCATATTTGGGGGACGCCGTGGGACCCCCGACTCCGGTGCGTCTGGAGGGCGGGAGAAGAGGGAAGAAGAGGGGTCGGGATCCAAAGGACGGACCCAGACCACCTTTGGTTGCAGACCCCTTTCTCCCCCCTCTTCCGAGGCCAGCAGGGGGGCAGGACTTTGTGAGGCGGGGGGGGGAGAGGGGGAACTCGTGGGTGCTGATTGACGCGGGAAATCCCCCCCCATTCTTACCCGCCCCCCTTTTTTCCCCTTAGCCCGCCCCGGATGTCTGGGTGTTTCCCTGCGACCGAGACCTGCCGGACAGCAGCGACTCTGAGGCGGAGACCGAAGTGGGGGGGCGGGGGGACGCCGACCACCATGACGACGACTCCGCCTCCGAGGCGGACAGCACGGACACGGAACTGTTCGAGACGGGGCTGCTGGGGCCGCAGGGCGTGGATGGGGGGGCGGTCTCGGGGGGGAGCCCCCCCCGCGAGGAAGACCCCGGCAGTTGCGGGGGCGCCCCCCCTCGAGAGGACGGGGGGAGCGACGAGGGCGACGTGTGCGCCGTGTGCACGGATGAGATCGCGCCCCACCTGCGCTGCGACACCTTCCCGTGCATGCACCGCTTCTGCATCCCGTGCATGAAAACCTGGATGCAATTGCGCAACACCTGCCCGCTGTGCAACGCCAAGCTGGTGTACCTGATAGTGGGCGTGACGCCCAGCGGGTCGTTCAGCACCATCCCGATCGTGAACGACCCCCAGACCCGCATGGAGGCCGAGGAGGCCGTCAGGGCGGGCACGGCCGTGGACTTTATCTGGACGGGCAATCAGCGGTTCGCCCCGCGGTACCTGACCCTGGGGGGGCACACGGTGAGGGCCCTGTCGCCCACCCACCCGGAGCCCACCACGGACGAGGATGACGACGACCTGGACGACGGTGAGGCGGGGGGCGGCAAGGACCCTGGGGGAGGAGGAGGAGGAGGGGGGGGGAGGGAGGAATAGGCGGGCGGGCGAGGAAAGGGCGGGCCGGGGAGGGGGCGTAACCTGATCGCGCCCCCCGTTGTCTCTTGCAGCAGACTACGTACCGCCCGCCCCCCGCCGGACGCCCCGCGCCCCCCCACGCAGAGGCGCCGCCGCGCCCCCCGTGACGGGCGGGGCGTCTCACGCAGCCCCCCAGCCGGCCGCGGCTCGGACAGCGCCCCCCTCGGCGCCCATCGGGCCACACGGCAGCAGTAACACCAACACCACCACCAACAGCAGCGGCGGCGGCGGCTCCCGCCAGTCGCGAGCCGCGGCGCCGCGGGGGGCGTCTGGCCCCTCCGGGGGGGTTGGGGTTGGGGTTGGGGTTGTTGAAGCGGAGGCGGGGCGGCCGAGGGGCCGGACGGGCCCCCTTGTCAACAGACCCGCCCCCCTTGCAAACAACAGAGACCCCATAGTGATCAGCGACTCCCCCCCGGCCTCTCCCCACAGGCCCCCCGCGGCGCCCATGCCAGGCTCCGCCCCCCGCCCCGGGCCCCCCGCGTCCGCGGCCGCGTCGGGACCCGCGCGCCCCCGCGCGGCCGTGGCCCCGTGCGTGCGAGCGCCGCCTCCGGGGCCCGGCCCCCGCGCCCCGGCCCCCGGGGCGGAGCCGGCCGCCCGCCCCGCGGACGCGCGCCGTGTGCCCCAGTCGCACTCGTCCCTGGCTCAGGCCGCGAACCAAGAACAGAGTCTGTGCCGGGCGCGTGCGACGGTGGCGCGCGGCTCGGGGGGGCCGGGCGTGGAGGGTGGGCACGGGCCCTCCCGCGGCGCCGCCCCCTCCGGCGCCGCCCCGCTCCCCTCCGCCGCCTCTGTCGAGCAGGAGGCGGCGGTGCGTCCGAGGAAGAGGCGCGGGTCGGGCCAGGAAAACCCCTCCCCCCAGTCCACGCGTCCCCCCCTCGCGCCGGCAGGGGCCAAGAGGGCGGCGACGCACCCCCCCTCCGACTCAGGGCCGGGGGGGCGCGGCCAGGGTGGGCCCGGGACCCCCCTGACGTCCTCGGCGGCCTCCGCCTCTTCCTCCTCTGCCTCTTCCTCCTCGGCCCCGACCCCCGCGGGGGCCGCCTCTTCCGCCGCCGGGGCCGCGTCCTCCTCCGCTTCCGCCTCCTCGGGCGGGGCCGTCGGTGCCCTGGGAGGGAGACAAGAGGAAACCTCCCTCGGCCCCCGCGCTGCTTCTGGGCCGCGGGGGCCGAGGAAGTGTGCCCGGAAGACGCGCCACGCGGAGACTTCCGGGGCCGTCCCCGCGGGCGGCCTCACGCGCTACCTGCCCATCTCGGGGGTCTCTAGCGTGGTCGCCCTGTCGCCTTACGTGAACAAGACTATCACGGGGGACTGCCTGCCCATCCTGGACATGGAGACGGGGAACATCGGGGCGTACGTGGTCCTGGTGGACCAGACGGGAAACATGGCGACCCGGCTGCGGGCCGCGGTCCCCGGCTGGAGCCGCCGCACCCTGCTCCCCGAGACCGCGGGTAACCACGTGATGCCCCCCGAGTACCCGACGGCCCCCGCGTCGGAGTGGAACAGCCTCTGGATGACCCCCGTGGGGAACATGCTGTTCGACCAGGGCACCCTAGTGGGCGCCCTGGACTTCCGCAGCCTGCGGTCTCGGCACCCGTGGTCCGGGGAGCAGGGGGCGTCGACCCGGGACGAGGGAAAACAATAAGGGACGCCCCCCGTGTTTGTGGGGAGGGGGGGGTCGGGCGCTGGGTGGTCTCTGGCCGCGCCCACTACACCAGCCAATCCGTGTCGGGGAGGGGAAAAGTGAAAGACACGGGCACCACACACCAGCGGGTCTTTTGTGTTGGCCCTAATAAAAAAAAACTCAGGGGATTTTTGCTGTCTGTTGGGAAATAAAGGTTTACTTTTGTATCTTTTCCCTGTCTGTGTTGGATGTATCGCGGGGATGCGTGGGAGTGGGGGTGCGTGGGAGTGGGGGTGCGTGGGAGTGGGGGTGCGTGGGAGTGGGGGTGCGTGGGAGTGGGGGTGCGTGGGAGTGGGGGTGCGTGGGAGTGGGGGTGCGTGGGAGTGGGGGTGCGTGGGAGTGGGGGTGCCATGTTGGGCAGGCTCTGGTGTTAACCACAGAGCCGCGGCCCGGGCTGCCTGACCACCGATCCCCGAAAGCATCCTGCCACTGGCATGGAGCCAGAACCACAGTGGGTTGGGTGTGGGTGTTAAGTTTCCGCGAGCGCCTGCCCGCCCGGACTGACCTGGCCTCTGGCCGCCACAAAGGGCGGGGGGGGTTAACTACACTATAGGGCAACAAAGGATGGGAGGGGTGGCGGGGCGGGACGGGGCGCCCAAAAGGGGGTCGGCCACACCACAGACGTGGGTGTTGGGGGGTGGGGCGGAGGGGTGGGGGGGGGGGAGACAGAAACAGGAACATAGTTAGAAAACAAGAATGCGGTGCAGCCAGAGAATCACAGGAGACGAGGGGATGGGCGTGTTGGTTACCAACCCACACCCAGGCATGCTCGGTGGTATGAAGGAGGGGGGGCGGTGCTTCTTAGAGACCGCCGGGGGACGTGGGGTTGGTGTGCAAAGGCACGCGCACCCGCGCCGGCCAGGTGGGCCGGTACTCCATCCCCCCCTCCCCCGACCCTTCCCACCCCCGCGTGCCAGAGATCACCCCGGTCCCCCGGCACCCGCCACTCCTCCGTATCCTCGCTTTAGGAACAACTTTAGGGGGGGTACACACGCGCCGTGCATTTCCTTCCACACCCCCCCTCCCCCGCACTCCCCCCCCCCAGGCAGTAAGACCCAAGCATAGAGAGCCAGGCACAAAAACACAGGCGGGGTGGGACACATGCCTTCTTGGAGTACGTGGGTCATTGGCGTGGGGGGTTACAGCGACACCGGCCGACCCCCTGGCGGTCTTCCAGCCGGCCCTTAGATAAGGGGGCAGTTGGTGGTCGGACGGGTAAGTAACAGAGTCTGACTAAGGGTGGGAGGGGGGGAAAAGAACGGGCTGGTGTGCTGTAACACGAGCCCACCCGCGAGTGGCGTGGCCGACCTTAGCCTCTGGGGCGCCCCCTGTCGTTTGGGTCCCCCCCCTCTATTGGGGAGAAGCAGGTGTCTAACCTACCTGGAAACGCGGCGTCTTTGTTGAACGACACCGGGGCGCCCTCGACGAGTGGGATAACGGGGGAGGAAGGGAGGGAGGAGGGTACTGGGGGTGAAGAAGGGGGGGGGGAGAAGCGAGAACAGGAAAGGCGATGGAGCCCGGCAGAACACCGAGGAAAAAAAAACCACAGCGCATGCGCCGGGCCGTTGTGGGGCCCCGGGCCGGGGCCCCTTGGGTCCGCCGGGGCCCCGGGCCGGGCCGCCACGGGGGCCGGCCGTTGGCGGTAACCCCGAGTGTTCATCTCAGGCCCCGGGCCGGGAACCCGGAAAAGCCTCCGGGGGGCCTTTTTCGCGTCGCGTGCCGGCGAGCGGGTCCGGACGGGGCCCGGACCGCCGCGGTCGGGGGCCCCTCGTCCCGGGCCGTACGCGGCCTTCGCCCCGTGAGGGGACAGACGAACGAAACATTCCGGCGACGGAACGAAAAACACCCCAGACGGGTTAAAGAAACAGAAACCGCAACCCCCACCACCCCCGAAACGGGGAAAACGAAAAAACAGACCAGCGGCCGGCCGGCGCTTAGGGGGAGGATGTCGCCGACGCCCCTTGGCCGCCCCGGCTGCAGGGGGGCCCGGAGAGCCGCGGCACCCGGACGCGCCCGGAAAGTCTTTCGCACCACCCGCGATCGGCACGGCCGCGCCCCCGCTTTTATAAAGGCTGAGATGACGCAGCAAAAACAGGCCACAGCACCACGTGGGTAGGTGATGTAATTTTATTTTCCTCGTCTGCGGCCTAATGGATTTCCGGGCGCGGTGCCCCTGTCTGCAGAGCACTTAACGGATTGATATCTCGCGGGCACGCGCGCCCTTAATGGACCGGCGCGGGGCGGGGGGCCGGATACCCACACGGGCGGGGGGGGGGTGTCGCGGGCCGTCTGCTGGCCCGCGGCCACATAAACAATGACTCTGGGCCTTTCTGCCTCTGCCGCTTGTGAGTGCGCGCGCCGGCTCTGCGGTGTCGGCGGCGGCTGCGGCGGCTGCGGCGGCCGCCGTGTTCGGTCTCGGTAGCCGGCCGGCGGGTGGACTCGCGGGGGGCCGGAGGGTGGAAGGCAGGGGGGTGTAGGATGGGTATCAGGACTTCCACTTCCCGTCCTTCCATCCCCCGTTCCCCTCGGTTGTTCCTCGCCTCCCCCAACACCCCGCCGCTTTCCGTTGGGGTTGTTATTGTTGTCGGGATCGTGCGGGCCGGGGGTCGCCGGGGCAGGGGCGGGGGCGTGGGCGGGGGTGCTCGTCGATCGACCGGGCTCAGTGGGGGCGTGGGGTGGGTGGGAGAAGGCGAGGAGACTGGGGTGGGGGTGTCGGTGGGTGGTTGTTTTTTGTGGTTGTTTTTGTGTCTGTTCCCGTCCCCCGTCACCCCCTCCCTCCGTCCCCTCCGTCCCCCCGTCGCGGGTGTTTGTGTTTGTTTATTCCGACATTGGTTTATTTAAATAAACACAGCCGTTCTGCGTGTCTGTTCTTGCGTGTGGCTGGGGGCTTATATGTGGGGTCCCGGGGGCGGGATGGGGTTTAGCGGCGGGGGGCGGCGCGCCGGACGGGGCGCTGGAGATAACGGCCCCCGGGGAACGGGGGACCGGGGCTGGGTATCCCGAGGTGGGTGGGTGGGCGGCGGTGGCCGGGCCGGGCCGGGCCGGGCCGGGCCGGGTGGGCGGGGTTTGGAAAAACGAGGAGGAGGAGGAGAAGGCGGGGGGGGGGGAGACGGGGGGAAAGCAAGGACACGGCCCGGGGGGTGGGAGCGCGGGCCGGGCCGCTCGTAAGAGCCGCGACCCGGCCGCCGGGGAGCGTTGTCGCCGTCGGTCTGCCGGCCCCCGTCCCTCCCTTTTTTGACCAACCAGCGCCCCCCCCCCCTCACCACCATTCCTACTACCACCACCACCACCACCACCGACACCTCCCGCGCACCCCCGCCCACATCCCCCCCCAACCCGCACCACCAGCACGGGTTGGGGGTAGCAGGGGATCAAAGGGGGGCAAAGCCGGCGGGGCGGTTCGGGGGGGGGGGGGGGGGGCGGGAGACCAAGTAGGCCCGCCCATCCGCGGCCCCTCCCGGCAGCCACGCCCCCAGCGTCGGGTGTCACGGGGAAAGAGCAGAGGGGAGAGGGGAGAGGGGGGGAGAGGGGAGAGGGGGGGAGAGGGGAGAGGGGGGGAGAGGGGAGAGGGGGGGAGAGGGGAGAGGGGGGGAGAGGGGAGAGGGGGGGAGAGGGGAGAGGGGGGGAGAGGGGAGAGGGGGGGAGAGGGGAGAGGGGGGGAGAGGGGAGAGGGGGGGAGAGGGGGTATATAAACCAACGAAAAGCGCGGGAACGGGGATACGGGGCTTGTGTGGCACGACGTCGTGGTTGTGTTACTGGGCAAACACTTGGGGACTGTAGGTTTCTGTGGGTGCCGACCCTAGGCGCTATGGGGATTTTGGGTTGGGTCGGGCTTATTGCCGTTGGGGTTTTGTGTGTGCGGGGGGGCTTGCCTTCAACCGAATATGTTATTCGGAGTCGGGTGGCTCGAGAGGTGGGGGATATATTAAAGGTGCCTTGTGTGCCGCTCCCGTCTGACGATCTTGATTGGCGTTACGAGACCCCCTCGGCTATAAACTATGCTTTGATAGACGGTATATTTTTGCGTTATCACTGTCCCGGATTGGACACGGTCTTGTGGGATAGGCATGCCCAGAAGGCATATTGGGTTAACCCCTTTTTATTTGTGGCGGGTTTTTTGGAGGACTTGAGTTACCCCGCGTTTCCTGCCAACACCCAGGAAACAGAAACGCGCTTGGCCCTTTATAAAGAGATACGCCAGGCGCTGGACAGTCGCAAGCAGGCCGCCAGCCACACACCTGTGAAGGCTGGGTGTGTGAACTTTGACTATTCGCGCACCCGCCGCTGTGTAGGGCGACAGGATTTGGGACCTACCAACGGAACGTCTGGACGGACCCCGGTTCTGCCGCCGGACGATGAAGCGGGCCTGCAGCCGAAGCCCCTCACCACGCCGCCGCCCATCATCGCCACGTCGGACCCCACCCCGCGACGGGACGCCGCCACAAAAAGCAGACGCCGACGACCCCACTCCCGGCGCCTCTAACGATGCCTCGACGGAAACCCGTCCGGGTTCGGGGGGCGAACCGGCCGCCTGTCGCTCGTCAGGGCCGGCGGGCGCTCCTCGCCGCCCTAGAGGCTGTCCCGCTGGTGTGACGTTTTCCTCGTCCGCGCCCCCCGACCCTCCCATGGATTTAACAAACGGGGGGGTGTCGCCTGCGGCGACCTCGGCGCCTCTGGACTGGACCACGTTTCGGCGTGTGTTTCTGATCGACGACGCGTGGCGGCCCCTGATGGAGCCTGAGCTGGCGAACCCCTTAACCGCCCACCTCCTGGCCGAATATAATCGTCGGTGCCAGACCGAAGAGGTGCTGCCGCCGCGGGAGGATGTGTTTTCGTGGACTCGTTATTGCACCCCCGACGAGGTGCGCGTGGTTATCATCGGCCAGGACCCATATCACCACCCCGGCCAGGCGCACGGACTTGCGTTTAGCGTGCGCGCGAACGTGCCGCCTCCCCCGAGTCTTCGGAATGTCTTGGCGGCCGTCAAGAACTGTTATCCCGAGGCACGGATGAGCGGCCACGGTTGCCTGGAAAAGTGGGCGCGGGACGGCGTCCTGTTACTAAACACGACCCTGACCGTCAAGCGCGGGGCGGCGGCGTCCCACTCTAGAATCGGTTGGGACCGCTTCGTGGGCGGAGTTATCCGCCGGTTGGCCGCGCGCCGCCCCGGCCTGGTGTTTATGCTCTGGGGCACACACGCCCAGAATGCCATCAGGCCGGACCCTCGGGTCCATTGCGTCCTCAAGTTTTCGCACCCGTCGCCCCTCTCCAAGGTTCCGTTCGGAACCTGCCAGCATTTCCTCGTGGCGAACCGATACCTCGAGACCCGGTCGATTTCACCCATCGACTGGTCGGTTTGAAAGGCATCGACGTCCGGGGTTTTTGTCGGTGGGGGCTTTTGGGTATTTCCGATGAATAAAGACGGTTAATGGTTAAACCTCTGGTCTCATACGGGTCGGTGATGTCGGGCGTCGGGGGAGAGGGAGTTCCCTCTGCGCTTGCGATTCTAGCCTCGTGGGGCTGGACGTTCGACACGCCAAACCACGAGTCGGGGATATCGCCAGATACGACTCCCGCAGATTCCATTCGGGGTGCCGCTGTGGCCTCACCTGACCAACCTTTACACGGGGGCCCGGAACGGGAGGCCACAGCGCCGTCTTTCTCCCCAACGCGCGCGGATGACGGCCCGCCCTGTACCGACGGGCCCTACGTGACGTTTGATACCCTGTTTATGGTGTCGTCGATCGACGAATTAGGGCGTCGCCAGCTCACGGACACCATCCGCAAGGACCTGCGGTTGTCGCTGGCCAAGTTTAGCATTGCGTGCACCAAGACCTCCTCGTTTTCGGGAAACGCCCCGCGCCACCACAGACGCGGGGCGTTCCAGCGCGGCACGCGGGCGCCGCGCAGCAACAAAAGCCTCCAGATGTTTGTGTTGTGCAAACGCGCCCACGCCGCTCGAGTGCGAGAGCAGCTTCGGGTCGTTATTCAGTCCCGCAAGCCGCGCAAGTATTACACGCGATCTTCGGACGGGCGGCTCTGCCCCGCCGTCCCCGTGTTCGTCCACGAGTTCGTCTCGTCCGAGCCAATGCGCCTCCACCGAGATAACGTCATGCTGGCCTCGGGGGCCGAGTAACCGCCCCCCCCCCATGCCACCCTCACTGCCCGTCGCGCGTGTTTGATGTTAATAAATAACACATAAATTTGGCTGGTTGTTTGTTGTCTTTAATGGACCGCCCGCAAGGGGGGGGGGGCATTTCAGTGTCGGGTGACGAGCGCGATCCGGCCGGGATCCTAGGACCCCAAAAGTTTGTCTGCGTATTCCAGGGCGGGGCTCAGTTGAATCTCCCGCAGCACCTCTACCAGCAGGTCCGCGGTGGGCTGGAGAAACTCGGCCGTCCCGGGGCAGGCGGTTGTCGGGGGTGGAGGCGCGGCGCCCACCCCGTGTGCCGCGCCTGGCGTCTCCTCTGGGGGCGACCCGTAAATGGTTGCAGTGATGTAAATGGTGTCCGCGGTCCAGACCACGGTCAAAATGCCGGCCGTGGCGCTCCGGGCGCTTTCGCCGCGCGAGGAGCTGACCCAGGAGTCGAACGGATACGCGTACATATGGGCGTCCCACCCGCGTTCGAGCTTCTGGTTGCTGTCCCGGCCTATAAAGCGGTAGGCACAAAATTCGGCGCGACAGTCGATAATCACCAACAGCCCAATGGGGGTGTGCTGGATAACAACGCCTCCGCGCGGCAGGCGGTCCTGGCGCTCCCGGCCCCGTACCATGATCGCGCGGGTGCCGTACTCAAAAACATGCACCACCTGCGCGGCGTCGGGCAGTGCGCTGGTCAGCGAGGCCCTGGCGTGGCATAGGCTATACGCGATGGTCGTCTGTGGATTGGACATCTCGCGGTGGGTAGTGAGTCCCCCGGGCCGGGTTCGGTGGAACTGTAAGGGGACGGCGGGTTAATAGACAATGACCACGTTCGGATCGCGCAGAGCCGATAGTATGTGCTCACTAATGACGTCATCGCGCTCGTGGCGCTCCCGGAGCGGATTTAAGTTCATGCGAAGGAATTCGGAGGAGGTGGTGCGGGACATGGCCACGTACGCGCTGTTGAGGCGCAGGTTGCCGGGCGTAAAGCAGATGGCGACCTTGTCCAGGCTAAGGCCCTGGGAGCGCGTGATGGTCATGGCAAGCTTGGAGCTGATGCCGTAGTCGGCGTTTATGGCCATGGCCAGCTCCGTAGAGTCAATGGACTCGACAAACTCGCTGATGTTGGTGTTGACGACGGACATGAAGCCGTGTTGGTCCCGCAAGACCACGTAAGGCAGGGGGGCCTCTTCCAGTAACTCGGCCACGTTGGCCGTCGCGTGCCGCCTCCGCAGCTCGTCCGCAAAGGCAAACACCCGTGCGTACGTGTATCCCATGAGCGTATAATTGTCCGTCTGCAGGGCGACGGACATCAGCCCCCCGCGCGGCGAGCCGGTCAGCATCTCGCAGCCCCGGAAGATAACGTTGTCCACGTACGTGCTAAAGGGGGCGACTTCAAATGCCTCCCCGAAGAGCTCTTGGAGGATTCGGAATCTCCCGAGGAAGGCCCGCTTCAGCAGCGCAAACTGGGTGTGAACGGCGGCGGTGGTCTCCGGTTCCCCGGGGGTGTAGTGGCAGTAAAACACGTCGAGCTGTTGTTCGTCCAGCCCCGCGAAAATAACGTCGAGGTCGTCGTCGGGAAAATCGTCCGGGCCCCCGTCCCGCGGCCCCAGTTGCTTAAAATCAAACGCACGCTCGCCGGGGGCGCCTGCGTCGGCCATTACCGACGCCTGCGTCGGCACCCCCGAAGATTTGGGGCGCAGAGACAGAATCTCCGCCGTTAGTTCTCCCATGCGGGCGTAGGCGAGGGTCCTCTGGGTCGCATCCAGGCCCGGGCGCTGCAGAAAGTTGTAAAAGGAGATAAGCCCGCTAAATATGAGCCGCGACAGGAACCTGTAGGCAAACTCCACCGAAGTCTCCCCCTGAGTCTTTACAAAGCTGTCGTCACGCAACACTGCCTCGAAGGCCCGGAACGTCCCACTAAACCCAAAAACCAGTTTTCGCAGGCGCGCGGTCACCGCGATCTGGCTGTTGAGGACGTAAGTGACGTCGTTGCGGGCCACGACCAGCTGCTGTTTGCTGTGCACCTCGCAGCGCATGTGCCCCGCGTCCTGGTCCTGGCTCTGCGAGTAGTTGGTGATGCGGCTGGCGTTGGCCGTGAGCCACTTTTCAATCGTCAGGCCGGGCTGGTGTGTCAGCCGTCGGTATTCGTCAAACTCCTTGACCGACACGAACGTAAGCACGGGGAGGGTGAACACGACGAACTCCCCCTCACGGGTCACCTTCAGGTAGGCGTGGAGCTTGGCCATGTACGCGCTCACCTCTTTGTGGGAGGAGAACAGCCGCGTCCAGCCGGGGAGGTTGGCGGGGTTGGTGATGTAGTTTTCCGGGACGACGAAGCGATCCACGAACTGCATGTGCTCCTCGGTGATGGGCAGGCCGTACTCCAGCACCTTCATGAGGTTACCGAACTCGTGCTCGACGCACCGTTTGTTGTTAATAAAAATGGCCCAGCTATACGAGAGGCGGGCGTACTCGCGCAGCGTGCGGTTGCAGATGAGGTACGTGAGCACGTTCTCGCTCTGGCGGACGGAACACCGCAGTTTCTGGTGCTCGAAGGTCGACTCCAGGGACGCCGTCTGCGTCGGCGAGCCCACACACACCAACACGGGCCGCAGGCGGGCCGCGTACTGGGGGGTGTGGTACAGGGCGTTAATCATCCACCAGCAATACACCACGGCCGTGAGGAGGTGACGCCCAAGGAGCCCGGCCTCGTCGATGACGATCACGTTGCTGCGGGTAAAGGCCGGCAGCGCCCCGTGGGTGGCCGGGGCCAACCGCGTCAGGGCGCCCTCGGCCAACCCCAGGGTCCGTTCCAGGGCGGCCAGGGCGCGAAACTCGTTCCGCAACTCCTCGCCCCCGGAGGCGGCCAGGGCGCGCTTCGTGAGGTCCAAAATCACCTCCCAGTAGTACGTCAGATCTCGTCGCTGCAGGTCCTCCAGCGAGGCGGGGTTGCTGGTCAGGGTGTACGGGTACTGTCCCAGTTGGGCCTGGACGTGATTCCCGCGAAACCCAAATTCATGAAAGATGGTGTTGATGGGTCGGCTGAGAAAGGCGCCCGAGAGTTTGGCGTACATGTTTTGGGCCGCAATGCGCGTGGCGCCCGTCACCACACAGTCCAAGACCTCGTTGATTGTCTGCACGCACGTGCTCTTTCCGGAGCCAGCGTTGCCGGTGATAAGATACACCGCGAACGGAAACTCCCTGAGGGGCAGGCCTGCGGGGGACTCTAAGGCCGCCACGTCCCGGAACCACTGCAGATGGGGCACTTGCGCTCCGTCGAGCTGTTGTTGCGAGAGCTCTCGGATGCGCTTAAGGATTGGCTGCACCCCGTGCATAGACGTAAAATTTAAAAAGGCCTCGGCCCTCCCTGGAACGGCTGGTCGGTCCCCGGGTTGCTGAAGGTGCGGCGGGCCGGGTTTCTGTCCGTCTAGCTGGCGCTCCCCGCCGGCCGCCGCCATGACCGCACCACGCTCGCGGGCCCCCACTACGCGTGCGCGGGGGGACACGGAAGCGCTGTGCTCCCCCGAGGACGGCTGGGTAAAGGTTCACCCCACCCCCGGTACGATGCTGTTCCGCGAGATTCTCCACGGGCAGCTGGGGTATACCGAGGGCCAGGGGGTGTACAACGTCGTCCGGTCCAGCGAGGCGACCACCCGGCAGCTGCAGGCGGCGATCTTTCACGCGCTCCTCAACGCCACCACTTACCGGGACCTCGAGGCGGACTGGCTCGGCCACGTGGCGGCCCGCGGTCTGCAGCCCCAACGGCTGGTTCGCCGGTACAGGAACGCCCGGGAGGCGGATATCGCCGGGGTGGCCGAGCGGGTGTTCGACACGTGGCGGAACACGCTTAGGACGACGCTGCTGGACTTTGCCCACGGGTTGGTCGCCTGCTTTGCGCCGGGCGGCCCGAGCGGCCCGTCAAGCTTCCCCAAATATATCGACTGGCTGACGTGCCTGGGGCTGGTCCCCATATTACGCAAGCGACAAGAAGGGGGTGTGACGCAGGGTCTGAGGGCGTTTCTCAAGCAGCACCCGCTGACCCGCCAGCTGGCCACGGTCGCGGAGGCCGCGGAGCGCGCCGGCCCCGGGTTTTTTGAGCTGGCGCTGGCCTTCGACTCCACGCGCGTGGCGGACTACGACCGCGTGTATATCTACTACAACCACCGCCGGGGCGACTGGCTCGTGCGAGACCCCATCAGCGGGCAGCGCGGAGAATGTCTGGTGCTGTGGCCCCCCTTGTGGACCGGGGACCGTCTGGTCTTCGATTCGCCCGTCCAGCGGCTGTTTCCCGAGATCGTCGCGTGTCACTCCCTCCGGGAACACGCGCACGTCTGCCGGCTGCGCAATACCGCGTCCGTCAAGGTGCTGCTGGGGCGCAAGAGCGACAGCGAGCGCGGGGTGGCCGGTGCCGCGCGGGTCGTTAACAAGGTGTTGGGGGAGGACGACGAGACCAAGGCCGGGTCGGCCGCCTCGCGCCTCGTGCGGCTTATCATCAACATGAAGGGCATGCGCCACGTAGGCGACATTAACGACACCGTGCGTGCCTACCTCGACGAGGCCGGGGGGCACCTGATAGACGCCCCGGCCGTCGACGGTACCCTCCCTGGATTCGGCAAGGGCGGAAACAGCCGCGGGTCTGCGGGCCAGGACCAGGGGGGGCGGGCGCCGCAGCTTCGCCAGGCCTTCCGCACGGCCGTGGTTAACAACATCAACGGCGTGTTGGAGGGCTATATAAATAACCTGTTTGGAACCATCGAGCGCCTGCGCGAGACCAACGCGGGCCTGGCGACCCAATTGCAGGAGCGCGACCGCGAGCTCCGGCGCGCAACAGCGGGGGCCCTGGAGCGCCAGCAGCGCGCGGCCGACCTGGCGGCCGAGTCCGTGACCGGTGGATGCGGCAGCCGCCCTGCGGGGGCGGACCTGCTCCGGGCCGACTATGACATTATCGACGTCAGCAAGTCCATGGACGACGACACGTACGTCGCCAACAGCTTTCAGCACCCGTACATCCCTTCGTACGCCCAGGACCTGGAGCGCCTGTCGCGCCTCTGGGAGCACGAGCTGGTGCGCTGTTTTAAAATTCTGTGTCACCGCAACAACCAGGGCCAAGAGACGTCGATCTCGTACTCCAGCGGGGCGATCGCCGCATTCGTCGCCCCCTACTTTGAGTCAGTGCTTCGGGCCCCCCGGGTAGGCGCGCCCATCACGGGCTCCGATGTCATCCTGGGGGAGGAGGAGTTATGGGATGCGGTGTTTAAGAAAACCCGCCTGCAAACGTACCTGACAGACATCGCGGCCCTGTTCGTCGCGGACGTCCAGCACGCAGCGCTGCCCCCGCCCCCCTCCCCGGTCGGCGCCGATTTCCGGCCCGGCGCGTCCCCGCGGGGCCGGTCCAGATCGCGGTCGCCCGGAAGAACTGCGCGAGGCGCGCCGGACCAGGGCGGGGGCATCGGGCACCGGGATGGCCGCCGCGACGGCCGACGATGAGGGGTCGGCCGCCACCATCCTCAAGCAGGCCATCGCCGGGGACCGCAGCCTGGTCGAGGCGGCCGAGGCGATTAGCCAGCAGACGCTGCTCCGCCTGGCCTGCGAGGTGCGCCAGGTCGGCGACCGCCAGCCGCGGTTTACCGCCACCAGCATCGCGCGCGTCGACGTCGCGCCTGGGTGCCGGTTGCGGTTCGTTCTGGACGGGAGTCCCGAGGACGCCTATGTGACGTCGGAGGATTACTTTAAGCGCTGCTGCGGCCAGTCCAGTTATCGCGGCTTCGCGGTGGCGGTCCTGACGGCCAACGAGGACCACGTGCACAGCCTGGCCGTGCCCCCCCTCGTTCTGCTGCACCGGTTCTCCCTGTTCAACCCCAGGGACCTCCTGGACTTTGAGCTTGCCTGTCTGCTGATGTACCTGGAGAACTGCCCCCGAAGCCACGCCACCCCGTCGACCTTTGCCAAGGTTCTGGCGTGGCTCGGGGTCGCGGGTCGCCGCACGTCCCCATTCGAACGCGTTCGCTGCCTTTTCCTCCGCAGTTGCCACTGGGTCCTAAACACACTCATGTTCATGGTGCACGTAAAACCGTTCGACGACGAGTTCGTCCTGCCCCACTGGTACATGGCCCGGTACCTGCTGGCCAACAACCCGCCCCCCGTTCTCTCGGCCCTGTTCTGTGCCACCCCGACGAGCTCCTCATTCCGGCTGCCGGGGCCGCCCCCCCGCTCCGACTGCGTGGCCTATAACCCCGCCGGGATCATGGGGAGCTGCTGGGCGTCGGAGGAGGTGCGCGCGCCTCTGGTCTATTGGTGGCTTTCGGAGACCCCAAAACGACAGACGTCGTCGCTGTTTTATCAGTTTTGTTGAATTTTAGGAAATAAACCCGGTTTTGTTTCTGTGGCCTCCCGACGGATGCGCGTGTCCTTACTCCGTCTTGGTGGGTGGGTGGCTGTGTATGGCGTCCCATCTGTGCGGGGAGGGGGGCAAGTCGGCACGTATTCGGACAGACTCAAGCACACACGGGGGAGCGCTCTTGTCTCAGGGCAATGTTTTTATTGGTCAAACTCAGGCAAACAGAAACGACATCTTGTCGTCAAAGGGATACACAAACTTCCCCCCCTCGCCCCATACTCCCGCCAGCACCCCGGTAAACACCAACTCAATCTCGCGCAGGATTTCGCGCAGGTGATGAGCGCAGTCCACGGGGGGGAGCACAAGGGGCCGCGGGTATAGATCGACGGGGACGCCGACCGACTCCCCGCCTCCGGGACAGACACGCACGACGCGCCGCCAGTAGTGCTCTGCGTCCAGCAAGGCGCCGCCGCGGAAGGCAGTGGGGGGCAAGGGGTCGCTGGCCTCAAAGGGGGACACCCGAACGCTCCAGTACTCCGCGTCCAACCGTTTATTAAACGCGTCCAAGATAAGGCGGTCGCAGGCGTCCTCCATAAGGCCCCGGGCCGTGAGTGCGTCCTCCTCCGGCACGCATGCCGTTGTCAGGCCCAGGACCCGTCGCAGCGTGTCGCGTACGACCCCTGCCGCCGTGGTGTACGCGGGCCCGCGGAGAGGAAATCCCCCAAGATGGTCAGTGTTGTCGCGGGAGTTCCAGAACCACACTCCCGCCTGGCTCCAGGCGACTGCGTGGGTGTAGACGCCCTCGAGGGCCAGGCACAGTGGGTGCCGCAGCCGGAGGCCGTTGGCCCTAAGCACGGCTCCCACGGCCGTCTCGATGGCCCGCCGGGCGTCCTCGATCACCCCGGAAGCCGCATCCGCGTCTTGGGGGTCCACGTTAAAGACACCCCAGAACGCACCCCCATCGCCCCCGCAGACCGCGAACTTCACCGAGCTGGCCGTCTCCTCGATCTGCAGGCAGACGGCGGCCATTACCCCACCCAGGAGCTGCCGCAGCGCAGGGCAGGCGTTGCACGTGTCCGGGACCAGGCGCTCCAAGACGGCCCCGGCCCAGGGCTCTGAGGGAGCGGCCACCACCAGCGCGTCCAGTCTTGCTAGGCCCGTCCGGCCGTGGGGGTCCGCCAGCCCGCTCCCCCCGAGGTCGGCCAGGGCCGCCAGGAGCTGGGCGCGAAGTCCGGGGAAGCAAAACCGCGCCGTCCAGACGGGCCCGACGGCCGCGGGCGGGTCTAACAGTTGGATGATTTTAGTGGCGGGATGCCACCGCGCCACCGCCTCCCGCACCGCGGGCAGGAGGCATCCGGCTGCCGCCGAGGCCACGCCGGGCCAGGCTCGCGGGGGGAGGACGACCCTGGCCCCCACCGCGGGCCAGGCCCCCAGGAGCGCGGCGTAAGCGGCCGCGGCCCCGCGCACCAGGTCCCGTGCCGACTCGGCCGTGGCCGGCACGGTGAACGTGGGCCAACCCGGAAACCCCAGGACGGCAAAGTACGGGACGGGTCCCCCCCGGACCTCAAACTCGGGCCCCAGAAAGGCAAAGACGGGGGCCAGGGCCCCGGGGGCGGCGTGGACCGTGGTATGCCACTGCCGGAAAAGGGCGACGAGCGCCGGCGCGGAGAACTTCTCGCCGGCGCTTACAAAGTAGTCGTAATCGCGGGGCAGCAGCACCCGTGCCGTGACTCGTTGCGGGTGCCCGCGTGGCCGCAGGCCCACCTCGCACACCTCGACCAGGTCCCCGAACGCGCCCTCCTTCTTGATCGGCGGAAACGCAAGAGTCTGGTATTCGCGCGCAAATAGCGCGGTTCCGGTGGTGATGTTAACGGTCAGCGAAGCGGCGGACGCGCACTGGGGGGTGTCGCGAATGGCCGCCAGGCGCGCCCACGCCAGCCGCGCGTCGGGATGCTCGGCAACGCGCGCCGCCAGGGCCATAGGGTCGATGTCAATGTTGGCCTCCGCGACCAGGAGAGCGGCGCGAGGGGCGGCGGGCGGGCCCCACGACGCTCTCTCAACTTTCACCACCAGTCCCGTGCGTGGGTCCGAGCCGATACGCAGCGGGGCGAACAGGGCCACCGGCCCGGTCTGGCGCTCCAGGGCCGCCAGGACGCACGCGTACAGCGCCCGCCACAGAGTCGGGTTCTCCAGGGGCTCCAGCGGGGAGGCGGCCGGCGTCGTCGCGGCGCGGGCGGCCGCCACGACGGCCTGGACGGAGACGTCCGCGGAGCCGTAGAAATCCCGCAGCTCCGTCGCGGTGACGGAGACCTCCGCAAAGCGCGCGCGACCCTCCCCTGCGGCGTTGCGACATACAAAATACACCAGGGCGTGGAAGTACTCGCGAGCGCGGGGGGGCAGCCATACCGCGTAAAGGGTAATGGCGCTGACGCTCTCCTCCACCCACACGATATCTGCGGTGTCCATCGCACGGCCCCTAAGGATCACGGGCGGTCTGTGGGTCCCATGCTGCCGTGCCTGGCCGGGCCCGGTGGGTCGCGGAAACCGGTGACGGGGGGGGGGCGGTTTTTGGGGTTGGGGTGGGGGTGGGAAACGGCCCGGGTCCGGGGGCCAACTTGGCCCCTCGGTGCGTTCCGGCAACAGCGCCGCCGGTCCGCGGACGACCACGTACCGAACGAGTGCGGTCCCGAGACTTATAGGGTGCTAAAGTTCACCGCCCCCTGCATCATGGGCCAGGCCTCGGTGGGGAGCTCCGACAGCGCCGCCTCCAGGATGATGTCAGCGTTGGGGTTGGCGCTGGATGAGTGCGTGCGCAAACAGCGCCCCCACGCGGGCACGCGTAGCTTGAAGCGCGCGCCCGCAAACTCCCGCTTGTGGGCCATAAGCAGGGCGTACAGCTGCCTGTGGGTCCGGCAGGCGCTGTGGTCGATGTGGTGGGCGTCCAACAACCCCACGATTGTCTGTTTGGTGAGGTTTTTAACGCGCCCCGCCCCGGGAAACGTCTGCGTGCTTTTGGCCATCTGCACGCCAAACAGTTCGCCCCAGATTATCTTGAACAGCGCCACCGCGTGGTCCGTCTCGCTAACGGACCCGCGCGGGGGACAGCCGCTTAGGGCGTCGGCGACGCGCTTGACGGCTTCCTCCGAGAGCAGAAGTCCGTCGGTTACGTTACAGTGGCCCAGTTCGAACACCAGCTGCATGTAGCGGTCGTAGTGGGGGGTCAGTAGGTCCAGCACGTCATCGGGGCCGAAGGTCCTCCCAGATCCCCCGGCCGCCGAGTCCCAATGCAGGCGCGCGGCCATGGTGCTGCACAGGCACAACAGCTCCCAGACGGGGGTTACGTTCAGGGTGGGGGGCAGGGCCACGAGCTCCAGCTCTCCGGTGACGTTGATCGTGGGGATGACGCCCGTGGCGTAGTGGTCATAGATCCGCCGAAATATGGCGCTGCTGCGGGTGGCCATGGGAACGCGGAGACAGGCCTCCAGCAACGCCAGGTAAATAAACCGCGTGCGTCCCATCAGGCTGTTGAGGTTGCGCATGAGCGCGACAATTTCCGCCGGCGCGACATCGGACCGGAGGTATTTTTCGACGAAAAGACCCACCTCCTCCGTCTCGGCGGCCTGGGCCGGCAGCGACGCCTCGGGATCCCGGCACCGCAGCTCCCGTAGATCGCGCTGGGCCCTGAGGGCGTCGAAATGTACGCCCCGCAAAAACAGACAGAAGTCCTTTGGGGTCAGGGTATCGTCGTGTCCCCAGAAGCGCACGCGTATGCAGTTTAGGGTCAGCAGCATGTGAAGGATGTTAAGGCTGTCCGAGAGACACGCCAGCGTGCATCTCTCAAAGTAGTGTTTGTAACGGAATTTGTTGTAGATGCGCGACCCCCGCCCCAGCGACGTGTCGCATGCCGACGCGTCACAGCGCCCCTTGAACCGGCGACACAGCAGGTTTGTGACCTGGGAGAACTGCGCGGGCCACTGGCCGCAGGAACTGACCACGTGATTAAGGAGCATGGGCGTAAAGACGGGCTCCGAGCGCGCCCCGGAGCCGTCCATGTAAATCAGTAGCTCCCCCTTGCGGAGGGTGCGCACCCGTCCCAGGGACTGGTACACGGACACCATGTCCGGTCCGTAGTTCATGGGTTTCACGTAGGCGAACATGCCATCAAAGTGCAGGGGATCGAAGCTGAGGCCCACGGTTACGACCGTCGTGTATATAACCACGCGGTATTGGCCCCACGTGGTCACGTCCCCGAGGGGGGTGAGCGAGTGAAGCAACAGCACGCGGTCCGTAAACTGACGGCAGAACCGGGCCACGATCTCCGCGAAGGAGACCGTCGACGAAAAAATGCAGATGTTATCGCCCCCGCCAAGGCGCGCTTCCAGCTCCCCAAAGAACGTGGCCCCCCGGGCGTCCGGAGAGGCGTCCGGAGACGGGCCGCTCGGCGGCCCGGGCGGGCGCAGGGCAGCCTGCAGGAGCTCGGTCCCCAGACGCGGGAGAAACAGGCACCGGCGCGCCGAAAACCCGGGCATGGCGTACTCGCCGACCACCACATGCACGTTTTTTTCGCCCCGGAGACCGCACAGGAAGTCCACCAACTGCGCGTTGGCGGTTGCGTCCATGGCGATGATCCGAGGACAGGTGCGCAGCAGGCGTAGCATTAACGCATCCACGCGGCCCAGTTGCTGCATCGTTGGCGAATAGAGCTGGCCCAGCGTCGACATAACCTCGTCCAGAACGAGGACGTCGTAGTTGTTCAGAAGGTTGGGGCCCACGCGATGAAGGCTTTCCACCTGGACGATAAGTCGGTGGAAGGGGCGGTCGTTCATAATGTAATTGGTGGATGAGAAGTAGGTGACAAAGTCGACCAGGCCTGACTCAGCGAACCGCGTCGCTAGGGTCTGGGTAAAACTCCGACGACAGGAGACGACGAGCACACTCGTGTCCGGAGAGTGGATCGCTTCCCGCAGCCAGCGGATCAGCGCGGTAGTTTTTCCCGACCCCATTGGCGCGCGGACCACAGTCACGCACCTGGCCGTCGGGGCGCTCGCGTTGGGGAAGGTGACGGGTCCGTGCTGCTGCCGCTCGATCGTTGTTTTCGGGTGAACCCGGGGCACCCATTCGGCCAAATCCCCCCCGTACAACATCCGCGCTAGCGATACGCTCGACGTGTACTGTTCGCACTCGTCGTCCCCAATGGGACGCCCGGCCCCCAGAGGATCTCCCGACTCCGCGCCCCCCACGAAAGGCATGACCGGGGCGCGGACGGCGTGGTGGGTCTGGTGTGTGCAGGTGGCGACGTTTGTGGTCTCTGCGGTCTGCGTCACGGGGCTCCTCGTCCTGGCCTCTGTGTTCCGGGCACGGTTTCCCTGCTTTTACGCCACGGCGAGCTCTTATGCCGGGGTGAACTCCACGGCCGAGGTGCGCGGGGGTGTAGCCGTGCCCCTCAGGTTGGACACGCAGAGCCTTGTGGGCACTTATGTAATCACGGCCGTGTTGTTGTTGGCCGTGGCCGTGTATGCCGTGGTCGGCGCCGTGACCTCCCGCTACGACCGCGCCCTGGACGCGGGCCGCCGTCTGGCTGCGGCCCGCATGGCCATGCCGCACGCCACGCTGATCGCCGGAAACGTCTGCTCTTGGTTGCTGCAGATCACCGTCCTGTTGCTGGCCCATCGCATCAGCCAGCTGGCCCACCTGGTTTACGTCCTGCACTTTGCGTGTCTGGTGTATTTTGCGGCCCATTTTTGCACCAGGGGGGTCCTGAGCGGGACGTATCTGCGTCAGGTGCACGGCCTGATGGAGCTGGCCCCGACCCATCATCGCGTCGTCGGCCCGGCTCGCGCCGTGCTGACAAACGCCTTGCTGTTGGGCGTCTTCCTGTGCACGGCCGACGCCGCGGTATCCCTGAATACCATCGCCGCGTTCAACTTTAATTTTTCGGCCCCGGGCATGCTCATCTGCCTGACCGTGCTGTTCGCCATTCTCGTCGTATCGCTGTTGTTGGTGGTCGAGGGGGTGTTGTGTCACTACGTGCGCGTGTTGGTGGGCCCCCACCTGGGGGCCGTGGCCGCCACGGGCATCGTCGGCCTGGCCTGCGAGCACTATTACACCAACGGCTACTACGTTGTGGAGACGCAGTGGCCGGGGGCTCAGACGGGAGTCCGCGTCGCCCTCGCCCTGGTCGCCGCCTTTGCCCTCGGCATGGCCGTGCTCCGCTGCACCCGCGCCTATCTGTATCACAGGCGGCACCACACCAAATTTTTTATGCGCATGCGCGACACGCGACACCGCGCACATTCCGCCCTCAAGCGCGTACGCAGTTCCATGCGCGGATCGCGAGACGGCCGCCACAGGCCCGCACCCGGCAGCCCGCCCGGGATTCCCGAATATGCGGAAGACCCCTACGCGATCTCATACGGCGGCCAGCTCGACCGGTACGGAGATTCCGACGGGGAGCCGATTTACGACGAGGTGGCGGACGACCAAACCGACGTATTGTACGCCAAGATACAACACCCGCGGCACCTGCCCGACGACGATCCCATCTATGACACCGTTGGGGGGTACGACCCCGAGCCCGCCGAGGACCCCGTGTACAGCACCGTCCGCCGTTGGTAGCTGTTTGGTTCCGTTTTAATAAACCGTTTGTGTTTAACCCGACCGTGGTGTATGTCTGGTGTGTGGCGTCCGATCCCGTTACTATCACCGTCCCCCCCCCCCCCTCAACCCCGGCGATTGTGGGTTTTTTAAAAACGACACGCGTGCGACCGTATACAGAACATTGTTTTGGTTTTTATTCGCTATCGGACATGGGGGGTGGAAACTGGGTGGCGGGGCAGGCGCCTCCGGGGGTCCGCCGGTGAGTGTGGCGCGAGGGGGGGTCCGATGAACGCAGGCGCTGTCTCCCCGGGGCCCGCGTAACCCCGCGCATATCCGGGGGCACGTAGAAATTACCTTCCTCTTCGGACTCGATATCCACGACGTCAAAGTCGTGGGCGGTCAGCGAGACGACCTCCCCGTCGTCGGTGATGAGGACGTTGTTTCGGCAGCAGCAGGGCCGGGCCCCGGAGAACGAGAGGCCCATAGCTCGGCGAGCGTGTCGTCGAATGCCAGGCGGCTGCTTCGCTGGATGGCCTTATAGATCTCCGGATCGATGCGGACGGGGGTAATGATCAGGGCGATCGGAACGGCCTGGTTCGGGAGAATGGACGCCTTGCTGGGTCCTGCGGCCCCGAGAGCCCCGGCGCCGTCCTCCAGGCGGAACGTTACGCCCTCCTCCGCGCTGGTGCGGTGCCTGCCGATAAACGTCACCAGATGCGGGTGGGGGGGGCAGTCGGGGAAGTGGCTGTCGAGCACGTAGCCCTGCACCAAGATCTGCTTAAAGTTCGGGTGACGGGGGTTCGCGAAGACGGGCTCGCGGCGGACCAGATCCCCGGAGCTCCAGGACACGGGGGAGATGGTGTGGCGTCCGAGGTCGGGGGCGCCAAACAGAAGCACCTCCGAGACAACGCCGCTATTTAACTCCACCAAGGCCCGATCCGCGGCGGAGCACCGCCTTTTTTCGCCCGAGGCGTGGGCCTCTGACCAGGCCTGGTCTTGCGTGACGAGAGCCTCCTCCGGGCCGGGGACGCGCCCGGGCGCGAAGTATCGCACGCTGGGCTTCGGGATCGACCGGATAAATGCCCGGAACGCCTCCGGGGACCGGTGTGCCATCAAGTCCTCGTACGCGGAGGCCGTGGGGTCGCTGGGGTCCATGGGGTCGAAAGCGTACTTGGCCCGGCATTTGACCTCGTAAAAGGCCAGGGGGGTCTTGGGGACTGGGGCCAGGTAGCCGTGAATGTCCCGAGGACAGACGAGAATATCCAGGGACGCCCCGACCATCCCCGTGTGACCGTCCATGAGGACCCCACACGTATGCACGTTCTCTTCGGCGAGGTCGCTGGGTTCGTGGAAGATAAAGCGCCGCGTGTCGGCGCCGGCCTCGCCGCCGTCGTCCGCGCGGCCCACGCAGTAGCGAAACAGCAGGCTTCGGGCCGTCGGCTCGTTCACCCGCCCGAACATCACCGCCGAAGACTGTACATCCGGCCGCAGGCTGGCGTTGTGCTTCAGCCACTGGGGCGAGAAACACGGACCCTGGGGGCCCCAGCGGAGGGTGGATGCGGTCGTGAGGCCCCGCCGGAGCAGGGCCCATAGCTGGCAGTCGGCCTGGTTTTGCGTGGCCGCCTCGTAAAACCCCATGAGGGGCCGGGGCGCCACGGCGTCCGCGGCGGCCGGGGGCCCGCGGCGCGTCAGGCGCCATAGGTGCCGACCGAGTCCGCGGTCCACCATACCCGCCTCCTCGAGGACCACGGCCAGGGAACACAGATAATCCAGGCGGGCCCAGAGGGGACCGATGGCCAGAGGGGCGCGGACGCCGCGCAGCAACCCGCGCAGGTGGCGCTCGAACGTCTCGGCTAGTATATGGGAGGGCAGCGCGTTGGGGATCACCGACGCCGACCACATAGAGTCAAGGTCCGGGGAGTCGGGATCGGCGTCCGGGTCGCGGGCGTGGGTGCCCCCAGGAGATAGCGGAATGTCTGGGGTCGGAGGCCCTGAGGCGTCAGAAAGTGCCGGCGACGCGGCCCGGGGCTTTTCGTCTGCGGTGTCGGTGGCGTGCTGATCACGTGGGGGGTTAACGGGCGAATGGGAGCTCGGGTCCACAGCTGACGTCGTCTGGGGTGGGGGGGGCAGGGGACGGAAGGTGGTTGTCAGCGGAAGACTGTTAGGGCGGGGGCGCTTGGGGGGGCTGTCGGGGCCACGAGGGGTGTCCTCGGCCAGGGCCCAGGGACGCTTAGTCACGGTGCGTCCCGGCGGACATGCTGGGCCTACCGTGGACTCCATTTCCGAGACGACGTGGGGGGAGCGGTGGTTGAGCGCGCCGCCGGGTGAACGCTGATTCTCACGACAGCGCGTGCCGCGCGCACGGGTTGGTGTGACACAGGCGGGACACCAGCACCAGGAGAGGCTTAAGCTCGGGAGGCAGCGCCACCGACGACAGTATCGCCTTGTGTGTGTGCTGGTAATTTATACACCGATCCGTAAACGCGCGCCGAATCTTGGGATTGCGGAGGTGGCGCCGGATGCCCTCTGGGACGTCATACGCCAGGCCGTGGGTGTTGGTCTCGGCCGAGTTGACAAACAGGGCTGGGTGCAGCACGCAGCGATAGGCGAGCAGGGCCAGGGCGAAGTCCGGCGACAGCTGGTTGTTAAAATACTGGTAACCGGGAAACCGGGTCACGGGTACGCCCAGGCTCGGGGCGACGTACACGCTAACCACCAACTCCAGCAGCGTCTGGCCCAGGGCGTACAGGTCAACCGCTAACCCGACGTCGTGCTTCAGGCGGTGGTTGGTAAATTCGGCCCGTTCGTTGTTAAGGTATTTCACCAACAGCTCCGGGGGCTGGTTATACCCGTGACCCACCAGGGTGTGAAAGTTGGCTGTGGTTAGGGCGGTGGGCATGCCAAACATCCGGGGGGACTTGAGGTCCGGCTCCTGGAGGCAAAACTGCCCCCGGGCGATCGTGGAGTTGGAGTTGAGGGTGACGAGGCTAAAGTCGGCGAGGACGGCCCGCCGGAGCGAGACGGCGTCCGACCGCAGCATGACGAGGATGTTGGCGCACTTGATATCCAGGTGGCTGATCCCGCAGGTGGTGTTTAAAAACACAACGGCGCGGGCCAGCTCCGTGAAGCACTGGTGGAGGGCCGTCGAGACCGAGGGGTTTGTTGTGCGCAGGGACGCCAGTTGGCCGATATACTTACCGAGGTCCATGTCGTACGCGGGGAACACTATCTGTCGTTGTTGCAGCGAGAACCCGAGGGGCGCGATGAAGCCGCGGATGTTGTGGGTGCGGCCGGCGCGTAGAACGCACTCCCCGACCAACAGGGTCGCGATGAGCTCAACGGCAAACCACTCCTTTTCCTTTATGGTCTTAACGGCAAGCTTATGTTCGCGAATCAGTTGGACGTCACCGTATCCCCCAGACCCCCCGAAGCTTCGGGCCCCGGGGATCTCGAGGGTCGTGTAGTGTAGGGCGGGGTTGATGGCGAACACGGGGCTGCATAGCTTGCGGATGCGCGTGAGGGTGAGGATGTGCGAGGGGGACGAGGGGGGTGCGGTTAACGCCGCCTGGGATCTGCGCAGGGGCGGGCGGTTCAGTTTGGCCGCCGTACCGGGCGTCTCGGGGGACGCGCGGCGATGAGACGAGCGGCTCATTCGCCATCGGGATAGTCCCGCGCGAAGCCGCTCGCGGAGGCCGGATCGGTGGCGGGACCCGTGGGAGGAGCGGGAGACGGCGGCGTCCTGGAGAGAGGGGCCGCTGGGGCGCCCGGAGGCCCCGTGGGGGTTGGAGTGTACGTAGGATGCGAGCCAATCCTTGAAGGACCGTTGGCGTGCACCTTGGGGGCTGAGGTTAGCTGCCACATGACCAGCAGGTCGCTGTCTGCGGGACTCATCCATCCTTCGGCCAGGTCGCCGTCTCCCCACAGAGAAGCGTTGGTCGCTGCTTCCTCGAGTTGCTCCTCCTGGTCCGCAAGACGATCGTCCACGGCGTCCAGGCGCTCACCAAGCGCCGGATCGAGGTACCGTCGGTGTGCGGTTAGAAAGTCACGACGCGCCGCTTGCTCCTCCACGCGAATTTTAACACAGGTCGCGCGCTGTCGCATCATCTCTAAGCGCGCGCGGGACTTTAGCCGCGCCTCCAATTCCAAGTGGGCCGCCTTTGCAGCCATAAAGGCGCCAACAAACCGAGGATCTTGGGTGCTGACGCCCTCCCGGTGCAGCTGCAGGGTCTGGTCCTTGTAAATCTCGGCTCGGAGGTGCGTCTCGGCCAGGCGTCGGCGCAGGGCCGCGTGGGCGGCATCTCGGTCCATTCCGCCACCCTGCGGGCGACCCGGGGGGTGCTCTGATAGTCTCGCGTGCCCAAGGCCCGTGATCGGGGTACTTCGCCGCCGCGACCCGCCACCCGGTGTGCGCGATGTTTGGTCAGCAGCTGGCGTCCGACGTCCAGCAGTACCTGGAGCGCCTCGAGAAACAGAGGCAACTTAAGGTGGGCGCGGACGAGGCGTCGGCGGGCCTCACCATGGGCGGCGATGCCCTACGAGTGCCCTTTTTAGATTTCGCGACCGCGACCCCCAAGCGCCACCAGACCGTGGTCCCTGGCGTCGGGACGCTCCACGACTGCTGCGAGCACTCGCCGCTCTTCTCGGCCGTGGCGCGGCGGCTGCTGTTTAATAGCCTGGTGCCGGCGCAACTAAAGGGGCGTGATTTCGGGGGCGACCACACGGCCAAGCTGGAATTCCTGGCCCCCGAGTTGGTACGGGCGGTGGCGCGACTGCGGTTTAAGGAGTGCGCGCCGGCGGACGTGGTGCCTCAGCGTAACGCCTACTATAGCGTTCTGAATACGTTTCAGGCCCTCCACCGCTCCGAAGCCTTTCGCCAGCTGGTGCACTTTGTGCGGGACTTTGCCCAGCTGCTCAAAACCTCCTTCCGGGCCTCCAGCCTCACGGAGACCACGGGCCCCCCCAAAAAACGGGCCAAGGTGGACGTGGCCACCCACGGCCGGACGTACGGCACGCTGGAGCTGTTCCAAAAAATGATCCTTATGCACGCCACCTACTTTCTGGCCGCCGTGCTCCTCGGGGACCACGCGGAGCAGGTCAACACGTTCCTGCGTCTCGTGTTTGAGATCCCCCTGTTTAGCGACGCGGCCGTGCGCCACTTCCGCCAGCGCGCCACCGTGTTTCTCGTCCCCCGGCGCCACGGCAAGACCTGGTTTCTGGTGCCCCTCATCGCGCTGTCGCTGGCCTCCTTTCGGGGGATCAAGATCGGCTACACGGCGCACATCCGCAAGGCGACCGAGCCGGTGTTTGAGGAGATCGACGCCTGCCTGCGGGGCTGGTTCGGTTCGGCCCGAGTGGACCACGTTAAAGGGGAAACCATCTCCTTCTCGTTTCCGGACGGGTCGCGCAGTACCATCGTGTTTGCCTCCAGCCACAACACAAACGTAAGTCCTCTTTTCTTTCGCATGGCTCTCCCAAGGGGCCCCGGGTCGACCCGACCCACACCCACCCACCCACATACACACACAACCAGACGCGGGAGGAAAGTCTGCCCCGTGGGCACTGATTTTTATTCGGGATCGCTTGAGGAGGCCCGGGCAACGGCCCGGGCAACGGTGGGGCAACTCGTAGCAAATAGGCGACTGATGTACGAAGAGAAGACACACAGGCGCCACCCGGCGCTGGTCGGGGGGATGTTGTCCGCGCCGCACCGTCCCCCGACGACCTCTTGCAGACGGTCCGTGATGCAAGGACGGCGGGGGGCCTGCAGCAGGGTGACCGTATCCACGGGATGGCCAAAGAGAAGCGGACACAGGCTAGCATCCCCCTGGACCGCCAGGGTACACTGGGCCATCTTGGCCCACAGACACGGGGCGACGCAGGGACAGGACTCCGTTACGACGGAGGAGAGCCACAGTGCGTTGGCGGAATCGATGTGGGGCGGCGGGGCGCAGGACTCGCAGCCCCCCGGGTGGTTGGTGATCCTGGCCAGGAGCCATCCCAGATGGCGGGCCCTGCTTCCCGGTGGACAGAGCGACCCCAGGTCGCTGTCCATGGCCCAGCAGTAGATCTGGCCGCTGGGGAGGTGCCACCAGGCCCCCGGGCCCAAGGCGCAGCACGCGCCCGGCTCCGGGGGGGTCTTCGCGGGGACCAGATACGCGCCATCCAGCTCGCCGACCACTGGCTCCTCCGCGAGCTGTTCGGTGGTTGGGTCGGGGGTTTCCTCCGGGGGGGTGGCCGCCCGTATGCGTGCGAACGTGAGGGTGCACAGGAGCGGGGTCAGGGGGTGCGTCACGCTCCGGAGGTGGACGATCGCGCAGTAGCGGCGCTCGCGGTTAAAGAAAAAGAGGGCAAAGAAGGTGTTCGGGGGCAACCGCAGCGCCTTGGGGCGCGTCAGATACAGAAAAATCTCGCAGAAGAGGGCGCGCCCGGGGTCTGGGTTAGGAAGGGCCACCTGACACAGAGGCTCGGTGAGGACCGTTAGACACCGAAAGATCTTGAGCCGCTCGTCCGCCCGAACGACGCGCCACACAAAGACGGAGTTGACAATGCGCGCGATAGAGTCGACGTCCGTCCCCAGGTCGTCGACTCTATCGCGCGTGCCGCGAGCTCCGGCCCGGGAATCCGGCCGGGGCAAGGTCCCCGGGGGACCAGGCGGCGCCAGGGGCCGCCGGGGTCCCAGCTGCGCCATGCCGGGGGCGGGGGGAGGGCAAACCCCAGAGGCGGGGGCCAACGGCGCGGGGAGGAGTGGGTGGGCGAGGTGGCCGGGGGAAGGCGCCCGCTAGCGAGACCGGCCGTTCCCGGACGACACCTTGCGACAAAACCTAAGGACAGCGGCCCGCGCGACGGGGTCCGAGAGGCTAAGGTAGGCCGCGATGTTAATGGTGAACGCAAAGCCGCCGGGAAAGACAACTATGCCACAGAGGCGGCGATTAAACCCCAGGCAGAGGTAGGCGTAGCTTTCCCCGGGCAGGTATTGCTCGCAGACCCTGCGTGGGGCTGTGGAGGGGACGGCCTCCATGAAGCGACATTTACTCTGCTCGCGTTTACTGACGTCACCATCCATCGCCACGGCGATTGGACGATTGTTAAGCCGCAGCGTGTCTCCGCTTGTGCTGTAGTAGTCAAAAACGTAATGGCCGTCGGAGTCGGCAAAGCGGGCCGGGAGGTCGTCGCCGAGCGGGACGACCCGCCGCCCCCGACCGCCCCGTCCCCCCAGGTGTGCCAGGACGGCCAGGGCATACGCGGTGTGAAAAAAGGCGTCGGGGGCGGTCCCCTCGACGGCGCGCATCAGGTTCTCGAGGAGAATGGGGAAGCGCCTGGTCACCTCCCCCAACCACGCGCGTTGGTCGGGGCCAAAGTCATAGCGCAGGCGCTGTGAGATTCGCGGGCCGCCCTGAAGCGCGGCCCGGATGGCCTGGCCCAGGGCCCGGAGGCACGCCAGATGTATGCGCGCGGTAAAGGCGACCTCGGCGGCGATGTCAAAGGGCGGCAGGACGGGGCGCGGGTGGCGCAGGGGCACCTCGAGCGCGGGAAAGCGTAGCAGCAGCTCCGCCTGCCCAGCGGGAGACAGCTGGTGGGGGCGCACGACGCGTTCTGCGGCGCAGGCCTCGGTCAGGGCCGTGGCCAGCGCCGAGGACAGCAGCGGAGGGCGGGCGCGTCGCCCGCCCCACGCCACGGAGTTCTCGTAGGAGACGACGACGAAGCGCTGCTTGGTTCCGTAGTGGTGGCGCAGGACCACGGAGATAGAACGACGGCTCCACAGCCAGTCCGGCCGGTCGCCGCCGGCCAGGGCTTCCCATCCGCGATCCAACCACTCGACCAGCGACCGCGGCTTTGCGGTACCAGGGGTAAGGGTTAGAACGTCGTTCAGGATGTCCTCGCCCCCGGGCCCGTGGGGCGCTGGGGCCACAAAGCGGCCCCCGCCGGGGGGCTCCAGACCCGCCAGCACCGCATCTGCGTCAGCCGCCCCCATGGCGCCCCCGCTGACGGCCTGGTGAACCAGGGCGCCCTGGCGTAGCCCCGATGCAACGCCACAGGCCGCACGCCCGGTCCGCGCTCGGACCGGGTGGCGGCGGGTGACGTCCTGCACTGCCCGCTGAACCAACGCGAGGATCTCCTCGTTCTCCTGTGCGATGGACACGTCCTGGGCCGCGGTCGTGTCGCCGCCGGGGGCCGTCAGCTGCTCCTCCGGGGAGATGGGGGGGTCGGACGCCCCGACGATGGGCGGGTCTGCGGGCGCCCCCGCGTGGGGCCGGGCCAAGGGCTGCGGACGCGGGGACGCGCTTTCCCCCAGACCCATGGACAGGTGGGCCGCAGCCTCCTTCGCGGCCGGCGGGGCGGCGGCGCCAAGCAGAGCGACGTAGCGGCACAAATGCCGACAGACGCGCATGATGCGCGTGCTGTCGGCCGCGTAGCGCGTGTTGGGGGGGACGAGCTCGTCGTAACTAAACAGAATCACGCGGGCACAGCTCGCCCCCGAGCCCCACGCAAGGCGCAGCGCCGCCACGGCGTACGGGTCATAGACGCCCTGCGCGTCACACACCACGGGCAGGGAGACGAACAACCCCCCGGCGCTGGACGCACGCGGAAGGAGGCCAGGGTGTGCCGGCACGACGGGGGCCAGAAGCTCCCCCACCGCATCCGCGGGCACGTAGGCGGCAAACGCCGTGCACCACGGGGTACAGTCGCCGGTGGCATGAGCCCGAGTCTGGATTTCGACCTGGAAGTTTGCGGCCGTCCCGAGTCCGGGGCGGCCGCGCATCAGGGCGGCCAGAGGGATTCCCGCGGCCGCCAGGCACTCGCTGGATATGATGACGTGAACCAAAGACGAGGGCCGACCCGGGCCGTGGCCGAGATCGTACTGGACCTCGTTGGCCAAGTGCGCGTTCATGGTTCGGGGGTGGGTGTGGGTGTGTAGGCGATGCGGGTCCCCCGAGTCCGCGGGAAGGGCGTGGGTTTGGCGCGCGTATGCGTATTCGCCAACGGAGGCGTGCGTGCTTATGCGCGGCGCGTTTCTTCTGTCTCTAGGGAATCCGAGGCCAGGACTTTAACCTGCTCTTTGTCGACGAGGCCAACTTTATTCGCCCGGATGCGGTCCAGACGATTATGGGCTTTCTCAACCAGGCCAACTGCAAGATTATCTTCGTGTCGTCCACCAACACCGGGAAGGCCAGTACGAGCTTTTTGTACAACCTCCGCGGGGCCGCAGACGAGCTTCTCAACGTGGTGACCTATATATGCGATGATCACATGCCGAGGGTGGTGACGCACACAAACGCCACGGCCTGTTCTTGTTATATCCTCAACAAGCCCGTTTTCATCACGATGGACGGGGCGGTTCGCCGGACCGCCGATTTGTTTCTGGCCGATTCCTTCATGCAGGAGATCATCGGGGGCCAGGCCAGGGAGACCGGCGACGACCGGCCCGTTCTGACCAAGTCTGCGGGGGAGCGGTTTCTGTTGTACCGCCCCTCGACCACCACCAACAGCGGCCTCATGGCCCCCGATTTGTACGTGTACGTGGATCCCGCGTTCACGGCCAACACCCGAGCCTCCGGGACCGGCGTCGCTGTCGTCGGGCGGTACCGCGACGATTATATCATCTTCGCCCTGGAGCACTTTTTTCTCCGCGCGCTCACGGGCTCGGCCCCCGCCGACATCGCCCGCTGCGTCGTCCACAGTCTGACGCAGGTCCTGGCCCTGCATCCCGGGGCGTTTCGCGGCGTCCGGGTGGCGGTCGAGGGAAATAGCAGCCAGGACTCGGCCGTCGCCATCGCCACGCACGTGCACACAGAGATGCACCGCCTACTGGCCTCGGAGGGGGCCGACGCGGGCTCGGGCCCCGAGCTTCTCTTCTACCACTGCGAGCCTCCCGGGAGCGCGGTGCTGTACCCCTTTTTCCTGCTCAACAAACAGAAGACGCCCGCCTTTGAACACTTTATTAAAAAGTTTAACTCCGGGGGCGTCATGGCCTCCCAGGAGATCGTTTCCGCGACGGTGCGCCTGCAGACCGACCCGGTCGAGTATCTGCTCGAGCAGCTAAATAACCTCACCGAAACCGTCTCCCCCAACACTGACGTCCGTACGTATTCCGGAAAACGGAACGGCGCCTCGGATGACCTTATGGTCGCCGTCATTATGGCCATCTACCTCGCGGCCCAGGCCGGACCTCCGCACACATTCGCTCCTATCACACGCGTCTCGTGAGCGCCCAATAAACACACCCAGGTATGCTACGCACGACCACGGTGTCGTCTGTTAAGGGGGGGGGGGGAAGGGGGTGTTGGCGGGAAGCGTGGGAACACGGGGGATTCTCTCACGACCGGCACCAGTACCACCCCCCTGTGAACACAGAAACCCCAACCCAAATCCCATAAACATACGACACACAGGCATATTTTGGAATTTCTTAGGTTTTTATTTATTTAGGTATGCTGGGGTTTCTCCCTGGATGCCCACCCCCACCCCCCCGTGGGTCTAGCCGGGCCTTAGGGATAGCGTATAACGGGGGCCATGTCTCCGGACCGCACAACGGCCGCGCCGTCAAAGGTGCACACCCGAACCACGGGAGCCAGGGCCAAGGTGTCTCCTAGTTGGCCCGCGTGGGTCAGCCAGGCGACGAGCGCCTCGTAAAGCGGCAGCCTTCGCTCTCCATCCTGCATCAGGGCCGGGGCTTCGGGGTGAATGAGCTGGGCGGCCTCCCGCGTGACACTCTGCATCTGCAGTAGAGCGTTCACGTACCCGTCCTGGGCACTTAGCGCAAAGAGCCGGGGGATTAGCGTAAGGATGATGGTGGTTCCCTCCGTGATCGAGTAAACCATGTTAAGGACCAGCGATCGCAGCTCGGCGTTTACGGGACCGAGTTGTTGGACGTCCGCCAGCAGCGAGAGGCGACTCCCGTTGTAGTACAGCACGTTGAGGTCTGGCAGCCCTCCGGGGTTTCTGGGGCTGGGGTTCAGGTCCCGGATGCCCCTGGCCACGAGCCGCGCCACGATTTCGCGCGCCAGGGGCGATGGAAGCGGAACGGGAAACCGCAACGTGAGGTCCAGCGAATCCAGGCGCACGTCCGTCGCTTGGCCCTCGAACACGGGCGGGACGAGGCTGATGGGGTCCCCGTTACAGAGATCTACGGGGGAGGTGTTGCGAAGGTTAACGGTGCCGGCGTGGGTGAGGCCCACGTCCAGGGGGCAGGCGACGATTCGCGTGGGAAGCACCCGGGTGATGACCGCGGGGAAGCGCCTTCGGTACGCCAGCAACAACCCCAACGTGTCGGGACTGACGCCTCCGGAGACGAAGGATTCGTGCGCCACGTCGGCCAGCGTCAGTTGCCGGCGGATGGTCGGCAGGAATACCACCCGCCCTTCGCAGCGCTGCAGCGCCGCCGCATCGGGGCGCGAGATGCCCGAGGGTATCGCGATGTCAGTTTCAAAGCCGTCCGCCAGCATGGCGCCGATCCACGCGGCAGGGAGTGCAGTGGTGGTTCGGGTGGCGGGAGGAGCGCGGTGGGGGTCAGCGGCGTAGCAGAGACGGGCGACCAACCTCGCATAGGACGGGGGGTGGGTCTTAGGGGGTTGGGAGGCGACAGGGACCCCAGAGCATGCGCGGGGAGGTCTGTCGGGCCCAGACGCACCGAGAGCGAATCCGTCCGCGGAGTCCCGGCTTGGGTTTTATGGGGCCCGGCCCTCGGAATCGCGGCTTGTCGGCGGGGACAAAGGGGGCGGGGCTAGGGGCTTGCGGAAACAGAAGACGCGTGGGATAAAAGAATCGCACTACCCCAAGGAAGGGCGGGGCGGTTTATTACAGAGCCAGTCCCTTGAGCGGGGATGCGTCATAGACGAGATACTGCGCGAAGTGGGTCTCCCGCGCGTGGGCTTCCCCGTTGCGGGCACTGCGGAGGAGGGCGGGGTCGCTGGCGCAGGTGAGCGGGTAGGCCTCCTGAAACAGGCCACACGGGTCCTCCACGAGTTCGCGGCACCCCGGGGGGCGCTTAAACTGTACGTCGCTGGCGGCGGTGGCCGTGGACACCGCCGAACCCGTCTCCACGATCAGGCGCTCCAGGCAGCGATGTTTGGCGGCGATGTCGGCCGACGTAAAGAACTTAAAGCAGGGGCTGAGCACCGGCGAGGCCCCGTTGAGGTGGTAGGCCCCGTTATAGAGCAGGTCCCCGTACGAAAATCGCTGCGACGCCCACGGGTTGGCCGTGGCCGCGAAGGCCCGGGACGGGTCGCTCTGGCCGTGGTCGTACATGAGGGCGGTGACATCCCCCTCCTTGTCCCCCGCGTAAACGCCCCCGGCGGCGCGTCCCCGGGGGTTGCAGGGCCGGCGGAAGTAGTTGACGTCGGTCGACACGGGGGTGGCGATAAACTCACACACGGCGTCCTGGCCGTGGTCCATCCCTGCGCGCCGCGGCACCTGGGCGCACCCGAACACGGGGACGGGCTGGGCCGGCCCCAGGCGGTTTCCCGCCACGACCGCGTTCCGCAGGTACACGGCTGCCGCGTTGTCCAGGAGAGGGGGAGCCCCGCGGCCCAGGTAAAAGTTTTGGGGAAGGTTGCCCATGTCGGTGACGGGGTTGCGGACGGTTGCCGTGGCCACGACGGCGGTGTAGCCCACGCCCAGGTCCACGTTCCCGCGCGGCTGGGTGAGCGTGAAGTTTACCCCCCCGCCAGTTTCGTGCCGGGCCACCTGGAGCTGGCCCAGGAAGTACGCCTCCGACGCGCGCTCCGAGAACAGCACGTTCTCAGTCACAAAGCGGTCCTGTCGGACGACGGTGAACCCAAACCCGGGATGGAGGCCCGTCTTGAGCTGATGATGCAAGGCCACGGGACTGATCTTGAAGTACCCCGCCATGAGCGCGTAGGTCAGCGCGTTCTCCCCGGCCGCGCTCTCGCGGACGTGCTGCACGACGGGCTGTCGGATCGACGAAAAGTAGTTGGCCCCCAGAGCCGGGGGGACCAGGGGGACCTGCCGCGACAGGTCGCGCAGGGCCGGGGGGAAATTGGGCGCGTTCGCCACGTGGTCGGCCCCGGCGAACAGCGCGTGGACGGGGAGGGGGTAAAAATAGTCGCCATTTTGGATGGTATGGTCCAGATGCTGGGGGGCCATCAGCAGGATTCCGGCGTGCAACGCCCCGTCGAATATGCGCATGTTGGTGGTGGACGCGGTGTTGGCGCCCGCGTCGGGCGCCGCCGAGCAGAGCAGCGCCGTTGTGCGTTCGGCCATGTTGTGGGCCAGCACCTGCAGCGTGAGCATGGCGGGCCCGTCCACTACCACGCGCCCGTTGTGAAACATGGCGTTGACCGTGTTGGCCACCAGATTGGCCGGGTGCAGGGGGTGCGCGGGGTCCGTCACGGGGTCGCTGGGGCACTCCTCGCCGGGGGCGATCTCCGGGACCACCATGTTCTGCAGGGTGGCGTATACGCGGTCGAAGCGAACCCCCGCGGTGCAGCAGCGGCCCCGCGAGAAGGCGGGCACCATCACGTAGTAGTAAATCTTGTGGTGCACGGTCCAGTCCGCCCCCCGGTGCGGCCGGTCATCCGCGGCGTCCGCGGCTCGGGCCTGGGTGTTGTGCAGCAGCTGGCCGTCGTTGCGGTTGAAGTCCGCGGTCGCCACGTTACATGCCGCCGCGTACACGGGGTCGTGGCCCCCCGCGCTAACCCGGCAGTCGCGATGGCGGTCCAGGGCCGCGCGCCGCATCAGGGCGTCACAGTCCCACACGAGGGGTGGCAGCAGCGCCGGGTCTCGCATTAGGTGATTCAGCTCGGCTTGCGCCTGCCCGCCCAGCTCCGGGCCGGTCAGGGTAAAGTCATCAACCAGCTGGGCCAGGGCCTCGACGTGCGCCACCAGGTCCCGGTACACGGCCATGCACTCCTCGGGAAGGTCTCCCCCGAGGTAGGTCACGACGTACGAGACCAGCGAGTAGTCGTTCACGAACGCCGCGCACCGCGTGTTGTTCCAGTAGCTGGTGATGCACTGGACCACGAGCCGGGCCAGGGCGCAGAAGACGTGCTCGCTGCCGTGTATGGCGGCCTGCAGCAGGTAAAACACCGCCGGGTAGTTGCGGTCGTCGAACGCCCCGCGAACGGCGGCGATGGTGGCGGGGGCCATGGCGTGGCGTCCCACCCCCAGCTCCAGGCCCCGGGCGTCCCGGAACGCCGCCGGACATAGCGCCAGGGGCAAGTTGCCGTTCACCACGCGCCAGGTGGCCTGGATCTCCCCCGGGCCGGCCGGGGGAACGTCCCCCCCCGGCAGCTCCACGTCGGCCACCCCCACAAAGAAGTCGAACGCGGGGTGCAGCTCAAGAGCCAGGTTGGCGTTGTCGGGCTGCATAAACTGCTCCGGGGTCATCTGGCCTTCCGCGACCCATCGGACCCGCCCGTGGGCCAGGCGCTGCCCCCAGGCGTTCAAAAACAGCTGCTGCATGTCTGCGGCGGGGCCGGCCGGGGCCGCCACGTACGCCCCGTACGGATTGGCGGCTTCGACGGGGTCGCGGTTAAGGCCCCCGACCGCCGCGTCAACGTTCATCAGCGAAGGGTGGCACACGGTCCCGATCGCGTGTTCCAGAGACAGGCGCAGCACCTGGCGGTCCTTCCCCCAAAAAAACAGCTGGCGGGGCGGGAAGGCGCGGGGATCCGGGTGGCCGGGGGCGGGGACTAGGTCCCCGGCGTGCGCGGCAAACCGTTCCATGACCGGATTGAACAGGCCCAGGGGCAGGACGAACGTCAGGTCCATGGCGCCCACCAGGGGGTAGGGAACGTTGGTGGCGGCGTAGATGCGCTTCTCCAGGGCCTCCAGAAAGACCAGCTTCTCGCCGATGGACACCAGATCCGCGCGCACGCGCGTCGTCTGGGGGGCGCTCTCGAGCTCGTCCAGCGTCTGCCGGTTCAGGTCGAGCTGCTCCTCCTGCATCTCCAGCAGGTGGCGGCCCACGTCGTCCAGACTTCGCACGGCCTTGCCCATCACGAGCGCCGTGACCAGGTTGGCCCCGTTCAGGACCATCTCGCCGTACGTCACCGGCACGTCGGCTTCGGTGTCCTCCACTTTCAGGAAGGACTGCAGGAGGCGCTGTTTGATCGGGGCGGTGGTGACGAGCACCCCGTCGACCGGCCGCCCGCGCGTGTCGGCATGCGTCAGACGGGGCACGGCCACGGAGGGCTGCGTGGCCGTGGTGAGGTCCACGAGCCAGGCCTCGACGGCCTCCCGGCGGTGGCCCGCCTTGCCCAGGAAAAAGCTCGTCTCGCAGAAGCTTCGCTTTAGCTCGGCGACCAGGGTCGCCCGGGCCACCCTGGTGGCCAGGCGGCCGTTGTCCAGGTATCGTTGCATCGGCAACAACAAAGCCAGGGGCGGCGCCTTTTCCAGCAGCACGTGCAGCATCTGGTCGGCCGTGCCGCGCTCAAACGCCCCGAGGACGGCCTGGACGTTGCGAGCGAGCTGTTGGATGGCGCGCAACTGGCGATGCGCGCCGATACCCGTCCCGTCCAGGGCCTCCCCCGTGAGCAGGGCGATGGCCTCGGTGGCCAGGCTGAAGGCGGCGTTCAGGGCCCGGCGGTCGATAATCTTGGTCATGTAATTGTGTGTGGGTTGCTCGATGGGGTGCGGGCCGTCGCGGGCAATCAGCGGCTGGTGGACCTCGAACTGTACGCGCCCCTCGTTCATGTAGGCCAGCTCCGGAAACTTGGTACACACGCACGCCACCGACAACCCGAGCTCCAGAAAGCGCACGAGCGACAGGGTGTTGCAATACGACCCCAGCAGGGCGTCGAACTCGACGTCGTACAGGCTGTTTGCATCGGAGCGCACGCGGGAAAAAAAATCAAACAGGCGTCGATGCGACGCCACCTCGATCGTGCTAAGGAGGGACCCGGTCGGCACCATGGCCGCGGCATACCGGTATCCCGGAGGGTCGCGGTTGGGAGCGGCCATGGGGTCGCGTGGAGATCGGCTGTCTCTAGCGATATTGGCCCGGGGAGGCTAAGATCCACCCCAACGCCCGGCCACCCGTGTACGTGCCCGACGGCCCAAGGTCCACCGAAAGACACGACGGGCCCGGACCCAAAAAGGCGGGGGATGCTGTGTGAGAGGCCGGGTGCCGGTCGGGGGGGAAAGGCACCGGGAGAAGGCTGCGGCCTCGTTCCAGGAGAACCCAGTGTCCCCAACAGACCCGGGGACGTGGGATCCCAGGCCTTATATACCCCCCCCCCCGCCCCACCCCCGTTAGAACGCGACGGGTGCATTCAAGATGGCCCTGGTCCAAAAGCGTGCCAGGAAGAAATTGGCAGAGGCGGCAAAGCTGTCCGCCGCCGCCACCCACATCGAGGCCCCGGCCGCGCAGGCTATCCCCAGGGCCCGTGTGCGCAGGGGATCGGTGGGCGGCAGCATTTGGTTGGTGGCGATAAAGTGGAAAAGCCCGTCCGGACTGAAGGTCTCGTGGGCGGCGGCGAACAAGGCACACAGGGCCGTGCCTCCCAAAAACACGGACATCCCCCAAAACACGGGCGCCGACAACGGCAGACGATCCCTCTTGATGTTAACGTACAGGAGGAGCGCCCGCACCGCCCACGTAACGTAGTAGCCGACGATGGCGGCCAGGATACAGGCCGGCGCCACCACCCTTCCGGTCAGCCCGTAATACATGCCCGCTGCCACCATCTCCAACGGCTTCAGGACCAAAAACGACCAAAGGAACAGAATCACGCGCTTTGAAAAGACCGGCTGGGTATGGGGCGGAAGACGCGAGTATGCCGAACTGACAAAAAAATCAGAGGTGCCGTACGAGGACAATGAAAACTGTTCCTCCAGCGGCAGTTCTCCCTCCTCCCCCCCGAAGGCGGCCTCGTCGACCAGATCTCGATCCACCAGAGGAAGGTCATCCCGCATGGTCATGGGGTGTGCGGTGGAGGTGGGGAGACCGAAACCGCAAAGGGTCGCTTACGTCAGCAGGATCCCGAGATCAAAGACACCCGGGTTCTTGCACAAACACCACCCGGGTTGCATCCGCGGAGGCGAGTGTTTTGATAAGGCCGTTCCGCGCCTTGATATAACCTTTGATGTTGACCACAAAACCCGGAATTTACGCCTACGCCCCAATGCCCACGCAAGATGAGGTAGGTAACCCCCCCGTGGGTGTGACGTTGCGTTTAGTTCATTGGAGGCCAAGGGGAAAAATGGGGTGGGGAGGAAACGGAAAACCCAGTAGGCCGTGTCGGGAACACGCCCGGGGTTGTCCTCAAAAGGCAGGGTCCATACTACGGAAGCCGTCGTTGTATTCGAGACCTGCCTGTGCAACGCACGTCGGGGTTGCCTGTGTCCGGTTCGGCCCCCACCGCGTGCGGCACGCACGAGGACGAGTCCGCGTGCTTTATTGGCGTTCCAAGCGTTGCCCTCCAGTTTCTGTTGTCGGTGTTCCCCCATACCCACGCCCACATCCACCGTAGGGGGCCTCTGGGCCGTGTTACGTCGCCGCCCGCGATGGAGCTTAGCTACGCCACCACCATGCACTACCGGGACGTTGTGTTTTACGTCACAACGGACCGAAACCGGGCCTACTTTGTGTGCGGGGGGTGTGTTTATTCCGTGGGGCGGCCGTGTGCCTCGCAGCCCGGGGAGATTGCCAAGTTTGGTCTGGTCGTTCGAGGGACAGGCCCAGACGACCGCGTGGTCGCCAACTATGTACGAAGCGAGCTCCGACAACGCGGCCTGCAGGACGTGCGTCCCATTGGGGAGGACGAGGTGTTTCTGGACAGCGTGTGTCTTCTAAACCCGAACGTGAGCTCCGAGCTGGATGTGATTAACACGAACGACGTGGAAGTGCTGGACGAATGTCTGGCCGAGTACTGCACCTCGCTGCGAACCAGCCCGGGTGTGCTAATATCCGGGCTGCGCGTGCGGGCGCAGGACAGAATCATCGAGTTGTTTGAACACCCAACGATAGTCAACGTTTCCTCGCACTTTGTGTATACCCCGTCCCCATACGTGTTCGCCCTGGCCCAGGCGCACCTCCCCCGGCTCCCGAGCTCGCTGGAGGCCCTGGTGAGCGGCCTGTTTGACGGCATCCCCGCCCCACGCCAGCCACTTGACGCCCACAACCCGCGCACGGATGTGGTTATCACGGGCCGCCGCGCCCCACGACCCATCGCCGGGTCGGGGGCGGGGTCGGGGGGCGCGGGCGCCAAGCGGGCCACCGTCAGCGAGTTCGTGCAAGTCAAACACATTGACCGCGTGGGCCCCGCTGGCGTTTCGCCGGCGCCTCCGCCAAACAACACCGACTCGAGTTCCCTGGTGCCCGGGGCCCAGGATTCCGCCCCGCCCGGCCCCACGCTAAGGGAGCTGTGGTGGGTGTTTTATGCCGCAGACCGGGCGCTGGAGGAGCCCCGCGCCGACTCTGGCCTCACCCGCGAGGAGGTACGTGCCGTACGTGGGTTCCGGGAGCAGGCGTGGAAACTGTTTGGCTCCGCGGGGGCCCCGCGGGCGTTTATCGGGGCCGCGTTGGGCCTGAGCCCCCTCCAAAAGCTAGCCGTTTACTACTATATCATCCACCGAGAGAGGCGCCTGTCCCCCTTCCCCGCGCTAGTCCGGCTCGTAGGCCGGTACACACAGCGCCACGGCCTGTACGTCCCTCGGCCCGACGACCCAGTCTTGGCCGATGCCATCAACGGGCTGTTTCGCGACGCGCTGGCGGCCGGAACCACAGCCGAGCAGCTCCTCATGTTCGACCTTCTCCCCCCAAAGGACGTGCCGGTGGGAAGCGACGTGCAGGCCGACAGCACCGCTCTGCTGCGCTTTATAGAATCGCAACGTCTCGCCGTCCCCGGGGGGGTGATCTCCCCCGAGCACGTCGCGTACCTTGGTGCGTTCCTGAGCGTGCTGTACGCTGGCCGCGGGCGCATGTCCGCAGCCACGCACACCGCGCGGCTGACAGGGGTGACCTCCCTGGTGCTAGCGGTGGGTGACGTGGACCGTCTTTCCGCGTTTGACCGCGGAGCGGCGGGCGCGGCCAGCCGCACGCGGGCCGCCGGGTACCTGGATGTGCTTCTTACCGTTCGTCTCGCTCGCTCCCAACACGGACAGTCTGTGTAAAAGACCCCAATAAACGTATATCGCTACTACACCCTTGTGTGTCAATGGACGCCTCTCCGGGGGGGGGGGAGGGAAAGCAAAGAGGGGCTGGGGGAGCGGCACCACCGGGGCCTGAACAAACAAACCACAGACACGGTTACAGTTTATTCGGTCGGGCGGAGAAACGGCCGAAGCCACGCCCACTTTATTCGCGTCTCCAAAAAAACGGGACACTTGTCCGGAGAACCTTTAGGATGCCAGCCAGGGCGGCGGTAATCATAACCACGCCCAGCGCAGAGGCGGCCAGAAACCCGGGCGCAATTGCGGCCACGGGCTGCGTGTCAAAGGCTAGCAAATGAATGACGGTTCCGTTTGGAAATAGCAACAAGGCCGTGGACGGCACGTCGCTCGAAAACACGCTTGGGGCGCCCTCCGTCGGCCCGGCGGCGATTTGCTGCTGTGTGTTGTCCGTATCCACCAGCAACACAGACATGACCTCCCCGGCCGGGGTGTAGCGCATAAACACGGCCCCCACGAGCCCCAGGTCGCGCTGGTTTTGGGTGCGCACCAGCCGCTTGGACTCGATATCCCGGGTGGAGCCTTCGCATGTCGCGGTGAGGTAGGTTAGGAACAGTGGGCGTCGGACGTCGACGCCGGTGAGCTTGTAGCCGATCCCCCGGGGCAGAGGGGAGTGGGTGACGACGTAGCTGGCGTTGTGGGTGATGGGTACCAGGATCCGTGGCTCGACGTTGGCAGACTGCCCCCCGCACCGATGTGAGGCCTCAGGGACGAAGGCGCGGATCAGGGCGTTGTAGTGTGCCCAACGCGTCAGGGTCGAGGCGAGGCCGTGGGTCTGCTGGGCCAGGACTTCGACCGGGGTCTCGGATCGGGTGGCTTGAGCCAGCGCGTCCAGGATAAACACGCTCTCGTCTAGATCAAAGCGCAGGGAGGCCGCGCATGGCGAAAAGTGGTCCGGAAGCCAAAAGAGGGTTTTCTGGTGGTCGGCCCGGGCCAGCGCGGTCCGGAGGTCGGCGTTGGTCGCTGCGGCGACGTCGGACGTACACAGGGCCGAGGCTATCAGAAGGCTCCGGCGGGCGCGTTCCCGCTGCACCGCCGAGGGGACGCCAGCCAAGAACGGCTGCCGGAGGACAGCCGAGGCGTAAAATAGCGCCCGGTGGACGACCGGGGTGGTCAGCACGCGGCCCCCTAGAAACTCGGCATACAGGGCGTCGATGAGATGGGCTGCGCTGGGCGCCACTGCGTCGTACGCCGAGGGGCTATCCAGCACGAAGGCCAGCTGATAGCCCAGCGCGTGTAATGCCAAGCTCTGTTCGCGCTCCAGAATCTCGGCCACCAGGTGCTGGAGCCGAGCCTCTAGCTGCAGGCGGGCCGTGGGATCCAAGACTGACACATTAAAAAACACAGAATCCGCGGCACAGCCCGCGGCCCCGCGGGCGGCCAACCCGGCAAGCGCGCGCGAGTGGGCCAAAAAGCCTAGCAGGTCGGAGAGGCAGACCGCGCCGTTTGCGTGGGCGGCGTTCACGAAAGCAAAACCCGACGTCGCGAGCAGCCCCGTTAGGCGCCAGAAGAGAGGGGGGCGCGGGCCCTGCTCGGCGCCCGCGTCCCCCGAGAAAAACTCCGCGTATGCCCGCGACAGGAACTGGGCGTAGTTCGTGCCCTCCTCCGGGTAGCCGCCCACGCGGCGGAGGGCGTCCAGCGCGGAGCCGTTGTCGGCCCGCGTCAGGGACCCTAGGACAAAGACCCGATACCGGGGGCCGCCCGGGGGCCCGGGAAGAGCCCCCGGGGGGTTTTCGTCCGCGGGGTCCCCGACCCGATCTAGCGTCTGGCCCGCGGGGACCACCATCACTTCCACCGGAGGGCTGTCGTGCATGGATATCACGAGCCCCATGAATTCCCGCCCGTAGCGCGCGCGCACCAGCGCGGCATCGCACCCGAGCACCAGCTCCCCCGTCGTCCAGATGCCCACGGGCCACGTCGAGGCCGACGGGGAGAAATACACGTACCTACCTGGGGATCTCAACAGGCCCCGGGTGGCCAACCAGGTCGTGGACGCGTTGTGCAGGTGCGTGATGTCCAGCTCCGTCGTCGGGTGCCGCCGGGCCCCAACCGGCGGTCGGGGGGGCGGTGTATCACGCGGCCCGCTCGGGTGGCTCGCCGTCGCCACGTTGTCTCCCCGCGGGAACGTCAGGGCCTCGGGGTCAGGGACGGCCGAAAACGTTACCCAGGCCCGGGAACGCAGCAACACGGAGGCGGCTGGATTGTGCAAGAGACCCTTAAGGGGGGCGACCGAGGGGGGAGGCTGGGCGGTCGGCTCGACCGTGGTGGGGGCGGGCAGGCTCGCGTTCGGGGGCCGGCCGAGCAGGTAGGTCTTCGGGATGTAAAGCAGCTGGCCGGGGTCCCGCGGAAACTCGGCCGTGGTGACCAATACAAAACAAAAGCGCTCCTCGTACCAGCGAAGAAGGGGCAGAGATGCCGTAGTCAGGTTTAGTTCGTCCGGCGGCGCCAGAAATCCGCGCGGTGGTTTTTGGGGGTCGGGGGTGTTTGGCAGCCACAGACGCCCGGTGTTCGTGTCGCGCCAGTACATGCGGTCCATGCCCAGGCCATCCAAAAACCATGGGTCTGTCTGCTCAGTCCAGTCGTGGACCTGACCCCACGCAACGCCCAAAATAATAACCCCCACGAACCATAAACCATTCCCCATGGGGGACCCCGTCCCTAACCCACGGGGCCCGTGGCTATGGCAGGGCTTGCCGCCCCGACGTTGGCTGCGAGCCCTGGGCCTTCACCCGAACTTGGGGGTTGGGGTGGGGAAAAGGAAGAAACGCGGGCGTATTGGTCCCAATGGGGTCTCGGTGGGGTATCGACAGAGTGCCAGCCCTGGGACCGAACCCCGCGTTTATGAACAAACGACCCAACACCCGTGCGTTTTATTCTGTCTTTTTATTGCCGTCATAGCGCGGGTTCCTTCCGGTATTGTCTCCTTCCGTGTTTCAGTTAGCCTCCCCCATCTCCCGGGCAAACGTGCGCGCCAGGTCGCAGATCGTCGGTATGGAGCCTGGGGTGGTGACGTGGGTCTGGACCATCCCGGAGGTAAGTTGCAGCAGGGCGTCCCGGCAGCCGGCGGGCGATTGGTCGTAATCCAGGATAAAGACGTGCATGGGACGGAGGCGTTTGGCCAAGACGTCCAAAGCCCAGGCAAACACGTTATACAGGTCGCCGTTGGGGGCCAGCAACTCGGGGGCCCGAAACAGGGTAAATAACGTGTCCCCGATATGGGGTCGTGGGCCCGCGTTGCTCTGGGGCTCGGCACCCTGGGGCGGCACGGCCGCCCCCGAAAGCTGTCCCCAATCCTCCCGCCACGACCCGCCGCCCTGCAGATACCGCACCGTATTGGCAAGCAGCCCATAAACGCGGCGAATCGCGGCCAGCATAGCCAGGTCAAGCCGCTCGCCGGGGCGCTGGCGTTTGGCCAGGCGGTCGATGTGTCTGTCCTCCGGAAGGGCCCCCAACACGATGTTTGTGCCGGGCAAGGTCGGCGGGATGAGGGCCACGAACGCCAGCACGGCCTGGGGGGTCATGCTGCCCATAAGGTATCGCGCGGCCGGGTAGCACAGGAGGGCGGCGATGGGATGGCGGTCGAAGATGAGGGTGAGGGCCGGGGGCGGGGCATGTGAGCTCCCAGCCTCCCCCCCGATATGAGGAGCCAGAACGGCGTCGGTCACGGCATAAGGCATGCCCATTGTTATCTGGGCGCTTGTCATTACCACCGCCGCGTCCCCGGCCGATATCTCACCCTGGTCGAGGCGGTGTTGTGTGGTGTAGATGTTCGCGATTGTCTCGGAAGCCCCCAACACCCGCCAGTAAGTCATCGGCTCGGGTACGTAGACGATATCGTCGCGCGAACCCAGGGCCACCAGCAGTTGCGTGGTGGTGGTTTTCCCCATCCCGTGGGGACCGTCTATATAAACCCGCAGTAGCGTGGGCATTTTCTGCTCCAGGCGGACTTCCGTGGCTTTTTGCTGCCGGCGAGGGCGCAACGCCGTACGTCGGTTGTTATGGCCGCGAGAACGCGCAGCCTGGTCGAACGCAGACGCGTGTTGATGGCAGGGGTACGAAGCCATACGCGCTTCTACAAGGCGCTGGCCGAAGAGGTGCGGGAGTTTCACGCCACCAAGATCTGCGGCACGCTGTTGACGCTGTTAAGCGGGTCGCTGCAGGGTCGCTCGGTATTCGAGGCCACACGCGTCACCTTAATATGCGAAGTGGACCTGGGACCGCGCCGCCCCGACTGCATCTGCGTGTTCGAATTCGCCAATGACAAGACGCTGGGCGGGGTTTGTGTCATCATAGAACTAAAGACATGCAAATATATTTCTTCCGGGGACACCGCCAGCAAACGCGAGCAACGGGCCACGGGGATGAAGCAGCTGCGCCACTCCCTGAAGCTCCTGCAGTCCCTCGCGCCTCCGGGTGACAAGATAGTGTACCTGTGCCCCGTCCTGGTGTTTGTCGCCCAACGGACGCTCCGCGTCAGCCGCGTGACCCGGCTCGTCCCGCAGAAGGTCTCCGGTAATATCACCGCAGTCGTGCGGATGCTCCAGAGCCTGTCCACGTATACGGTCCCCATTGAGCCTAGGACCCAGCGAGCCCGTCGCCGCCGCGGCGGCGCCGCCCGGGGGTCTGCGAGCAGACCGAAAAGGTCACACTCTGGGGCGCGCGACCCGCCCGAGTCAGCGGCCCGCCAGTTACCACCCGCCGACCAAACCCCCGCCTCCACGGAGGGCGGGGGGGTGCTTAAGAGGATCGCGGCGCTCTTCTGCGTGCCCGTGGCCACCAAGACCAAACCCCGAGCCGCCTCCGAATGAGAGTGTTTCGTTCCTTCCCCCTCCCCCCGCGTCAGACAAACCCTAACCACCGCTTAAGCGGCCCCCGCGAGGTCCGAAGACTCATTTGGATCCGGCGGGAGCCACCCGACAACAGCCCCCGGGTTTTCCCACGCCAGACGCCGGTCCGCTGTGCCATCGCGCCCCCTCATCCCACCCCCCATCTTGTCCCCAAATAAAACAAGGTCTGGTAGTTAGGACAACGACCGCAGTTCTCGTGTGTTATTTTCGCTCTCCGCCTCTCGCAGATGGACCCGTACTGCCCATTTGACGCTCTGGACGTCTGGGAACACAGGCGCTTCATAGTCGCCGATTCCCGAAACTTCATCACCCCCGAGTTCCCCCGGGACTTTTGGATGTCGCCCGTCTTTAACCTCCCCCGGGAGACGGCGGCGGAGCAGGTGGTCGTCCTACAGGCCCAGCGCACAGCGGCTGCCGCTGCCCTGGAGAACGCCGCCATGCAGGCGGCCGAGCTCCCCGTCGATATCGAGCGCCGGTTACGCCCGATCGAACGGAACGTGCACGAGATCGCAGGCGCCCTGGAGGCGCTGGAGACGGCGGCGGCCGCCGCCGAAGAGGCGGATGCCGCGCGCGGGGATGAGCCGGCGGGTGGGGGCGACGGGGGGGCGCCCCCGGGTCTGGCCGTCGCGGAGATGGAGGTCCAGATCGTGCGCAACGACCCGCCGCTACGATACGACACCAACCTCCCCGTGGATCTGCTACACATGGTGTACGCGGGCCGCGGGGCGACCGGCTCGTCGGGGGTGGTGTTCGGGACCTGGTACCGCACTATCCAGGACCGCACCATCACGGACTTTCCCCTGACCACCCGCAGTGCCGACTTTCGGGACGGCCGTATGTCCAAGACCTTCATGACGGCGCTGGTACTGTCCCTGCAGGCGTGCGGCCGGCTGTATGTGGGCCAGCGCCACTATTCCGCCTTCGAGTGCGCCGTGTTGTGTCTCTACCTGCTGTACCGAAACACGCACGGGGCCGCCGACGATAGCGACCGCGCTCCGGTCACGTTCGGGGATCTGCTGGGCCGGCTGCCCCGCTACCTGGCGTGCCTGGCCGCGGTGATCGGGACCGAGGGCGGCCGGCCACAGTACCGCTACCGCGACGACAAGCTCCCCAAGACGCAGTTCGCGGCCGGCGGGGGCCGCTACGAACACGGAGCGCTGGCGTCGCACATCGTGATCGCCACGCTGATGCACCACGGGGTGCTCCCGGCGGCCCCGGGGGACGTCCCCCGGGACGCGAGTACCCACGTTAACCCCGACGGCGTGGCGCACCACGACGACATAAACCGCGCCGCCGCCGCGTTCCTCAGCCGGGGCCACAACCTATTCCTGTGGGAGGACCAGACTCTGCTGCGGGCAACCGCGAACACCATAACGGCCCTGGGCGTTATCCAGCGGCTCCTCGCGAACGGCAACGTGTACGCGGACCGCCTCAACAACCGCCTGCAGCTGGGCATGCTGATCCCCGGAGCCGTCCCTTCGGAGGCCATCGCCCGTGGGGCCTCCGGGTCCGACTCGGGGGCCATCAAGAGCGGAGACAACAATCTGGAGGCGCTATGTGCCAATTACGTGCTTCCGCTGTACCGGGCCGACCCGGCGGTCGAGCTGACCCAGCTGTTTCCCGGCCTGGCCGCCCTGTGTCTTGACGCCCAGGCGGGGCGGCCGGTCGGGTCGACGCGGCGGGTGGTGGATATGTCATCGGGGGCCCGCCAGGCGGCGCTGGTGCGCCTCACCGCCCTGGAACTCATCAACCGCACCCGCACAAACCCCACCCCTGTGGGGGAGGTTATCCACGCCCACGACGCCCTGGCGATCCAATACGAACAGGGGCTTGGCCTGCTGGCGCAGCAGGCACGCATTGGCTTGGGCTCCAACACCAAGCGTTTCTCCGCGTTCAACGTTAGCAGCGACTACGACATGTTGTACTTTTTATGTCTGGGGTTCATTCCACAGTACCTGTCGGCGGTTTAGTGGGTGGTGGGCGAGGGGGGAGGGGGCATTAGGGAGAAAGAACAAGAGCCTCCGTTGGGTTTTCTTTGTGCCTGTACTCAAAAGGTCATACCCCGTAAACGGCGGGCTCCAGTCCCGGCCCGGCGGTTGGCGTGAACGCAACGGCGGGAGCTGGGTTAGCGTTTAGTTTAGCATTCGCTCTCGCCTTTCCGCCCGCCCCCCGACCGTTGCGCCTTTTTTTTTTTCGTCCACCAAAGTCTCTGTGGGTGCGCGCATGGCAGCCGATGCCCCGGGAGACCGGATGGAGGAGCCCCTGCCCGACAGGGCCGTGCCCATTTACGTGGCTGGGTTTTTGGCCCTGTATGACAGCGGGGACTCGGGCGAGTTGGCATTGGATCCGGATACGGTGCGGGCGGCCCTGCCTCCGGATAACCCACTCCCGATTAACGTGGACCACCGCGCTGGCTGCGAGGTGGGGCGGGTGCTGGCCGTGGTCGACGACCCCCGCGGGCCGTTTTTTGTGGGGCTGATCGCCTGCGTGCAGCTGGAGCGCGTCCTCGAGACGGCCGCCAGCGCTGCGATTTTCGAGCGCCGCGGGCCGCCGCTCTCCCGGGAGGAGCGCCTGTTGTACCTGATCACCAACTACCTGCCCTCGGTCTCCCTGGCCACAAAACGCCTGGGGGGCGAGGCGCACCCCGATCGCACGCTGTTCGCGCACGTCGCGCTGTGCGCGATCGGGCGGCGCCTCGGCACTATCGTCACCTACGACACCGGTCTCGACGCCGCCATCGCGCCCTTTCGCCACCTGTCGCCGGCGTCTCGCGAGGGGGCGCGGCGACTGGCCGCCGAGGCCGAGCTCGCGCTGTCCGGGCGCACCTGGGCGCCCGGCGTGGAGGCGCTGACCCACACGCTGCTTTCCACCGCCGTTAACAACATGATGCTGCGGGACCGCTGGAGCCTGGTGGCCGAGCGGCGGCGGCAGGCCGGGATCGCCGGACACACCTACCTCCAGGCGAGCGAAAAATTCAAAATGTGGGGGGCGGAGCCTGTTTCCGCGCCGGCGCGCGGGTATAAGAACGGGGCCCCGGAGTCCACGGACATACCGCCCGGCTCGATCGCTGCCGCGCCGCAGGGTGACCGGTGCCCAATCGTCCGTCAGCGCGGGGTCGCCTTGTCCCCGGTACTGCCCCCCATGAACCCCGTTCCGACATCGGGCACCCCGGCCCCCGCGCCGCCCGGCGACGGGAGCTACCTGTGGATCCCGGCCTCCCATTACAACCAGCTCGTCGCCGGCCATGCCGCGCCCCAACCCCAGCCGCATTCCGCGTTTGGTTTCCCGGCTGCGGCGGGGTCCGTGGCCTATGGGCCTCACGGTGCGGGTCTTTCCCAGCATTACCCTCCCCACGTCGCCCATCAGTATCCCGGGGTGCTGTTCTCGGGACCCAGCCCACTCGAGGCGCAGATAGCCGCGTTGGTGGGGGCCATAGCCGCGGACCGCCAGGCGGGCGGTCAGCCGGCCGCGGGAGACCCTGGGGTCCGGGGGTCGGGAAAGCGTCGCCGGTACGAGGCGGGGCCGTCGGAGTCCTACTGCGACCAGGACGAACCGGACGCGGACTACCCGTACTACCCCGGGGAGGCTCGAGGCGGGCCGCGCGGGGTCGACTCCCGGCGCGCGGCCCGCCATTCTCCCGGGACCAACGAGACCATCACGGCGCTGATGGGGGCGGTGACGTCTCTGCAGCAGGAACTGGCGCACATGCGGGCTCGGACCAGCGCCCCCTATGGAATGTACACGCCGGTGGCGCACTATCGCCCTCAGGTGGGGGAGCCGGAACCAACAACGACCCACCCGGCCCTTTGTCCCCCGGAGGCCGTGTATCGCCCCCCACCACACAGCGCCCCCTACGGTCCTCCCCAGGGTCCGGCGTCCCATGCCCCCACTCCCCCGTATGCCCCAGCTGCCTGCCCGCCAGGCCCGCCACCGCCCCCATGTCCTTCCACCCAGACGCGCGCCCCTCTACCGACGGAGCCCGCGTTCCCCCCCGCCGCCACCGGATCCCAACCGGAGGCATCCAACGCGGAGGCCGGGGCCCTTGTCAACGCCAGCAGCGCAGCACACGTGGACGTTGACACGGCCCGCGCCGCCGATTTGTTCGTCTCTCAGATGATGGGGGCCCGCTGATTCGCCCCGGTCTTTGGTACCATGGGATGTCTTACTGTATATCTTTTTAAATAAACCAGGTAATACCAAATAAGACCCATTGGTGTATGTTCTTTTTTTATTGGGAGGCGCGGGTAGGCGGGTAGCTTTACAATGCAAAAGCCTTCGACGTGGAGGAAGGCGTGGGGGGGGGGGGAATCGGCACTGACCAAGGGGGTCCGTTTTGTCACGGGAAAGGAAAGAGGAAACAGGCCGCGGACACCCGGGGGAGTTTGTGTTCCCTTTTCTTTCTTCCCACACACACAAAAGGCGTACCAAACAAACAAACCAAAAGATGCACATGCGGTTTAACACCCGTGGTTTTTATTTACAACAAACCCCCCATCACAGGTCGTCCTCGTCGGCGTCACCGTCTTTGTTGGGAACTTGGGTGTAGTTGGTGTTGCGGCGCTTGCGCATGACCATGTCGGTGACCTTGGCGCTGAGCAGCGCGCTCGTGCCCTTCTTCTTGGCCTTGTGTTCCGTGCGCTCCATGGCAGACACCAGGGCCATGTACCGTATCATCTCCCGGGCCTCGGCTAGCTTGGCCTCGTCAAAGTCGCCGCCCTCCTCGCCCTCCCCGGACGCGTCCGGGTTGGTGGGGTTCTTGAGCTCCTTGGTGGTTAGCGGGTACAGGGCCTTCATGGGGTTGCTCTGCAGCCGCATGACGTAGCGAAAGGCGAAGAAGGCCGCCGCCAGGCCGGCCAGGACCAACAGACCCACGGCCAGCGCCCCAAAGGGGTTGGACATGAAGGAGGACACGCCCGACACGGCCGATACCACGCCGCCCACGATGCCCATCACCACCTTGCCGACCGCGCGCCCCAGGTCGCCCATCCCCTCGAAGAACGCGCCCAGGCCCGCAAACATGGCGGCGTTGGCGTCGGCGTGGATGACCGTGTCGATGTCGGCGAAGCGCAGGTCGTGCAGCTGGTTGCGGCGCTGGACCTCCGTGTAGTCCAGCAGGCCGCTGTCCTTGATCTCGTGGCGGGTGTACACCTCCAGGGGGACAAACTCGTGATCCTCCAGCATGGTGATGTTGAGGTCGATGAAGGTGCTGACGGTGGTGATGTCGGCGCGGCTCAGCTGGTGGGAGTACGCGTACTCCTCGAAGTACACGTAGCCCCCACCGAAGGTGAAGTAGCGCCGGTGTCCCACGGTGCACGGCTCGATCGCATCGCGCGTCAGCCGCAGCTCGTTGTTCTCCCCCAGCTGCCCCTCGACCAACGGGCCCTGGTCTTCGTACCGAAAGCTGACCAGGGGGCGGCTGTAGCAGGCCCCGGGCCGCGAGCTGATGCGCATCGAGTTTTGGACGATCACGTTGTCCGCGGCGACCGGCACGCACGTGGAGACGGCCATCACGTCGCCGAGCATCCGCGCGCTCACCCGCCGGCCCACGGTGGCCGAGGCGATGGCGTTGGGGTTCAGCTTGCGGGCCTCGTTCCACAGGGTCAGCTCGTGATTCTGCAGCTCGCACCACGCGATGGCAACGCGGCCCAACATATCGTTGACATGGCGCTGTATGTGGTTGTACGTAAACTGCAGCCTGGCGAACTCGATGGAGGAGGTGGTCTTGATGCGCTCCACGGACGCGTTGGCGCTGGCCCCGGGCGGCGGGGGCGTGGGGTTTGGGGGCTTGCGGCTCTGCTCGCGGAGGTGTTCCCGCACGTACAGCTCCGCGAGCGTGTTGCTGAGAAGGGGCTGGTACGCGATCAGAAAGCCCCCATTGGCCAGGTAGTACTGCGGCTGGCCCACCTTGATGTGCGTCGCGTTGTACCTGCGGGCGAAGATGCGGTCCATGGCGTCGCGGGCGTCCTTGCCGATGCAGTCCCCCAGGTCCACGCGCGAGAGCGGGTACTCGGTCAGGTTGGTGGTGAAGGTGGTGGATATGGCGTCGGAAGAGAATCGGAAGGAGCCGCCGTACTCGGAGCGCAGCATCTCGTCCACCTCCTGCCACTTGGTCATGGTGCAGACCGACGGGCGCTTTGGCACCCAGTCCCAGGCCACGGTGAACTTGGGGGTCGTGAGCAGGTTCCGGGTGGTCGGCGCCGTGGCCCGGGCCTTGGTGGTGAGGTCGCGCGCGTAGAAGCCGTCGACCTGCTTGAAGCGGTCGGCGGCGTAGCTGGTGTGTTCGGTGTGCGACCCCTCCCGGTAGCCGTAAAACGGGGACATGTACACAAAGTCGCCAGTCGCCAACACAAACTCGTCGTACGGGTACACCGAGCGCGCGTCCACCTCCTCGACGATGCAGTTTACCGTCGTCCCGTACCGGTGGAACGCCTCCACCCGCGAGGGGTTGTACTTGAGGTCGGTGGTGTGCCAGCCCCGGCTCGTGCGGGTCGCGGCGTTGGCCGGTTTCAGCTCCATGTCGGTCTCGTGGTCGTCCCGGTGAAACGCGGTGGTCTCCAGGTTGTTGCGCACGTACTTGGCCGTGGACCGACAGACCCCCTTGGCGTTGATCTTGTCGATCACCTCCTCGAAGGGGACGGGGGCGCGGTCCTCAAAGATCCCCATAAACTGGGAGTAGCGGTGGCCGAACCACACCTGCGAAACGGTGACGTCTTTGTAGTACATGGTGGCCTTGAACTTGTACGGGGCGATGTTCTCCTTGAAGACCACCGCGATGCCCTCCGTGTAGTTCTGACCCTCGGGCCGGGTCGGGCAGCGGCGCGGCTGCTCGAACTGCACCACCGTGGCGCCCGTGGGGGGTGGGCACACGTAAAAGTTTGCATCGGTGTTCTCCGCCTTGATGTCCCGCAGGTGCTCGCGCAGGGTGGCGTGGCCCGCGGCGACGGTCGCGTTGTCGCCGGCGGGGCGCGGCGGCTTTGGGGGTTTCGGTTTTTTGTTCTTCTTCGGTTTCGGGTCCCCCGTTGGGGGGGCGCCAGGGGCGGGCGGCGCCGGAGTGGCAGGGCCCCCGTTCGCCGCCTGGGTCGCGGCCGCGACCCCAGGCGTGCCGGGGGAACTCGGAGCCGCCGACGCCACCAGGACCCCCAGCGTCAACCCCAAGAGCGCCCATACGACGAACCACCGGCGCCCCCGCGCGGGGGCGCCCTGGCGCATGGCGGGACTACGGGGGCCCGTCGTGCCCCCCGTCAGGTAGCCTGGGGGCGAGGTGCTGGAGGACCGAGTAGAGGATCGAGAAAACGTCTCGGTCGTAGACCACGACCGACCGGGGGCCGATACAGCCGTCGGGGGCGCTCTCGACGATGGCCACCAGCGGACAGTCGGAGTCGTACGTGAGATATACGCCGGGCGGGTAACGGTAACGACCTTCGGAGGTCGGGCGGCTGCAGTCCGGGCGGCGCAACTCGAGCTCCCCGCACCGGTAGACCGAGGCAAAGAGTGTGGTGGCGATAATCAGCTCGCGAATATATCGCCAGGCGGCGCGCTGAGTGGGCGTTATTCCGGAAATGCCGTCAAAACAGTAAAACCTCTGAAATTCGCTGACGGCCCAATCAGCACCCGAGCCCCCCGCCCCCATGATGAACCGGGCGAGCTCCTCCTTCAGGTGCGGCAGGAGCCCCACGTTCTCGACGCTGTAATACAGCGCGGTGTTGGGGGGCTGGGCGAAGCTGTGGGTGGAGTGATCAAAGAGGGGCCCGTTGACGAGCTCGAAGAAGCGATGGGTGATGCTGGGGAGCAGGGCCGGGTCCACCTGGTGTCGCAGGAGAGACGCTCGCATGAACCGGTGCGCGTCGAACACGCCCGGCGCCGAGCGGTTGTCGATGACCGTGCCCGCGCCCGCCGTCAGGGCGCAGAAGCGCGCGCGCGCCGCAAAGCCGTTGGCGACCGCGGCGAACGTCGCGGGCAGCACCTCGCCGTGGACGCTGACCCGCAGCATCTTCTCGAGCTCCCCGCGCTGCTCGCGGACGCAGCGCCCCAGGCTGGCCAACGACCGCTTCGTCAGGCGGTCCGCGTACAGCCGCCGTCGCTCCCGCACGTCCGCGGCCGCTTGCGTGGCGATGTCCCCCCACGTCTCGGGCCCCTGCCCCCCGGGCCCGCGGCGACGGTCTTCGTCCTCGCCCCCGCCCCCGGGAGCTCCCAACCCCCGTGCCCCTTCCTCTACGGCGACACGGTCCCCGTCGTCGTCGGGGCCCGCGCCGCCCTTGGGCGCGTCCGCCGCGCCCCCCGCCCCCATGCGCGCCAGCACGCGACGCAGCGCCTCCTCGTCGCACTGTTCGGGGCTGACGAGGCGCCGCAAGAGCGGCGTCGTCAGGTGGTGGTCGTAGCACGCGCGGATGAGCGCCTCGATCTGATCGTCGGGTGACGTGGCCTGACCGCCGATTATTAGGGCGTCCACCATATCCAGCGCCGCCAGGTGGCTCCCGAACGCGCGATCGAAATGCTCCGCCCGCCGCCCGAACAGCGCCAGTTCCACGGCCACCGCGGCGGTCTCCTGCTGCAACTCGCGCCGCGCCAGCGCGGTCAGGTTGCTGGCAAACGCGTCCATGGTGGTCTGGCCGGCGCGGTCGCCGGACGCGAGCCAGAATCGCAATTCGCTGATGGCGTACAGGCCGGGCGTGGTGGCCTGAAACACGTCGTGCGCCTCCAGCAGGGCGTCGGCCTCCTTGCGGACCGAGTCGTTCTCGGGCGACGGGTGGGGCTGCCCGTCGCCCCCCGCGGTCCGGGCCAGCGCATGGTCCAACACGGAGAGCGCCCGCGCGCGGTCGGCGTCCGACAGCCCGGCGGCGTGGGGCAGGTACCGCCGCAGCTCGTTGGCGTCCAGCCGCACCTGCGCCTGCTGGGTGACGTGGTTACAGATACGGTCCGCCAGGCGGCGGGCGATCGTCGCCCCCTGGTTCGCCGTCACACACAGTTCCTCGAAACAGACCGCGCAGGGGTGGGACGGGTCGCTAAGCTCCGGGGGGACGATAAGGCCCGACCCCACCGCCCCCACCATAAACTCCCGAACGCGCTCCAGCGCGGCGGTGGCGCCGCGCGAGGGGGTGATGAGGTGGCAGTAGTTTAGCTGCTTTAGAAAGTTCTCGACGTCGTGCAGGAAACACAGCTCCATATGGACGGTCCCGCCATACGTATCCAGCCTGACCCGTTGGTGATACGGACAGGGTCGGGCCAGGCCCATGGTCTCCGTGAAAAACGCCGCGACGTCTCCCGCGGTCGCGAACGTCTCCAGGCTGCCCAGGAGCCGCTCGCCCTCGCGCCACGCGTACTCTAGCAGCAACTCCAGGGTGACCGACAGCGGGGTGAGAAAGGCCCCGGCCTGGGCCTCCAGGCCCGGCCTCAGACGACGCCGCAGCGCCCGCACCTGAAGCGCGTTCAGCTTCAGTTGGGGGAGCTTCCCCCGTCCGATGTGGGGGTCGCACCGCCGGAGCAGCTCTATCTGAAACACATAGGTCTGCACCTGCCCGAGCAGGGCTAACAACTTTTGACGGGCCACGGTGGGCTCGGACACCGGGGCGGCCATCTCGCGGCGCCGATCTGTACCGCGGCCGGAGTATGCGGTGGACCGAGGCGGTCCGTACGCTACCCGGCGTCTGGCTGAGCCCCGGGGTCCCCCTCTTCGGGGCGGCCTCCCGCGGGCCCGCCGACCGGCAAGCCGGGAGTCGGCGGCGCGTGCGTTTCTGCTCTATTCCCAGACACCGCGGAGAGGAATCACGGCCCGCCCAGAGATATAGACACGGAACACAAACAAGCACGGATGTCGTAGCAATAATTTATTTTACACACATTCCCCGCCCCGCCCTAGGTTCCCCCACCCCCCAACCCCTCACAGCATATCCAACGTCAGGTCTCCCTTTTTGTCGGGGGGCCCCTCCCCAAACGGGTCATCCCCGTGGAACGCCCGTTTGCGGCCGGCAAATGCCGGTCCCGGGGCCCCCGGGCCGCCGAACGGCGTCGCGTTGTCGTCCTCGCAGCCAAAATCCCCAAAGTTAAACACCTCCCCGGCGTTGCCGAGTTGGCTGACTAGGGCCTCGGCCTCGTGCGCCACCTCCAGGGCCGCGTCCGTCGACCACTCGCCGTTGCCGCGCTCCAGGGCACGCGCGGTCAGCTCCATCATCTCCTCGCTTAGGTACTCGTCCTCCAGGAGCGCCAGCCAGTCCTCGATCTGCAGCTGCTGGGTGCGGGGCCCCAGGCTTTTCACGGTCGCCACGAACACGCTACTGGCGACGGCCGCCCCGCCCTCGGAGATAATGCCCCGGAGCTGCTCGCACAGCGAGCTTTCGTGCGCTCCGCCGCCGAGGCTTGAGGCCGCGCACACAAACCCGGCCCGGGGACAGGCCAGGACGAACTTGCGGGTGCGGTCAAAAATAAGGAGCGGGCACGCGTTTTTGCCGCCCATCAGGCTGGCCCAGTTCCCGGCCTGAAACACACGGTCGTTGCCGGCCATGCCGTAGTACTTGCTGATGCTCAACCCCAACACGACCATGGGGCGCGCCGCCATGACGGGCCGCAGCAGGTTGCAGCTGGCGAACATGGACGTCCACGCGCCCGGATGCGCGTCCACGGCGTCCATCAGCGCGCGGGCCCCGGCCTCCAGGCCCGCCCCGCCCTGCGCGGACCACGCGGCCGCAGCCTGCACGCTGGGGGGACGGCGGGACCCCGCGATGATGGCCGTAAGGGTGTTGATGAAGTATGTCGAGTGATCGCAGTACCGCAGAATCTGGTTTGCCATGTAGTACATCGCCAGCTCGCTCACGTTGTTGGGGGCCAGGTTAATAAAGTTTATCGCGCCGTAGTCCAGGGAAAACTTTTTAATGAACGCGATGGTCTCGATGTCCTCGCGCGACAGGAGCCGGGCGGGAAGCTGGTTGCGTTGGAGGGCCGTCCAGAACCACTGCGGGTTCGGCTGGTTGGACCCCGGGGGCTTGCCGTTGGGGAAGATGGCCGCGTGGAACTGCTTCAGCAGAAAGCCCAGCGGTCCGAGGAGGATGTCCACGCGCTTGTCGGGCTTCTGGTAGGCGCTCTGGAGGCTGGCGACCCGCGCCTTGGCGGCCTCGGACGCGTTGGCGCTCGCGCCCGCGAACAACACGCGGCTCTTGACGCGCAGCTCCTTGGGAAACCCCAGGGTCACGCGGGCAACGTCGCCCTCGAAGCTGCTCTCGGCGGGGGCCGTCTGGCCGGCCGTTAGGCTGGGGGCGCAGATAGCCGCCCCCTCCGAGAGCGCGACCGTCAGCGTTTTGGCCGACAGAAACCCGTTGTTAAACATGTCCATCACGCGCCGCCGCAGCACCGGTTGGAATTGATTGCGAAAGTTGCGCCCCTCGACCGACTGCCCGGCGAACACCCCGTGGCACTGACTCAGGGCCAGGTCCTGGTACACGGCGAGGTTGGATCGCCGCCCGAGAAGCTGAAGCAGGGGGCACGGCCCGCACGCGTACGGGTCCAGCGTCAGGGACATGGCGTGGTTGGCCTCGCCCAGACCGTCGCGAAACTTGAAGTTCCTCCCCTCCACCAGGTTGCGCATCAGCTGCTCCACCTCGCGGTCCACGACCTGCCTGACGTTGTTCACCACCGTATGCAGGGCCTCGCGGTTGGTGATGATGGTCTCCAGCCGCCCCATGGCCGTGGGGACCGCCTGGTCCACGTACTGCAGGGTCTCGAGTTCGGCCATGACGCGCTCGGTCGCCGCGCGGTACGTCTCCTGCATGATGGTCCGGGCGGTCTCGGATCCGTCCGCGCGCTTCAGGGCCGAGAAGGCGGCGTAGTTTCCCAGCACGTCGCAGTCGCTGTACATGCTGTTCATGGTCCCGAAGACGCCGATGGCTCCGCGGGCGGCGCTGGCGAACTTTGGATGGCGCGCCCGGAGGCGCATGAGCGTCGTGTGTACGCAGGCGTGGCGCGTGTCGAAGGTGCATAGGTTACAGGGCACGTCGGTCTGGTTGGAGTCCGCGACGTATCGAAACACGTCCATCTCCTGGCGCCCGACGATCACGCCGCCGTCGCAGCGCTCCAGGTAAAACAGCATCTTGGCCAGCAGCGCCGGGGAAAACCCACACAGCATGGCCAGGTGCTCGCCGGCAAATTCCTGGGTTCCGCCGACGAGGGGCGCGGTGGGCCGACCCTCGAACCCGGGCACCACGTGTCCCTCGCGGTCCACCTGTGGGTTGGCCGCCACGTGGGTCCCGGGCACGAGGAAGAAGCGGTAAAAGGAGGGTTTGCTGTGGTCCTTTGGGTCCGCCGGGCCGGCGTCGTCCACCTCGGTGAGATGGAGGGCCGAGTTGGTGCTAAATACCATGGCCCCCACGAGTCCCGCGGCGCGCGCCAGGTACGCCCCGACGGCGTTGGCGCGGGCCGCGGCCGTGTCCTGGCCCTCGAACAGCGGCCACGCGGAGATGTCGGTGGGCGGCTCGTCAAAGACGGCCATCGACACGATAGACTCGAGGGCCAGGGCGGCGTCTCCGGCCATGACGGAGGCCAGGCGCTGTTCGAACCCGCCCGCCGGGCCCTTGCCGCCGCCGTCGCGCCCGCCCCGCGGGGTCTTACCCTGGCTGGCTTCGAAGGCCGTGAACGTAATGTCGGCGGGGAGGGCGGCGCCCTCGTGGTTTTCGTCAAACGCCAGGTGGGCGGCCGCGCGGGCCACGGCGTCCACGTTTCGGCATCGCAGTGCCACGGCGGCGGGTCCCACGACCGCCTCGAACAGGAGGCGGTTGAGGGGGCGGTTAAAAAACGGAAGCGGGTAGGTAAAATTCTCCCCGATCGATCGGTGGTTGGCGTTGAACGGCTCTGCGATGACACGGCTAAAATCCGGCATGAACAGCTGCAACGGGTACACGGGTATGCGGTGCACCTCCGCCCCGCCTATGGTTACCTTGTCCGAGCCTCCCAGGTGCAGAAAGGTGTTGTTGATGCACACGGCCTCCTTGAAGCCCTCGGTAACGACCAGATACAGGAGGGCGCGGTCCGGGTCCAGGCCGAGGCGCTCACACAGCGCCTCCCCCGTCGTCTCGTGTTTGAGGTCGCCGGGCCGGGGGGTGTAGTCCGAAAAGCCAAAATGGCGGCGTGCCCGCTCGCAAAGTCGCGTCAGGTTCGGGGCCTGGGTGCTGGGGTCCAGGTGCCGGCCGCCGTGAAAGACGTACACGGACGAGCTGTAGTGCGAGGGCGTCAGTTTCAGGGACACCGCGGTACCCCCGAGCCCCGTCGTGCGAGAACCCACGACCACGGCCACGTTGGCCTCAAAGCCGCTCTCCACGGTCAGGCCCACGACCAGGGGCGCCACGGCGACGTCGGAATCGCCGCTGCGTGCCGACAGTAACGCCAGAAGCTCGATGCCTTCGGACGGACACGCGCGAGCGTACACGTATCCCAGGGGCCCGGGGGGGACCTTGATGGTGGTTGCCGTCTTGGGCTTTGTCTCCATGTCCTTTTGTCAATCGGTCCGCGAACGGAGGTAATCCCGGCACGACGACGGACGCCCGACAAGGTATGTCTCCCGAGCGTCAAAATCCGGGGGGGGGCGGCGACGGTCAAGGGGAGGGTTGGAGACCGGGGTTGGGGAATGAATCCCTCCCCTTCACCGACAACCCCCCGGGTAACCACGGGGTGCCGATGAACCCCGGCGGCCGGCAACGCGGGGTCCCTGCGAGAGGCACAGATGCTTACGGTCAGGTGCTCCGGGTCGGGTGCGTCTGGTATGCGGTTGGTATATGTACACTTTACCTGGGGGCGTGCCGGTCCGCCCCAGCCCCTCCCACGCCCCGCGCGTCATCAGCCGGTGGGCGTGGCCGCTATTATAAAAAAAGTGAGAACGCGAAGCGTTCGCACTTTGTCCTAATAATATATATATTATTAGGACAAAGTGCGAACGCTTCGCGTTCTCACTTTTTTTATAATAGCGGCCACGCCCACCGGCTACGTCACTCTCCTGTCGGCCGCCGGCGGTCCATAAGCCCGGCCGGCCGGGCCGACGCGAATAAACCGGGCCGCCGGCCGGGGCGCCGCGCAGCAGCTCGCCGCCCGGATCCGCCAGACAAACAAGGCCCTTGCACATGCCGGCCCGGGCGAGCCTGGGGGTCCGGTAATTTTGCCATCCCACCCAAGCGGCTTTTTGGGTTTTTCTCTTCCCCCCTCCCCACATTCCCCTCTTTAGGGGTTCGGGTGGGAACAACCGCGATGTTTTCCGGTGGCGGCGGCCCGCTGTCCCCCGGAGGAAAGTCGGCGGCCAGGGCGGCGTCCGGGTTTTTTGCGCCCGCCGGCCCTCGCGGAGCCAGCCGGGGACCCCCGCCTTGTTTGAGGCAAAACTTTTACAACCCCTACCTCGCCCCAGTCGGGACGCAACAGAAGCCGACCGGGCCAACCCAGCGCCATACGTACTATAGCGAATGCGATGAATTTCGATTCATCGCCCCGCGGGTGCTGGACGAGGATGCCCCCCCGGAGAAGCGCGCCGGGGTGCACGACGGTCACCTCAAGCGCGCCCCCAAGGTGTACTGCGGGGGGGACGAGCGCGACGTCCTCCGCGTCGGGTCGGGCGGCTTCTGGCCGCGGCGCTCGCGCCTGTGGGGCGGCGTGGACCACGCCCCGGCGGGGTTCAACCCCACCGTCACCGTCTTTCACGTGTACGACATCCTGGAGAACGTGGAGCACGCGTACGGCATGCGCGCGGCCCAGTTCCACGCGCGGTTTATGGACGCCATCACACCGACGGGGACCGTCATCACGCTCCTGGGCCTGACTCCGGAAGGCCACCGGGTGGCCGTTCACGTTTACGGCACGCGGCAGTACTTTTACATGAACAAGGAGGAGGTCGACAGGCACCTACAATGCCGCGCCCCACGAGATCTCTGCGAGCGCATGGCCGCGGCCCTGCGCGAGTCCCCGGGCGCGTCGTTCCGCGGCATCTCCGCGGACCACTTCGAGGCGGAGGTGGTGGAGCGCACCGACGTGTACTACTACGAGACGCGCCCCGCTCTGTTTTACCGCGTCTACGTCCGAAGCGGGCGCGTGCTGTCGTACCTGTGCGACAACTTCTGCCCGGCCATCAAGAAGTACGAGGGTGGGGTCGACGCCACCACCCGGTTCATCCTGGACAACCCCGGGTTCGTCACCTTCGGCTGGTACCGTCTCAAACCGGGCCGGAACAACACGCTAGCCCAGCCGCGGGCCCCGATGGCCTTCGGGACATCCAGCGACGTCGAGTTTAACTGTACGGCGGACAACCTGGCCATCGAGGGGGGCATGAGCGACCTACCGGCATACAAGCTCATGTGCTTCGATATCGAATGCAAGGCGGGGGGGGAGGACGAGCTGGCCTTTCCGGTGGCCGGGCACCCGGAGGACCTGGTCATCCAGATATCCTGTCTGCTCTACGACCTGTCCACCACCGCCCTGGAGCACGTCCTCCTGTTTTCGCTCGGTTCCTGCGACCTCCCCGAATCCCACCTGAACGAGCTGGCGGCCAGGGGCCTGCCCACGCCCGTGGTTCTGGAATTCGACAGCGAATTCGAGATGCTGTTGGCCTTCATGACCCTTGTGAAACAGTACGGCCCCGAGTTCGTGACCGGGTACAACATCATCAACTTCGACTGGCCCTTCTTGCTGGCCAAGCTGACGGACATTTACAAGGTCCCCCTGGACGGGTACGGCCGCATGAACGGCCGGGGCGTGTTTCGCGTGTGGGACATAGGCCAGAGCCACTTCCAGAAGCGCAGCAAGATAAAGGTGAACGGCATGGTGAACATCGACATGTACGGGATTATAACCGACAAGATCAAGCTCTCGAGCTACAAGCTCAACGCCGTGGCCGAAGCCGTCCTGAAGGACAAGAAGAAGGACCTGAGCTATCGCGACATCCCCGCCTACTACGCCGCCGGGCCCGCGCAACGCGGGGTGATCGGCGAGTACTGCATACAGGATTCCCTGCTGGTGGGCCAGCTGTTTTTTAAGTTTTTGCCCCATCTGGAGCTCTCGGCCGTCGCGCGCTTGGCGGGTATTAACATCACCCGCACCATCTACGACGGCCAGCAGATCCGCGTCTTTACGTGCCTGCTGCGCCTGGCCGACCAGAAGGGCTTTATTCTGCCGGACACCCAGGGGCGATTTAGGGGCGCCGGGGGGGAGGCGCCCAAGCGTCCGGCCGCAGCCCGGGAGGACGAGGAGCGGCCAGAGGAGGAGGGGGAGGACGAGGACGAACGCGAGGAGGGCGGGGGCGAGCGGGAGCCGGAGGGCGCGCGGGAGACCGCCGGCAGGCACGTGGGGTACCAGGGGGCCAGGGTCCTTGACCCCACTTCCGGGTTTCACGTGAACCCCGTGGTGGTGTTCGACTTTGCCAGCCTGTACCCCAGCATCATCCAGGCCCACAACCTGTGCTTCAGCACGCTCTCCCTGAGGGCCGACGCAGTGGCGCACCTGGAGGCGGGCAAGGACTACCTGGAGATCGAGGTGGGGGGGCGACGGCTGTTCTTCGTCAAGGCTCACGTGCGAGAGAGCCTCCTCAGCATCCTCCTGCGGGACTGGCTCGCCATGCGAAAGCAGATCCGCTCGCGGATTCCCCAGAGCAGCCCCGAGGAGGCCGTGCTCCTGGACAAGCAGCAGGCCGCCATCAAGGTCGTGTGTAACTCGGTGTACGGGTTCACGGGAGTGCAGCACGGACTCCTGCCGTGCCTGCACGTTGCCGCGACGGTGACGACCATCGGCCGCGAGATGCTGCTCGCGACCCGCGAGTACGTCCACGCGCGCTGGGCGGCCTTCGAACAGCTCCTGGCCGATTTCCCGGAGGCGGCCGACATGCGCGCCCCCGGGCCCTATTCCATGCGCATCATCTACGGGGACACGGACTCCATCTTTGTGCTGTGCCGCGGCCTCACGGCCGCCGGGCTGACGGCCGTGGGCGACAAGATGGCGAGCCACATCTCGCGCGCGCTGTTTCTGCCCCCCATCAAACTCGAGTGCGAAAAGACGTTCACCAAGCTGCTGCTGATCGCCAAGAAAAAGTACATCGGCGTCATCTACGGGGGTAAGATGCTCATCAAGGGCGTGGATCTGGTGCGCAAAAACAACTGCGCGTTTATCAACCGCACCTCCAGGGCCCTGGTCGACCTGCTGTTTTACGACGATACCGTCTCCGGAGCGGCCGCCGCGTTAGCCGAGCGCCCCGCGGAGGAGTGGCTGGCGCGACCCCTGCCCGAGGGACTGCAGGCGTTCGGGGCCGTCCTCGTAGACGCCCATCGGCGCATCACCGACCCGGAGAGGGACATCCAGGACTTTGTCCTCACCGCCGAACTGAGCAGACACCCGCGCGCGTACACCAACAAGCGCCTGGCCCACCTGACGGTGTATTACAAGCTCATGGCCCGCCGCGCGCAGGTCCCGTCCATCAAGGACCGGATCCCGTACGTGATCGTGGCCCAGACCCGCGAGGTAGAGGAGACGGTCGCGCGGCTGGCCGCCCTCCGCGAGCTAGACGCCGCCGCCCCAGGGGACGAGCCCGCCCCCCCCGCGGCCCTGCCCTCCCCGGCCAAGCGCCCCCGGGAGACGCCGTCGCCTGCCGACCCCCCGGGAGGCGCGTCCAAGCCCCGCAAGCTGCTGGTGTCCGAGCTGGCCGAGGATCCCGCATACGCCATTGCCCACGGCGTCGCCCTGAACACGGACTATTACTTCTCCCACCTGTTGGGGGCGGCGTGCGTGACATTCAAGGCCCTGTTTGGGAATAACGCCAAGATCACCGAGAGTCTGTTAAAAAGGTTTATTCCCGAAGTGTGGCACCCCCCGGACGACGTGGCCGCGCGGCTCCGGACCGCAGGGTTCGGGGCGGTGGGTGCCGGCGCTACGGCGGAGGAAACTCGTCGAATGTTGCATAGAGCCTTTGATACTCTAGCATGAGCCCCCCGTCGAAGCTGATGTCCCTCATTTTACAATAAATGTCTGCGGCCGACACGGTCGGAATCTCCGCGTCCGTGGGTTTCTCTGCGTTGCGCCGGACCACGAGCACAAACGTGCTCTGCCACACGTGGGCGACGAACCGGTACCCCGGGCACGCGGTGAGCATCCGGTCTATGAGCCGGTAGTGCAGGTGGGCGGACGTGCCGGGAAAGATGACGTACAGCATGTGGCCCCCGTAAGTGGGGTCCGGGTAAAACAACAGCCGCGGGTCGCACGCCCCGCCTCCGCGCAGGATCGTGTGGACGAAAAAAAGCTCGGGTTGGCCAAGAATCCCGGCCAAGAGGTCCTGGAGGGGGGCGTTGTGGCGGTCGGCCAACACGACCAAGGAGGCCAGGAAGGCGCGATGCTCGAATATCGTGTTGATCTGCTGCACGAAGGCCAGGATTAGGGCCTCGCGGCTGGTGGCGGCGAACCGCCCGTCTCCCGCGTTGCACGCGGGACAGCAACCCCCGATGCCTAGGTAGTAGCCCATCCCGGAGAGGGTCAGGCAGTTGTCGGCCACGGTCTGGTCCAGACAGAAGGGCAGCGAGACGGGAGTGGTCTTCACCAGGGGCACCGAGAGCGAGCGCACGATGGCGATCTCCTCGGAGGGCGTCTGGGCGAGGGCGGCGAAAAGGCCCCGATAGCGCTGGCGCTCGTGTAAACACAGCTCCTGTTTGCGGGCGTGAGGCGGCAGGCTCTTCCGGGAGGCCCGACGCACCACGCCCAGAGTCCCGCCGGCCGCAGAGGAGCGCGACCGCCGGCGCTCCTTGCCGTGATAGGGCCCGGGCCGGGAGCCGCGGCGATGGGGGTCGGTGTCATACATAGGTACACAGGGTGTGCTCCAGGGACAGGAGCGAGATCGAGTGGCGTCTAAGCAGCGCGCCCGCCTCACGGACAAATGTGGCGAGCGCGGTGGGCTTTGGTACAAATACCTGATACGTCTTGAAGGTGTAGATGAGGGCACGCAACGCTATGCAGACACGCCCCTCGAACTCGTTCCCGCAGGCCAGCTTGGCCTTGTGGAGCAGCAGCTCGTCGGGATGGGTGGCGGGGGGATGGCCGAACAGAACCCAGGGGTCAACCTCCATCTCCGTAATGGCGCACATGGGGTCACAGAACATGTGCTTAAAGATGGCCTCGGGCCCCGCGGCCCGAAGCAGGCTCACAAACCGGCCCCCGTCCCCGGGCTGCGTCTCGGGGTCAGCCTCGAGCTGGTCGACGACGGGTACGATACAGTCGAAGAGGCTCGTGTTGTTTTCCGAGTAGCGGACCACGGAGGCCCGGAGTCTGCGCAGGGCCAGCCAGTAAGCACGCACCAGTAACAGGTTACACAGCAGGCATTCTCCGCCGGTGCGCCCGCGCCCCCGGCCGTGTTTCAGCACGGTGGCCATCAGAGGGCCCAGGTCGAGGTCGGGCTGGGCATCGGGTTCGGTAAACTGCGCAAAGCGCGGAGCCACGTCGCGCGTGCGTGCCCCGCGATGCGCTTCCCAGGACTGGCGGACCGTGGCGCGACGGGCCTCCGCGGCAGCGCGCAGCTGGGGCCCCGACTCCCAGACGGCGGGGGTGCCGGCGAGGAGCAACAGGACCAGATCCGCGTACGCCCACGTATCCGGCGACTCCTCCGGCTCGCGGTCCCCGGCGACCGTCTCGAATTCCCCGTTGCGAGCGGCGGCGCGAGTACAGCAGCTGTCCCCGCCCCCGCGCCGACCCTCCGTGCAGTCCAGGAGACGGGCGCAATCCTTCCAGTTCATCAGCGCGGTGGTGAGCGACGGCTGCGTGCCGGATCCCGCCGCCGACCCCGCCCCCTCCTCGCCCCCGGAGGCCAAGGTTCCGATGAGGGCCCGGGTGGCAGACTGCGCCAGGAACGAGTAGTTGGAGTACTGCACCTTGGCGGCTCCCGGGGAGGGCGAGGGCTTGGGTTGCTTCTGGGCATGCCGCCCGGGCACCCCGCCGTCGGTACGGAAGCAGCAGTGGAGAAAAAAGTGCCGGTGGATGTCGTTTATGGTGAGGGCAAAGCGTGCGAAGGAGCCGACCAGGGTCGCCTTCTTGGTGCGCAGAAAGTGGCGGTCCATGACGTACACAAACTCGAACGCGGCCACGAAGATGCTAGCGGCGCAGTGGGGCGCCCCCAGGCATTTGGCACAGAGAAACGCGTAATCGGCCACCCACTGAGGCGAGAGGCGGTAGGTTTGCTTGTACAGCTCGATGGTGCGGCAGACCAGACAGGGCCGGTCCAGCGCGAAGGTGTCGATGGCCGCCGCGGAAAAGGGCCCGGTGTCCAAAAGCCCCTCCCCACAGGGATCCGGGGGCGGGTTGCGGGGTCCTCCGCGCCCGCCCGAACCCCCTCCGTCGCCCGCCCCCCCGCGGGCCCTTGAGGGGGCGGTGACCACGTCGGCGGCGACGTCCTCGTCGAGCGTACCGACGGGCGGCACACCTATCACGTGACTGGCCGTCAGGAGCTCGGCGCAGAGAGCCTCGTTAAGAGCCAGGAGGCTGGGATCGAAGGCCACATACGCGCGCTCGAACGCCCCCGCCTTCCAGCTGCTGCCGGGGGACTCTTCGCACACCGCGACGCTCGCCAGGACCCCGGGGGGCGAAGTTGCCATGGCTGGGCGGGAGGGGCGCACGCGCCAGCGAACTTTACGGGACACAATCCCCGACTGCGCGCTGCGGTCCCAGACCCTGGAGAGTCTAGACGCGCGCTACGTCTCGCGAGACGGCGCGCATGACGCGGCCGTCTGGTTCGAGGATATGACCCCCGCCGAGCTGGAGGTTGTCTTCCCGACTACGGACGCCAAGCTGAACTACCTGTCGCGGACGCAGCGGCTGGCCTCCCTCCTGACGTACGCCGGGCCTATAAAAGCGCCCGACGACGCCGCCGCCCCGCAGACCCCGGACACCGCGTGTGTGCACGGCGAGCTGCTCGCCCGCAAGCGGGAAAGATTCGCGGCGGTCATTAACCGGTTCCTGGACCTGCACCAGATTCTGCGGGGCTGACGCGCGTGCTGTTGGGCGGGACGGTTCGCGAACCCTTTGGTGGGTTTACGCGGGCACGCACGCTCCCATCGCGGGCGCCATGGCGGGACTGGGCAAGCCCTACACCGGCCACCCAGGTGACGCCTTCGAGGGTCTCGTTCAGCGAATTCGGCTTATCGTCCCATCTACGTTGCGGGGCGGGGACGGGGAGGCGGGCCCCTACTCTCCCTCCAGCCTCCCCTCCAGGTGCGCCTTTCAGTTTCATGGCCATGACGGGTCCGACGAGTCGTTTCCCATCGAGTATGTACTGCGGCTTATGAACGACTGGGCCGAGGTCCCGTGCAACCCTTACCTGCGCATACAGAACACCGGCGTGTCGGTGCTGTTTCAGGGGTTTTTTCATCGCCCACACAACGCCCCCGGGGGCGCGATTACGCCAGAGCGGACCAATGTGATCCTGGGCTCCACCGAGACGACGGGGCTGTCCCTCGGCGACCTGGACACCATCAAGGGGCGGCTCGGCCTGGATGCCCGGCCGATGATGGCCAGCATGTGGATCAGCTGCTTTGTGCGCATGCCCCGCGTGCAGCTCGCGTTTCGGTTCATGGGCCCCGAAGATGCCGGACGGACGAGACGGATCCTGTGCCGCGCCGCCGAGCAGGCTATTACCCGTCGCCGCCGAACCCGGCGGTCCCGGGAGGCGTACGGGGCCGAGGCCGGGCTGGGGGTGGCCGGAACGGGTTTCCGGGCCAGGGGGGACGGTTTTGGCCCGCTCCCCTTGTTAACCCAAGGGCCCTCCCGCCCGTGGCACCAGGCCCTGCGGGGTCTTAAGCACCTACGGATTGGCCCCCCCGCGCTCGTTTTGGCGGCGGGACTCGTCCTGGGGGCCGCTATTTGGTGGGTGGTTGGTGCTGGCGCGCGCCTATAAAAAAGGACGCACCGCCGCCCTAATCGCCAGTGCGTTCCGGACGCCTTCGCCCCACACAGCCCTCCCGACCGACACCCCCATATCGCTTCCCGACCTCCGGTCCCGATGGCCGTCCCGCAATTTCACCGCCCCAGCACCGTTACCACCGATAGCGTCCGGGCGCTTGGCATGCGCGGGCTCGTCTTGGCCACCAATAACTCTCAGTTTATCATGGATAACAACCACCCGCACCCCCAGGGCACCCAAGGGGCCGTGCGGGAGTTTCTCCGCGGTCAGGCGGCGGCGCTGACGGACCTTGGTCTGGCCCACGCAAACAACACGTTTACCCCGCAGCCTATGTTCGCGGGCGACGCCCCGGCCGCCTGGTTGCGGCCCGCGTTTGGCCTGCGGCGCACCTATTCACCGTTTGTCGTTCGAGAACCTTCGACGCCCGGGACCCCGTGAGGCCCGGGGAGTTCCTTCTGGGGTGTTTTAATCAATAAAAGACCACACCAACGCACGAGCCTTGCGTTTAATGTCGTGTTTATTCAAGGGAGTGGGATAGGGTTCGACGGTTCGAAACTTAACACACCAAATAATCGAGCGCGTCTAGCCCAGTAACATGCGCACGTGATGTAGGCTGGTCAGCACGGCGTCGCTGTGATGAAGCAGCGCCCGGCGGGTCCGCTGTAACTGCTGTTGTAGGCGGTAACAGGCGCGGATCAGTACCGCCAGGGCGCTACGACCGGTGCGTTGCACGTAGCGTCGCGACAGAACTGCGTTTGCCGATACGGGCGGGGGGCCGAATTGTAAGCGCGTCACCTCTTGGGAGTCATCGGCGGATAACGCACTGAATGGTTCGTTGGTTATGGGGGAGTGTGGTTCCCCAGGGAGTGGGTCGAGCGCCTCGGCCTCGGAATCCGAGAGGAACAACGAGGTGGCGTCGGAGTCTTCGTCGTCAGAGACATACAGGGTCTGAAGCAGCGACACGGGCGGGGGGGTAGCGTCGATGTGTAGCGCGAGGGAGGATGCCCACGAAGACACCCCAGACAAGGAGCTGCCCGTGCGTGGATTTGTGGAAGACGCGGAAGCCGGGACGGATGGGCGGTTTTGCGGTGCCCGGAACCGAACCGCCGGATACTCCCCGGGTGCTACATGCCCGTTTTGGGGCTGGGGTTGGGGCTGGGGTTGGGGCTGGGGTTGGGGCTGGGGTTGGGGCTGGGGTTGGGGCTGGGGTTGGGGTTGGGGTTGGGGCTGGGGTTGGGGTTGGGGCTGGGGCTGGGGCTGGGGCTGGGGCTGGGGCTGGGGCTGGGGCTGGGGCTGGGGCTGGGGCTGGGGCTGGGGCTGGGGCTGGGGCTGGGGCTGGGGTTGGGGCGCGGACAGGCGGCTGACGGTCAAATGCCCCCGGGGGCGCGCAGATGTGGTGGGCGTGGCCACCGGCTGCCGTGTAGTGGGGCGGCGGGAAACCGGGCCTCCGGGCGCAACACCGCCCTCCAGCGTCAAGTATGTGGGGGGCGGGCCTGACGTCGGGGGCGGGGCGACGGGTTGGACCGCGGGAGGCGGGGGAGAGGGACCTGCGGGAGAGGATGAGGTCGGCTCGGCCGGGTTGCGGCCTAAAACAGGGGCCGTGGGGTCGGCGGGGTCCCAGGGTGAAGGGAGGGATTCCCGCGATTCGGACAGCGACGCGACAGCGGGGCGCGTAAGGCGCCGCTGCGGCCCGCCTACGGGAACCCTGGGGGGGGTTGGCGCGGGACCCGAGGTTAGCGGGGGGCGGCGGTTTTCGCCCCCGGGCAAAACCGTGCCGGTTGCGACCGGGGGCGGAACGGGATCGATAGGGAGAGCGGGAGAAGCCTGGCCGGCGGCCTGGGGCCCGAGCGGGAGGGGCACACCAGACACCAAAGCGTGGGGCGCTGGCTCTGGGGGTTTGGGAGGGGCCGGGGGGCGCGCGAAATCGGTAACCGGGGCGACCGTGTCGGGGAGGGCAGGCGGCCGCCAACCCTGGGTGGTCGCGGAAGCCTGGGTGGCGCGCGCCAGGGAGCGTGCCCGGCGGTGTCGGCGCGCGCGCGACCCGGACGAAGAAGCGGCAGAAGCGCGGGAGGAGGCGGGGGGGCGGGGGGCGGTGGCATCGGGGGGCGCCGGGGAACTTTGGGGGGACGGCAAGCGCCGGAAGTCGTCGCGGGGGCCCACGGGCGCCGGCCGCGTGCTTTCGGCCGGGACGCCCGGTCGTGCTTCGCGAGCCGTGACTGCCGGCCCAGGGGGCCGCGGTGCACACTGGGACGTGGGGACGGACTGATCGGCGGTGGGCGAAAGGGGGTCCGGGGCAAGGAGGGGCGCGGGGCCGCCGGAGTCGTCAGACGCGAGCTCCTCCAGGCCGTGAATCCATGCCCACATGCGAGGGGGGACGGGCTCGCCGGGGGTGGCGTCGGTGAATAGCGTGGGGGCCAGGCTTCCGGGCCCCAACGAGCCCTCCGCCCCAACAAGGTCCACAGGGCCGGGGGTCGGGTTCGGGACCGAGGGGCTCTGGTCGTCGGGGGCGCGCTGGTACACCGGATGCCCCGGGAATAGCTCCCCCGACAGGAGGGAGGCGTCGAACGGCCGCCCGAGGATAGCTCGCGCGAGGAAGGGGTCCTCGTCGGTGGCGCTGGCGGCGAGGACGTCCTCGCCGCCCGCCACAAACGGGAGCTCCTCGGTGGCCTCGCTGCCAACAAACCGCACGTCGGGGGGGCCGGGGGGGTCCGGGTTTTCCCACAACACCGCGACCGGGGTCATGGAGATGTCCACGAGCACCAGACACGGCGGGCCCCGGGCGAGGGGCCGCTCGGCGATGAGCGCGGACAGGCGCGGGAGCTGTGCCGCCAGACACGCGTTTTCGATCGGGTTCAGGTCGGCGTGCAGGAGGCGGACGGCCCACGTCTCGATGTCGGACGACACGGCATCGCGCAAGGCGGCGTCCGGCCCGCGAGCGCGTGAGTCAAACAGCGTGAGACACAGCTCCAGCTCCGACTCGCGGGAAAAGGCCGTGGTGTTGCGGAGCGCCACGACGACGGGCGCGCCCAGGAGCACTGCCGCCAGCACCAGGTCCATGGCCGTAACGCGCGCCGCGGGGGTGCGGTGGGTGGCGGCGGCCGGCACGGCGACGTGCTGGCCCGTGGGCCGGTAGAGGGCGTTGGGGGGAGCGGGGGGTGACGCCTCGCGCCCCCCCGAGGGGCTCAGCGTCTGCCCAGATTCCAGACGCGCGGTCAGAAGGGCGTCGAAACTGTCATACTCTGTGTAGTCGTCCGGAAACATGCAGGTCCAAAGAGCGACCAGAGCGGTGCTTGGGAGACACATGCGCCCGAGGACGCTCACCGCCGCCAGCGCCTGGGCGGGACTCAGCTTTCCCAGCGCGGCGCCGCGCTCGGTTCCCAGCTCGGGGACCGAGCGCCAGGGCGCCAGGGGGTCGGTTTCGGACAACTTGCCGCGGCGCCAGTCTGCCAGCCGCGTGCCGAACATGAGGCCCCGGGTCGGAGGGCCTCCGGCCGAAAACGCTGGCAGCACGCGGATGCGGGCGTCTGGATGCGGGGTCAGGCGCTGCACGAATAGCATGGAATCTGCTGCGTTCTGAAACGCACGGGGGAGGGTGAGATGCATGTACTCGTGTTGGCGAACCAGATCCAGGCGCCAAAAGGTGTAAATGTGTTCCGGGGAGCTGGCCACCAGCGCCACCAGCACGTCGTTCTCGTTAAAGGAAACGCGGTGCCTAGTGGAGCTCTGGGGTCCGAGCGGCGGCCCCGGGGCCGCCGCGTCACCCCCCCATTCCAGCTGGGCCCAGCGACACCCAAACTCGCGCGTGAGAGTGGTCGCGACGAGGGCGACGTAGAGCTCGGCCGCCGCATCCATCGAGGCCCCCCATCTCGCCTGGCGGTGGCGCACAAAGCGTCCGAAGAGCTGAAAGTTGGCGGCCTGGGCGTCGCTGAGGGCCAGCTGAAGCCGGTTGATGACGGTGAGGACGTACATGGCCGTGACGGTCGAGGCCGACTCCAGGGTGTCCGTCGGAAGCGGGGGGCGAATGCATGCCGCCTCGGGACACATCAGCAGCGCGCCGAGCTTGTCGGTCACGGCCGGGAAGCAGAGCGCGTACTGCAGTGGCGTTCCATCCGGGACCAAAAAGCTGGGGGCGAACGGCCGATCCAGCGTACTGGTGGCCTCGCGCAGCACCAGGGGCCCCGGGCCTCCGCTCACTCGCAGGTACGCCTCGCCCCGGCGGCGCAGCATCTGCGGGTCGGCCTCTTGGCCGGGTGGGGCGGACGCCCGGGCGCGGGCGTCTAGGGCGCGAAGATCCACGAGCAGGGGCGCGGGCGCGGCCGCCGCGCCCGCGCCCGTCTGGCCTGTGGCCTTGGCGTACGCGCTATATAAGCCCATGCGGCGTTGGATGAGCTCCCGCGCGCCCCGGAACTCCTCCACCGCCCATGGGGCCAGGTCCCCGGCCACCGCGTCGAATTCCGCCAACAGGCCCCCCAGGGTGTCAAAGTTCATCTCCCAGGCCACCCTTGGCACCACCTCGTCCCGCAGCCGGGCGCTCAGGTCGGCGTGTTGGGCCACGCGCCCCCCGAGCTCCTCCACGGCCCCGGCCCGCTCGGCGCTCTTGGCGCCCAGGACGCCCTGGTACTTGGCGGGAAGGCGCTCGTAGTCCCGCTGGGCTCGCAGCCCCGACACAGTGTTGGTGGTGTCCTGCAGGGCGCGAAGCTGCTCGCATGCCGCGCGAAATCCCTCGGGCGATTTCCAGGCCCCCCCGCGAACGCGGCCGAAGCGACCCCATACCTCGTCCCACTCCGCCTCGGCCTCCTCGAGAGACCTCCGCAGGGCCTCGACGCGGCGACGGGTGTCGAAGAGCGCCTGCAGGCGCGCGCCCTGTCGCGTCAGGAGGCCCGGGCCGTCGCCGCTGGCCGCGCTTAGCGGGTGCGTCTCAAAGGTACGCTGGGCATGTTCCAACCAGGCGACCGCCTGCACGTCGAGCTCGCGCGCCTTCTCCGTCTGGTCCACCAGAATTTCGACCTGATCCGCGATCTCCTCCGCCGAGCGCGCCTGGTCCAGCGTCTTGGCCACGGTCGCCGGGACGGCGACCACCTTCAGCAGGGTCTTCAGATTGGCCAGACCCTCGGCCTCGAGCTGGGCCCGGCGCTCGCGCGCGGCCAGCACCTCCCGCAGCCCCGCCGTGACCCGCTCGGTGGCTTCGGCGCGCTGCTGTTTGGCGCGCACCACGGCGTCCTTGGTATCGGCCAGGTCCTGTCGGGTCACGAATGCGACGTAGTCGGCGTACGCCGTGTCCTTCACGGGGCTCTGGTCCACGCGCTCCAGCGCCGCCACGCACGCCACCAGCGCGTCCTCGCTCGGGCAGGGCAGGGTGACCCCTGCCCGGACAAGCTCGGCGGCCGCCGCCGGGTCGTTGCGCACCGCGGATATCTCCTCCGCGGCGGCGGCCAGGTCCAGCGCCACGCTTCCGATCGCGCGCCGCGCGTCGGCCCGGAGGGCGTCCAGGCGATCGCGGATATCCACGTACTCGGCGTAGCCCTTTTGAAAAAACGGCACGTACTGGCGCAGGGCCGGCACGCCCCCCAAGTCTTCCGACAGGTGTAGGACGGCCTCGTGGTAGTCGATAAACCCGTCGTTCGCCTGGGCCCGCTCCAGCAGCCCCCCCGCCAGCCGCAGAAGCCGCGCCAGGGGCTCGGTGTCCACCCGAAACATGTCGGCGTACGTGTCGGCCGCGGCCCCGAAGGCCGCGCTCCAGTCGATGCGGTGAATGGCTGCGAGCGGGGGGAGCATGGGGTGGCGCTGGTTCTCGGGGGTGTATGGGTTAAACGCAAGGGCCGTCTCCAGGGCAAGGGTCACCGCCTTGGCGTTGGTTCCCAGCGCCTGTTCGGCCCGCTTTCGGAAGTCCCGGGGGTTGTAGCCGTGCGTGCCCGCCAGCGCCTGCAGGCGACGGAGCTCGACCACGTCAAACTCGGCACCGCTTTCCACGCGGTCCAGCACGGCCTCCACGTCGGCGGCCCAGCGCTCGTGGCTACTGCGGGCGCGCTGGGCCGCCATCTTCTCTCTGAGGTCGGCGGTGGCGGCCTCAAGTTCGTCGGCGCGGCGTCGCGTGGCGCCGATGACCTTTCCCAGCTCCTGCAGGGCGCGCCCGCTGGGGGAGTGGTCCCCGGCCGTCCCTTCGGCGTGCAACAGGCCCCCGAACCTGCCCTCGTGGCCCGCGAGGCTTTCCCGCGCGCCGGTGGTCGCGCGCGTCGCGGCCTGGATCAGGGAGGCATGCTCTCCCTCCGGTTGGTTGGCGGCCCGGCGCACCTGGACGACAAGGTCGGCGGCAGCCGACCCTAAGGTCGTGAGCTGGGCGATGGCCACCCGCGCGTCCAGGGCCAACCGAGTCGCCTTGACGTATCCCGCGGCGCTGTCGGCCATGGCCGCTAGGAAGGCCAGGGGGGAGGCCGGGTCGCTGGCGGCCGCGCCCAGGGCCGTCACCGCGTCGACCAGGACGCGGTGCGCCCGCACGGCCGCATCCACCGTCGACGCAGGGTCTGCCGTTGCGACGGCGGCGCTGCCGGCGTTGATGGCGTTCGAGACGGCGTGGGCTATGATCGGGGCGTGATCGGCGAAGAACTGCAAGAGAAACGGAGTCTCTGGGGCGTCGGCGAACAGGTTCTTCAGCACCACCACGAAGCTGGGATGCAAGCCAGACAGAGCCGTCGCCGTGTCCGGAGTCGGGTGCTCCAGGGCATCTCGGTACTGCCCCAGCAGCCCCCACATGTCCGCCCGCAGCGCCGCCGTAACCTCAGGGGGCGCCCCCCGAACGGCCTCGGGGAGGTCCGACCAGCCCGCCGGCAGGGAGGCCCGCAGGGTCGCCAGGACGGCCGGACAGGCCTTTAGCCCCACAAAGTCAGGGAGGGGGCGCAGGACCCCCTGGAGTTTGTGCAAGAACTTCTCCCGGGCGTCGCGGGCCACCTTCGCCCGCTCCCGCGCTCCCTCGAGCATTGCCTCCAGGGAGCGCGCGCGCTCCCGCAAACGGGCACGCGCATCGGGGGCGAGCTCTGCCGTCAGCTTGGCGGCATCCATGGCCCGCGCCTGCCGCAGCGCTTCCTCGGCCATGCGCGTGGCCTCTGGCGACAGCCCGCCGTCGTCGGGGTAGGGCGACGCGCCGGGCGCAGGAACAAAGGCCGCGTCGCTGTCCAGCTGCTGGCCCAGGGCCGCATCTAGGGCGTCGAAGCGCCGCAGCTCGGCCAGACCCGAGCTGCGGCGCGCCTGTTGGTCGTTAATGTCGCGGATGCTGCGCGCCAGCTCGTCCAGTGGCTTGCGTTCTATCAGCCCTTGGTTGGCGGCGTCCGTCAGGACGGAGAGCCAGGCCGCCAGGTCCTCGGGGGCGTCCAGCGTCTGGCCCCGCTGGATCAGATCCCGCAACAGGATGGCCGTGGGGCTGGTCGCGATCGGGGGCGGGGCGGGAATGGCGGCGCGCTGCGCGATGTCCCGCGTGTGCTGGTCGAAGACAGGCAGGGACTCGAGCAGCTGGACCACGGGCACGACGGCGGCCGAAGCCACGTGAAACCGGCGGTCGTTGTTGTCGCTGGCCTGTAGAGCCTTGGCGCTGTATACGGCCCCCCGGTAAAAGTACTCCTTAACCGCGCCCTCGATCGCCCGACGGGCCTGGGTCCGCACCTCCTCCAGCCGAACCTGAACGGCCTCGGGGCCCAGGGGGGGTGGGCGCGGAGCCCCCTGCGGGGCCGCCCCGGCCGGGGCGGGCATTACGCCGAGGGGCCCGGCGTGCTGTGAGACCGCGTCGACCCCGCGAGCGAGGGCGTCGAGGGCCTCGCGCATCTGGCGATCCTCCGCCTCCACCCTAATCTCTTCGCCACGGGCAAATTTGGCCAGAGCCTGGACTCTATACAGAAGCGGTTCTGGGTGCGTCGGGGTGGCGGGGGCAAAAAGGGTGTCCGGGTGGGCCTGCGAGCGCTCCAGAAGCCACTCGCCGAGGCGTGTATACAGATTGGCCGGCGGGGCCGCGCGAAGCTGCAGCTCCAGGTCCGCGAGTTCCCCGTAAAAGGCGTCCGTCTCCCGAATGACATCCCTAGCCACAAGGATCAGCTTCGCCAGCGCCAGGCGACCGATCAGAGAGTTTTCGTCCAGCACGTGCTGGACGAGGGGCAGATGGGCGGCCACGTCGGCCAGGCTCAGGCGCGTGGAGGCCAGAAAGTCCCCCACGGCCGTTTTCCAGGGCAGCATGTTCAGGGTAAACTCCAGCAGGGCGGCGGCCGGGCCGGCCACCCCGGCCTGGGTGTGCGTCCGGGCCCCGTTCTCGATGAGAAAGGCGAGGACGCGTTCAAAGAAAAAAATAACACAGAGCTCCAGCAGCCCCGGAGAGGCCGGATACGGCGACCGTAAGGCGCTGATGGTGAGCCGCGAACACGCGGCGACCTCGCGGGCCAGGGCGGCGGAGCACGCGGTGAACTTAACCGCCGTGGCGGCCACGTTTGGGTGGGCCTCGAACAGCTGGGCGAGGTCTGCGCCCGGGGGCTCGGGCGAGCGGCGAGTCTTCAGCGCCTCGAGGGCCTGTGAGGACGCCGGAACCGTGGGCCCGTCGTCCTCGCCCGCCTCGGCGACCGGCGGCCCGGCCGGGTCGGGGGGTGCCGAGGCGAGGACAGGCTCCGGAACGGAGGCGGGGACCGCGGCCCCGACGGGGGTTTTGCCTTTGGGGGTGGATTTCTTCTTGGTTTTGGCAGGGGGGGCCGAGCGTTTCGTTTTCTCCCCCGAAGTCAGGTCTTCGACGCTGGAAGGCGGAGTCCAGGTGGGTCGGCGGCGCTTGGGAAGGCCGGCCGAGTAGCGTGCCCGGTGCCGACCAACCGGGACGACGCCCATCTCCAGGACCCGCATGTCGTCGTCATCTTCTTCGGCCGCCTCTGCGGCGGGGGTCTTGGGGGCGGAGGGAGGCGGTGGTGGGATCGCGGAGGGTGGGTCGGCGGAGGGTGGGTCGGCGGAGGGGGGATCCGTGGGTGGGGTACCCTTCAGGGCCACCGCCCATACATCGTCGGGCGCCCGATTCGGGCGCTTGGCCTCTGGTTTTGCCGACGGACCGGCCGTCCCCCGGGATGTCTCGGAGGCCCTGTCGTCGCGACGGGCCCGGGTCGGTGGCGGCGACTGGGCGGCTGTGGGCGGGTGTGGCCCCGGGCCCCCTACCCCCTCCCGGGGGCCCACGCCGACGCAGGGCTCCCCCAGGCCCGCGATCTCGCCCCGCAGGGGGTGCGTGATGGCCACGCGCCGTTCGCTGAACGCTTCGTCCTGCAGGTAAGTCTCGCTGGCCCCGTAAAGATGCAGAGCCGCGGCCGTCAAGTCCGCAGGAGCCGCGGGTTCCGGGCCCGACGGCACGAAAAACACCATGGCTCCCGCCCACCGTACGTCCGGGCGATCGCGGGTGTAATACGTCAGGTATGGATACATGTCCCCCGCCCGCACTTTGGCGATGAACGCGGGGGTGCCCTCCGGAAGGCCGTGCGGGTCAAAAAGGTATGCGGTGTCGCCGTCCCTGAACAGCCCCATCCCTAGGGGGCCAATGGTTAGGAGCGTGTACGACAGGGGGCGCAGGGCCCACGGGCCGGCGAAGAACGTGTGTGCGGGGCATTGTGTCTCCAGCAGGCCCGCCGCGGGCTCCCCGAAGAAGCCCACCTCGCCGTATACGCGCGAGAAGACACAGCGCAGTCCGCCGCGCGCCCCTGGGTACTCGAGGAAGTTGGGGAGCTCGACGATCGAACACATGCGCGGCGGCCCAGGGCCCGCGGTCGCGCGCGTCCACTCGCCCCCCTCGACCAAACATCCCTCGATGGCCTCCGCGGACAGGACGTCGCGAGGGCCCACATCAAATATGAGGCTGAGAAAGGACAGCGACGAGCGCATGCACGATACCGACCCCCCCGGCTCCAGGTCGGGCGCGAACTGGTTCCGAGCACCGGTGACCACGATGTCGCGATCCCCCCCGCGTTCCATCGTGGAGTGCGGTGGGGTGCCCGCGATCATATGTGCCCTGCTGGCCAGAGACCCGGCCTGTTTATGGACCGGACCCCCGGGGTTAGTGTTGTTTCCGCCACCCATGCCCCCGTACCATGGCCCCGGTTCCCCTGATTAGGCTACGAGTCGCGGTGATCGCTTCCCAAAAACCGAGCTGCGTTTGTCTGTCTTGGTCTTCCACCCCCCCCCCCGCCCGCCCGCACACCATAACACCGAGAACAACACACGGGGGTGGGCGTAACATAATAAAGCTTTATTGGTAACTAGTTAACGGCAAGTCCGTGGGTGGCGCGACGGTGTCCTCCGGGATCATCTCGTCGTCCTCGACGGGGGTGTTGGAATGAGGCGCCCCCTCGCGGTCCGCCTGGCGTGGGCCGTGCCCATAGGCCTCCGGCTTCTGTGCGTCCATGGGCATAGGCGCGGGGAGACTGTTTCCGGCGTCGCGGACCTCCAGGTCCCTGGGAGACTCCGGTCCGGCTAACGGACGAAACGCGGAAGCGCGAAACACGCCGTCGGTGACCCGCAGGAGCTCGTTCATCAGTAACCAATCCATACTCAGCGTAACGGCCAGCCCCTGGCGAGACAGATCCACGGAGTCCGGAACCGCGGTCGTCTGGCCCAGGGGGCCGAGGCTGTAGTCCCCCCAGGCCCCTAGGTCGCGACGGCTCGTAAGCACGACGCGGTCGGCCGCGGGGCTTTGCGGGGGGGCGTCCTCGGGCGCATGCGCCATTACCTCTCGGATGGCCGCGGCGCGCTGGTCGGCCGAGCTGACCAAGGGCGCCACGACCACGGCGCGCTCCGTCTGCAGGCCCTTCCACGTGTCGTGGAGTTCCTGGACAAACTCGGCCACGGGCTCGGGTCCCGCGGCCGCGCGCGCGGCTTGATAGCAGGCCGACAGACGCCGCCAGCGCGCTAGAAACTGACCCATGAAGCAAAACCCGGGGACCTGGTCTCCCGACAGCAGCTTCGACGCCCGGGCGTGAATGCCGGACACGACGGACAGAAACCCGTGAATTTCGCGCCGGACCACGGCCAGCACGTTGTCCTCGTGCGACACCTGGGCCGCCAGCTCGTCGCACACCCCCAGGTGCGCCGTGGTTTCGGTGATGACGGAACGCAGGCTCGCGAGGGACGCGACCAGCGCGCGCTTGGCGTCGTGATACATGCTGCAGTACTGACTCACCGCGTCCCCCATGGCCTCGGGGGGCCAGGGCCCCAGGCGGTCGGGCGTGTCCCCGACCACCGCATACAGGCGGCGCCCGTCGCTCTCGAACCGACACTCGAAAAAGGCGGAGAGCGTGCGCATGTGCAGCCGCAGCAGCACGATGGCGTCCTCCAGTTGGCGAATCAGGGGGTCTGCGCGCTCGGCGAGGTCCTGCAGCACCCCCCGGGCGGCCAGGGCGTACATGCTAATCAACAGGAGGCTGGTGCCCACCTCGGGGGGCGGGGGGGGCTGCAGCTGGACCAGGGGCCGCAGCTGCTCGACGGCACCCCTGGAGATCACGTACAGCTCCCGGAGCAGCTGCTCTATGTTGTCGGCCATCTGCATAGTGGGGCCGAGGCCGCCCCGGGCGGCCGGTTCGAGGAGGGTGATCAGCGCGCCCAGTTTGGTGCGATGGCCCTCAACCGTGGGGAGATAGCCCAGCCCAAAGTCCCGGGCCCAGGCCAACACACGCAGGGCGAACTCGACCGGGCGGGGAAGGTAGGCCGCGCTACACGTGGCCCTCAGCGCGTCCCCGACCACCAGGGCCAGAACGTAGGGGACGAAGCCCGGGTCGGCGAGGACGTTGGGGTGAATGCCCTCGAGGGCGGGGAAGCGGATCTGGGTCGCCGCGGCCAGGTGGACAGAGGGGGCGTGGCTGGGCTGCCCGACGGGGAGAAGCGCGGACAGCGGCGTGGCCGGGGTGGTGGGGGTGATGTCCCAGTGGGTCTGACCATACACGTCGATCCAGATGAGCGCCGTCTCGCGGAGAAGGCTGGGTTGACCGGAACTAAAGCGGCGCTCGGCCGTCTCAAACTCCCCCACGAGCGCCCGCCGCAGGCTCGCCAGATGTTCCGTCGGCACGGCCGGACCCATGATACGCGCCAGCGTCTGGCTTAGAACGCCCCCCGACAGGCCGACCGCCTCGCAGAGCCGCCCGTGCGTGTGCTCGCTGGCGCCCTGGACCCGCCTGAAAGTTTTTACGTAGTTGGCATAGTACCCGTATTCCCGCGCCAACCCAAACACGTTCGACCCCGCGAGGGCAATGCACCCAAAGAGCTGCTGGACTTCGCCGAGTCCGTGGCCGGTGGGCGTCCGCGCGGGGACGCCCGCCGCCAGAAACCCCTCCAGGGCCGAAAGGTAGTGCGTGCAGTGCGAGGGCGTGAACCCAGCGTCGATCAGGGTGTTGATCACCACGGAGGGCGAATTGGTATTCTGGATCAACGTCCACGTCTGCTGCAGCAGAGCCAGCAGCCGCTGCTGGGCGCCGGCGGAGGGCTGCTCCCCGAGCTGCAGCAGGCTGGAGACGGCAGGCTGGAAGACTGCCAGTGCCGACGAACTCAGGAACGGCACGTCGGGATCAAACACGGCCACGTCCGTCCGCACGCGCGCCATTAGCGTCCCCGGGGGCGCACAGGCCGAGCGCGGGCTGACGCGGCTGAGGGCCGTCGACACGCGCACCTCCTCGCGGCTGCGAACCATCTTGTTGGCCTCGAGCGGCGGAATCATTATGGCCGGGTCGATCTCCCGCACGGTGTGCTGAAACTGCGCCAACAGGGGCGGCGGGACCACAGCCCCCCGCTCGGGGGTCGTCAGGTACTCGTCCACCAGGGCCAACGTAAAGAGGGCCCGTGTGAGGGGAGTGAGGGTCGCGTCGTCTATGCGCTGGAGGTGCGCCGAGAACAGCGTCACCCGATTACTCACCAGGGCCAAGAACCGGAGGCCCTCTTGCACGAACGGGGCGGGGAAGAGCAGGCTGTACGCCGGGGTGGTAAGGTTCGCGCTGGGCTGCCCCAACGGGACCGGCGCCATCTTGAGCGACGTCTCCCCAAGGGCCTCGATGGAGGTCCGCGGGCTCATGGCCAAGCAGCTCTTGGTGACGGTTTGCCAGCGGTCTATCCACTCCACGGCGCACTGGCGGACGCGGACCGGCCCCAGGGCCGCCGCGGTGCGCAGGCCGGCGGAATCCAGCGCATGGGACGTGTCGGAGCCGGTGACCGCGAGGATGGTGTCCTTGATGACCTCCATCTCCCGGAAGGCCTGGTCGGGGGCCTCGGGGAGAGCCACCACCAAGCGGTGTACGAGCAACCCGGGGAGGTTCTCGGCCAAGAGCGCCGTCTCCGGAAGCCCGTGGGCCCGGTGGAGCGCGCACAGGTGTTCCAGCAGCGGCCGCCAGCATGCCCGCGCGTCTGCCGGGGCGATGGCCGTTCCCGACAACAGAAACGCCGCCATGGCGGCGCGCAGCTTGGCCGTGGCCAGAAACGCCGGGTCGTCCGCCCCGTTTGCCGTCTCGGCCGTGGGGGTTGGCGGTTGGCGAAGGCCGGCTAGGCTCGCCAATAGGCGCTGCATAGGTCCGTCCGAGGGCGGACCGGCGGGTGAGGTCGTGACGACGGGGGCCTCGGACGGGAGACCGCGGTCTGCCATGACGCCCGGCTCGCGTGGGTGGGGGACAGCGTAGACCAACGACGAGACCGGGCGGGAATGACTGTCGTGCGCTGTAGGGAGCGGCGAATTATCGATCCCCCGCGGCCCTCCAGGACCCCCGCAGGCGTTGCGAGTACCCCGCGTCTTCGCGGGGTGTTATACGGCCACTTAAGTCCCGGCATCCCGTTCGCGGACCCAGGCCCGGGGGATTGTCCGGATGTGCGGGCAGCCCGGACGGCGTGGGTTGCGGACTTTCTGCGGGGCGGCCCAAATGGCCCTTTAAACGTGTGTATACGGACGCGCCGGGCCAGTCGGCCAACACAACCCACCGGAGGCGGTAGCCGCGTTTGGCTGTGGGGTGGGTGGTTCCGCCTTGCGTGAGTGTCCTTTCGACCCCCCCCCCCCTCCCTCCCCCGGGTCTTGCTAGGTCGCGATCTGGGGTCGCAATGAAGACCAATCCGCTACCCGCAACCCCTTCCGTGTGGGGCGGGAGTACCGTGGAACTCCCCCCCACAACACGCGATACCGCGGGACAGGGCCTGCTTCGGCGCGTCCTGCGCCCCCCGATCTCTCGCCGCGACGGCCCAGGGCTCCCCAGGGGGTCGGGACCCCGGAGGGCGGCCAGCACGCTGTGGTTGCTTGGCCTGGACGGCACAGACGCGCCCCCTGGGGCGCTGACCCCCAACGACGATACCGAACAGGCCCTGGACAAGATCCTGCGGGGCACCATGCGCGGGGGGGCGGCCCTGATCGGCTCCCCGCGCCATCATCTAACCCGCCAAGTGATCCTGACGGATCTGTGCCAACCCAACGCGGATCGTGCTGGGACGCTGCTTCTGGCGCTGCGGCACCCCGCCGACCTGCCTCACCTGGCCCACCAGCGCGCCCCGCCAGGCCGGCAGACCGAGCGGCTGGGCGAGGCCTGGGGCCAGCTGATGGAGGCGACCGCCCTGGGGTCGGGGCGAGCCGAGAGCGGGTGCACGCGCGCGGGCCTAGTGTCGTTTAACTTCCTGGTGGCGGCGTGTGCCGCCTCGTACGACGCGCGCGACGCCGCCGATGCGGTACGGGCCCACGTCACGGCCAACTACCGCGGGACGCGGGTGGGGGCGCGCCTGGATCGTTTTTCCGAGTGTCTGCGCGCCATGGTTCACACGCACGTCTTCCCCCACGAGGTCATGCGGTTTTTCGGGGGGCTGGTGTCGTGGGTCACCCAGGACGAGCTAGCGAGCGTCACCGCCGTGTGCGCCGGGCCCCAGGAGGCGGCGCACACCGGCCACCCGGGCCGGCCCCGCTCGGCCGTGATCCTCCCGGCATGTGCGTTCGTGGACCTGGACGCCGAGCTGGGGCTGGGGGGCCCGGGCGCGGCGTTTCTGTACCTGGTATTCACTTACCGCCAGCGCCGGGACCAGGAGCTGTGTTGTGTGTACGTGATCAAGAGCCAGCTCCCCCCGCGCGGGTTGGAGCCGGCCCTGGAGCGGCTGTTTGGGCGCCTCCGGATCACCAACACGATTCACGGCACCGAGGACATGACGCCCCCGGCCCCAAACCGAAACCCCGACTTCCCCCTCGCGGGCCTGGCCGCCAATCCCCAAACCCCGCGTTGCTCGGCTGGCCAGGTCACGAACCCCCAGTTCGCCGACAGGCTGTACCGCTGGCAGCCGGACCTGCGGGGGCGCCCCACCGCACGCACCTGTACGTACGCCGCCTTTGCAGAGCTCGGCATGATGCCCGAGGATAGTCCCCGCTGCCTGCACCGCACCGAGCGCTTTGGGGCGGTCAGCGTCCCCGTTGTCATTCTGGAAGGCGTGGTGTGGCGCCCCGGCGAGTGGCGGGCATGCGCGTGAGCGTAGCAAACGCCCCGCCCACACAACGCTCCGCCCCCAACCCCTTCCCCGCTGTCACTCGTTGTTCGTTGACCCGGGCGTCCGCCAAATAAAGCCACTGAAACCCGAAACGCGAGTGTTGTAACGTCCTTTGGGCGGGAGGAAGCCACAAAATGCAAATGGGATACATGGAAGGAACACACCCCCGTGACTCAGGACATCGGTGTGTCCTTTTGGGTTTCACTGAAACTGGCCCGCGCCCCACCCCTGCGCGATGTGGATAAAAAGCCAGCGCGGGTGGTTTAGGGTACCACAGGTGGGTGCTTTGGAAACTTGCCGGTCGCCGTGCTCCTGTGAGCTTGCGTCCCTCCCCGGTTTCCTTTGCGCTCCCGCCTTCCGGACCTGCTCTCGCCTATCTTCTTTGGCTCTCGGTGCGATTCGTCAGGCAGCGGCCTTGTCGAATCTCGACCCCACCACTCGCCGGACCCGCCGACGTCCCCTCTCGAGCCCGCCGAAACCCGCCGCGTCTGTTGAAATGGCCAGCCGCCCAGCCGCATCCTCTCCCGTCGAAGCGCGGGCCCCGGTTGGGGGACAGGAGGCCGGCGGCCCCAGCGCAGCCACCCAGGGGGAGGCCGCCGGGGCCCCTCTCGCCCACGGCCACCACGTGTACTGCCAGCGAGTCAATGGCGTGATGGTGCTTTCCGACAAGACGCCCGGGTCCGCGTCCTACCGCATCAGCGATAGCAACTTTGTCCAATGTGGTTCCAACTGCACCATGATCATCGACGGAGACGTGGTGCGCGGGCGCCCCCAGGACCCGGGGGCCGCGGCATCCCCCGCTCCCTTCGTTGCGGTGACAAACATCGGAGCCGGCAGCGACGGCGGGACCGCCGTCGTGGCATTCGGGGGAACCCCACGTCGCTCGGCGGGGACGTCTACCGGTACCCAGACGGCCGACGTCCCCACCGAGGCCCTTGGGGGCCCCCCTCCTCCTCCCCGCTTCACCCTGGGTGGCGGCTGTTGTTCCTGTCGCGACACACGGCGCCGCTCTGCGGTATTCGGGGGGGAGGGGGATCCAGTCGGCCCCGCGGAGTTCGTCTCGGACGACCGGTCGTCCGATTCCGACTCGGATGACTCGGAGGACACGGACTCGGAGACGCTGTCACACGCCTCCTCGGACGTGTCCGGCGGGGCCACGTACGACGACGCCCTTGACTCCGATTCGTCATCGGATGACTCCCTGCAGATAGATGGCCCCGTGTGTCGCCCGTGGAGCAATGACACCGCGCCCCTGGATGTTTGCCCCGGGACCCCCGGCCCGGGCGCCGACGCCGGTGGTCCCTCAGCGGTAGACCCACACGCGCCGACGCCAGAGGCCGGCGCTGGTCTTGCGGCCGATCCCGCCGTGGCCCGGGACGACGCGGAGGGGCTTTCGGACCCCCGGCCACGTCTGGGAACGGGCACGGCCTACCCCGTCCCCCTGGAACTCACGCCCGAGAACGCGGAGGCCGTGGCGCGCTTTCTGGGAGATGCCGTGAACCGCGAACCCGCGCTCATGCTGGAGTACTTTTGCCGGTGCGCCCGCGAGGAAACCAAGCGTGTCCCCCCCAGGACATTCGGCAGCCCCCCTCGCCTCACGGAGGACGACTTTGGGCTTCTCAACTACGCGCTCGTGGAGATGCAGCGCCTGTGTCTGGACGTTCCTCCGGTCCCGCCGAACGCATACATGCCCTATTATCTCAGGGAGTATGTGACGCGGCTGGTCAACGGGTTCAAGCCGCTGGTGAGCCGGTCCGCTCGCCTTTACCGCATCCTGGGGGTTCTGGTGCACCTGCGGATCCGGACCCGGGAGGCCTCCTTTGAGGAGTGGCTGCGATCCAAGGAAGTGGCCCTGGATTTTGGCCTGACGGAAAGGCTTCGCGAGCACGAAGCCCAGCTGGTGATCCTGGCCCAGGCTCTGGACCATTACGACTGTCTGATCCACAGCACACCGCACACGCTGGTCGAGCGGGGGCTGCAATCGGCCCTGAAGTATGAGGAGTTTTACCTAAAGCGTTTTGGCGGGCACTACATGGAGTCCGTCTTCCAGATGTACACCCGCATCGCCGGCTTTTTGGCCTGCCGGGCCACGCGCGGCATGCGCCACATCGCCCTGGGGCGAGAGGGGTCGTGGTGGGAAATGTTCAAGTTCTTTTTCCACCGCCTCTACGACCACCAGATCGTACCGTCGACCCCCGCCATGCTGAACCTGGGGACCCGCAACTACTACACCTCCAGCTGCTACCTGGTAAACCCCCAGGCCACCACAAACAAGGCGACCCTGCGGGCCATCACCAGCAACGTCAGTGCCATCCTCGCCCGCAACGGGGGCATCGGGCTATGCGTGCAGGCGTTTAACGACTCCGGCCCCGGGACCGCCAGCGTCATGCCCGCCCTCAAGGTCCTTGACTCGCTGGTGGCGGCGCACAACAAAGAGAGCGCGCGTCCGACCGGCGCGTGCGTGTACCTGGAGCCGTGGCACACCGACGTGCGGGCCGTGCTCCGGATGAAGGGGGTCCTCGCCGGCGAAGAGGCCCAGCGCTGCGACAATATCTTCAGCGCCCTCTGGATGCCAGACCTGTTTTTCAAGCGCCTGATTCGCCACCTGGACGGCGAGAAGAACGTCACATGGACCCTGTTCGACCGGGACACCAGCATGTCGCTCGCCGACTTTCACGGGGAGGAGTTCGAGAAGCTCTACCAGCACCTCGAGGTCATGGGGTTCGGCGAGCAGATACCCATCCAGGAGCTGGCCTATGGCATTGTGCGCAGTGCGGCCACGACCGGGAGCCCCTTCGTCATGTTCAAAGACGCGGTGAACCGCCACTACATCTACGACACCCAGGGGGCGGCCATCGCCGGCTCCAACCTCTGCACCGAGATCGTCCATCCGGCCTCCAAGCGATCCAGTGGGGTCTGCAACCTGGGAAGCGTGAATCTGGCCCGATGCGTCTCCAGGCAGACGTTTGACTTTGGGCGGCTCCGCGACGCCGTGCAGGCGTGCGTGCTGATGGTGAACATCATGATCGACAGCACGCTACAACCCACGCCCCAGTGCACCCGCGGCAACGACAACCTGCGGTCCATGGGAATCGGCATGCAGGGCCTGCACACGGCCTGCCTGAAGCTGGGGCTGGATCTGGAGTCTGCCGAATTTCAGGACCTGAACAAACACATCGCCGAGGTGATGCTGCTGTCGGCGATGAAGACCAGCAACGCGCTGTGCGTTCGCGGGGCCCGTCCCTTCAACCACTTTAAGCGCAGCATGTATCGCGCCGGCCGCTTTCACTGGGAGCGCTTTCCGGACGCCCGGCCGCGGTACGAGGGCGAGTGGGAGATGCTACGCCAGAGCATGATGAAACACGGCCTGCGCAACAGCCAGTTTGTCGCGCTGATGCCCACCGCCGCCTCGGCGCAGATCTCGGACGTCAGCGAGGGCTTTGCCCCCCTGTTCACCAACCTGTTCAGCAAGGTGACCCGGGACGGCGAGACGCTGCGCCCCAACACGCTCCTGCTAAAGGAACTGGAACGCACGTTTAGCGGGAAGCGCCTCCTGGAGGTGATGGACAGTCTCGACGCCAAGCAGTGGTCCGTGGCGCAGGCGCTCCCGTGCCTGGAGCCCACCCACCCCCTCCGGCGATTCAAGACCGCGTTTGACTACGACCAGAAGTTGCTGATCGACCTGTGTGCGGACCGCGCCCCCTACGTCGACCATAGCCAATCCATGACCCTGTATGTCACGGAGAAGGCGGACGGGACCCTCCCAGCCTCCACCCTGGTCCGCCTTCTGGTCCACGCATATAAGCGCGGACTAAAAACAGGGATGTACTACTGCAAGGTTCGCAAGGCGACCAACAGCGGGGTCTTTGGCGGCGACGACAACATTGTCTGCATGAGCTGCGCGCTGTGACCGACAAACCCCCTCCGCGCCAGGCCCGCCGCCACTGTCGTCGCCGTCCCACGCTCTCCCCTGCTGCCATGGATTCCGCGGCCCCAGCCCTCTCCCCCGCTCTGACGGCCCTTACGGGCCAGAGCGCGACGGCGGACCTGGCGATCCAGATTCCAAAGTGCCCCGACCCCGAGAGGTACTTCTACACCTCCCAGTGTCCCGACATTAACCACCTGCGCTCCCTCAGCATCCTTAACCGCTGGCTGGAAACCGAGCTTGTTTTCGTGGGGGACGAGGAGGACGTCTCCAAGCTTTCCGAGGGCGAGCTCAGCTTTTACCGCTTCCTCTTCGCTTTCCTGTCGGCCGCCGACGACCTGGTTACGGAAAACCTGGGCGGCCTCTCCGGCCTGTTTGAGCAGAAGGACATTCTCCACTACTACGTGGAGCAGGAATGCATCGAAGTCGTACACTCGCGCGTGTACAACATCATCCAGCTGGTGCTTTTCCACAACAACGACCAGGCGCGCCGCGAGTACGTGGCCGGTACCATCAACCACCCGGCCATCCGCGCCAAGGTGGACTGGTTGGAAGCGCGGGTGCGGGAATGCGCCTCCGTTCCGGAAAAGTTCATTCTCATGATCCTCATCGAGGGCATCTTTTTTGCCGCCTCGTTTGCCGCCATCGCCTACCTTCGCACCAACAACCTTCTGCGGGTCACCTGCCAGTCAAACGACCTCATCAGCCGGGACGAGGCCGTGCACACGACGGCCTCGTGTTACATCTACAACAACTACCTCGGCGGGCACGCCAAGCCCCCGCCCGACCGCGTGTACGGGCTGTTCCGCCAGGCGGTCGAGATCGAGATCGGATTTATCCGATCCCAGGCGCCGACGGACAGCCATATCCTGAGCCCGGCGGCGCTGGCGGCCATCGAAAACTACGTGCGATTCAGCGCGGATCGCCTGTTGGGCCTTATCCACATGAAGCCACTGTTTTCCGCCCCACCCCCCGACGCCAGCTTTCCGCTGAGCCTCATGTCCACCGACAAACACACCAATTTTTTCGAGTGTCGCAGCACCTCCTACGCCGGGGCGGTCGTCAACGATCTGTGAGTGTCGCGGCGCGCTTCTACCCGTGTTTGCCCATAATAAACCTCTGAACCAAACTTTGGGTCTCATTGTGATTCTTGTCAGGGACGCGGGGGTGGGAGAGGATAAAAGGCGGCGCAAAAAGCAGTAACCAGGTCCGTCCAGATTCTGCGGGCATAGGATACCATAATTTTATTGGTGGGTCGTTTGTTCGGGGACAAGCGCGCTCGTCTGACGTTTGGGCTACTCGTCCCAGAATTTGGCCAGGACGTCCTTGTAGAACGCGGGTGGGGGGGCCTGGGTCCGCAACTGCTCCAGAAACCTGTCGGCGATATCAGGGGCCGTGATATGCCGGGTCACGATAGATCGCGCCAGGTTTTCGTCGCGGATGTCCTGGTAGATAGGCAGGCGTTTCAGAAGAGTCCACGGCCCCCGCTCCTTGGGGCCGATAAGCGATATGACGTACTTAATGTAGCGGTGTTCCACCAGCTCGGTGATGGTCATGGGATCGGGGAGCCAGTCCAGGGACTCTGGGGCGTCGTGGATGACGTGGCGTCGCCGGTTGGCCACATAACTGCGGTGCTCTTCCAGCAGCTGCGCGTTCGGGACCTGGACGAGCTCGGGCGGGGTGAGTATCTCCGAGGAGGACGACCTGGGGCCGGGGTGGCCCCCGGTAACGTCCCGGGGATCCAGGGGGAGGTCCTCGTCGTCTTCGTATCCGCCGGCGATCTGTTGGGTTAGAATTTCGGTCCACGAGACGCGCGTCTCGGTGCCGCCGGCGGCCGGCGGCAGAGGGGGCCTGGTTTCCGTGGAGCGCGAGCTGGTGTGTTCCCGGCGGATGGCCCGCCGGGTCTGAGAGCGACTCGGGGGGGTCCAGTGACATTCGCGCAGCACATCCTCCACGGAGGCGTAGGTGTTATTGGGATGGAGGTCGGTGTGGCAGCGGACAAAGAGGGCCAGGAACTGGGGGTAGCTCATCTTAAAGTACTTTAGTATATCGCGACAGTTGATCGTGGGAATGTAGCAGGCGCTAATATCCAACACAATATCACAGCCCATCAACAGGAGGTCAGTGTCCGTGGTGTACACGTACGCGACCGTGTTGGTGTGATAGAGGTTGGCGCAGGCATCGTCCGCCTCCAGCTGACCCGAGTTAATGTAGGCGTACCCCAGGGCCCGGAGAACGCGAATACAGAACAGATGCGCCAGACGCAGGGCCGGCTTCGAGGGCGCGGCGGACGGCAGCGCGGCTCCGGACCCGGCCGTCCCCCGGGTCCCCGAGGCCAGAGAGGTGCCGCGCCGGCGCATGTTGGAAAAGGCAGAGCTGGGTCTGGAGTCGGTGATGGGGGAAGGCGGTGGAGAGGCGTCCACGTCACTGGCCTCCTCGTCCGTCCGGCACTGGGCCGTCGTGCGGGCCAGGATGGCCTTGGCTCCAAACACAACCGGCTCCATACAATTGACCCCGCGATCGGTAACGAAGATGGGGAAAAGGGACTTTTGGGTAAACACCTTTAATAAGCGACAGAGGCAGTGTAGCGTAATGGCCTCGCGGTCGTAACTGGGGTATCGGCGCTGATATTTGACCACCAACGTGTACATGACGTTCCACAGGTCCACGGCAATGGGGGTGAAGTACCCGGCCGGGGCCCCAAGGCCCCGGCGCTTGACCAGATGGTGTGTGTGGGCAAACTTCATCATCCCGAACAAACCCATGTCAGGTCAATTGTAACTGCGGATCGGCCTAACTAAGGCGTGGTTGGTGCGACGGTCCGGGACACCCGAGCCTGTCTCTCTGTGTATGGTGACCCAGACAACAACACCGACACAAGAGGACAATAATCCGTTAGGGGACGCTCTTTATAATTTCGATGGCCCAACTCCACGCGGATTGGTGCAGCACCCTGCATGCGCCGGTGCGGGCCAACCTTCCCCCCGCTCATTGCCTCTTCCAAAAGGGTGTGGCCTAACGAGCTGGGGGCGTATTTAATCAGGCTAGCGCGGCGGGCCTGCCGTAGTTTCTGGCTCGGTGAGCGACGGTCCGGTTGCTTGGGTCCCCTGGCTGCCATCAAAACCCCACCCTCGCAGCGGCATACGCCCCCTCCGCGTCCCGCACCCGAGACCCCGGCCCGGCTGCCCTCACCACCGAAGCCCACCTCGTCACTGTGGGGTGTTCCCAGCCCGCGTTGGGATGACGGATTCCCCTGGCGGTGTGGCCCCCGCCTCCCCCGTGGAGGACGCGTCGGACGCGTCCCTCGGGCAGCCGGAGGAGGGGGCGCCCTGCCAGGTGGTCCTGCAGGGCGCCGAACTTAATGGAATCCTACAGGCGTTTGCCCCGCTGCGCACGAGCCTTCTGGACTCGCTTCTGGTTATGGGCGACCGGGGCATCCTTATCCATAACACGATCTTTGGGGAGCAGGTGTTCCTGCCCCTGGAACACTCGCAATTCAGTCGGTATCGCTGGCGCGGACCCACGGCGGCGTTCCTGTCTCTCGTGGACCAGAAGCGCTCCCTCCTGAGCGTGTTTCGCGCCAACCAGTACCCGGACCTACGTCGGGTGGAGTTGGCGATCACGGGCCAGGCCCCGTTTCGCACGCTGGTTCAGCGCATATGGACGACGACGTCCGACGGCGAGGCCGTTGAGCTAGCCAGCGAGACGCTGATGAAGCGCGAACTGACGAGCTTTGTGGTGCTGGTTCCCCAGGGAACCCCCGACGTTCAGTTGCGCCTGACGAGGCCGCAGCTCACCAAGGTCCTTAACGCGACCGGGGCCGATAGTGCCACGCCCACCACGTTCGAGCTCGGGGTTAACGGCAAATTTTCCGTGTTCACCACGAGTACCTGCGTCACCTTTGCTGCCCGCGAGGAGGGCGTGTCGTCCAGCACCAGCACCCAGGTCCAGATCCTGTCCAACGCGCTCACCAAGGCGGGCCAGGCGGCCGCCAACGCCAAGACGGTGTACGGGGAAAATACCCATCGCACCTTCTCTGTGGTCGTCGACGATTGCAGCATGCGGGCGGTGCTCCGGCGACTGCAGGTCGGCGGGGGCACCCTCAAGTTCTTCCTCACGACCCCCGTCCCCAGTCTGTGCGTCACCGCCACCGGTCCCAACGCGGTATCGGCGGTATTTCTCCTGAAACCCCAGAAGATTTGCCTGGACTGGCTGGGTCATAGCCAGGGGTCTCCTTCAGCCGGGAGCTCGGCCTCCCGGGCCTCTGGGAGCGAGCCAACAGACAGCCAGGACTCCGCGTCGGACGCGGTCAGCCACGGCGATCCGGAAGACCTCGATGGCGCTGCCCGGGCGGGAGAGGCGGGGGCCTTGCATGCCTGTCCGATGCCGTCGTCGACCACGCGGGTCACTCCCACGACCAAGCGGGGGCGCTCGGGGGGCGAGGATGCGCGCGCGGACACGGCCCTAAAGAAACCTAAGACGGGGTCGCCCACCGCACCCCCGCCCGCAGATCCAGTCCCCCTGGACACGGAGGACGACTCCGATGCGGCGGACGGGACGGCGGCCCGTCCCGCCGCTCCAGACGCCCGGAGCGGAAGCCGTTACGCGTGTTACTTTCGCGACCTCCCGACCGGAGAAGCAAGCCCCGGCGCCTTCTCCGCCTTCCGGGGGGGCCCCCAAACCCCGTATGGTTTTGGATTCCCCTGACGGGGCGGGGCCTTGGCGGCCGCCCAACTCTCGCACCATCCCGGGTTAATGTAAATAAACTTGGTATTGCCCAACACTTTCCCGCGTGTCGCGTGTGGTTCATGTGTGTGCCTGGCGCCCCCACCCTCGGGTTCGTGTATTTCCTTTCCCTGTCCTTATAAAAGCCGTATGTGGGGCGCTGACGGAACCACCCCGCGTGCCATCACGGCCAAGGCGCGGGATGCTCCGCAACGACAGCCACCGGGCCGTGTCCCCGGAGGACGGCCAGGGACGGGTCGACGACGGACGGCCACACCTCGCGTGCGTGGGGGCCCTGGCGCGGGGGTTCATGCATATCTGGCTTCAGGCCGCCACGCTGGGTTTTGCGGGATCGGTCGTTATGTCGCGCGGGCCGTACGCGAATGCCGCGTCTGGGGCGTTCGCCGTCGGGTGCGCCGTGCTGGGCTTTATGCGCGCACCCCCTCCCCTCGCGCGGCCCACCGCGCGGATATACGCCTGGCTCAAACTGGCGGCCGGTGGAGCGGCCCTTGTTCTGTGGAGTCTCGGGGAGCCCGGCACGCAGCCGGGGGCCCCGGCCCCGGGCCCGGCCACCCAGTGCCTGGCGCTGGGCGCCGCCTATGCGGCGCTCCTGGTGCTCGCCGATGACGTCTATCCGCTCTTTCTCCTCGCCCCGGGGCCCCTGTTCGTCGGCACCCTGGGGATGGTCGTCGGCGGGCTGACGATCGGAGGCAGCGCGCGCTACTGGTGGATCGGTGGGCCCGCCGCGGCCGCCCTGGCCGCGGCGGTGTTGGCGGGCCCGGGGGCGACCACCGCCAGGGACTGCTTTTCCAGGGCTTGCCCCGACCACCGCCGCGTCTGTGTCATCACCGCAGGCGAGTCTCTTTCCCGCCGCCCCCCGGAGGACCCAGAGCGACCCGGGGTTCCCGGGCCCCCGTCCCCCCCGACCCCCCAACGATCCCACGGGCCGCCGGCCGATGAGGTCGCACCGGCCAGGGTCGCGCGGCCCGAAAACGTCTGGGTGCCCGTGGTCACCTTTCTGGGGGCGGGCGCGCTTGCCGTCAAGACGGTGCGAGAACATGCCCGGGGAACGCCGGGCCCGGGCCTGCCGCTGTGGCCCCAGGTGTTTCTCGGAGGCCATGTGGCGGTGGCCCTGACGGAGCTGTGTCAGGCGCTTGCGCCCTGGGACCTTACGGACCCGCTGCTGTTTGTTCACGCCGGACTGCAGGTCATCAACCTCGGGTTGGTGTTTCGGTTTTCCGAGGTTGTCGTGTATGCGGCGCTAGGGGGTGCCGTGTGGATTTCGTTGGCGCAGGTGCTGGGGCTCCGGCGTCGCCTGCACAGGAAGGACCCCGGGGACGGGGCCCGGTTGGCGGCGACGCTTCGGGGCCTCTTCTTCTCCGTGTACGCGCTGGGGTTTGGGGTGGGGGTGCTGCTGTGCCCTCCGGGGTCAACGGGCGGGCGGTCGGGCGATTGATATATTTTTCAATAAAAGGCATTAGTCCCGAAGACCGCCGGTGTGTGATGATTTCGCCATAACACCCAAACCCCGGATGGGGCCCGGGTATAAATTCCGGAAGGGGACACGGGCTACCCTCACTATCGAGGGCGCTTGGTCGGGAGGCCGCATCGAACGCACACCCCCATCCGGTGGTCCGTGTGGAGGTCGTTTTCAGTGCCCGGTCTCGCTTTGCCGGGAACGCTAGCCGATCCCTCGCGAGGGGGAGGCGTCGGGCATGGCCCCGGGGCGGGTGGGCCTTGCCGTGGTCCTGTGGAGCCTGTTGTGGCTCGGGGCGGGGGTGTCCGGGGGCTCGGAAACTGCCTCCACCGGGCCCACGATCACCGCGGGAGCGGTGACGAACGCGAGCGAGGCCCCCACATCGGGGTCCCCCGGGTCAGCCGCCAGCCCGGAGGTCACCCCCACATCGACCCCAAACCCCAACAATGTCACACAAAACAAAACCACCCCCACCGAGCCGGCCAGCCCCCCAACAACCCCCAAGCCCACCTCCACGCCCAAAAGCCCCCCCACGTCCACCCCCGACCCCAAACCCAAGAACAACACCACCCCCGCCAAGTCGGGCCGCCCCACTAAACCCCCCGGGCCCGTGTGGTGCGACCGCCGCGACCCATTGGCCCGGTACGGCTCGCGGGTGCAGATCCGATGCCGGTTTCGGAATTCCACCCGCATGGAGTTCCGCCTCCAGATATGGCGTTACTCCATGGGTCCGTCCCCCCCAATCGCTCCGGCTCCCGACCTAGAGGAGGTCCTGACGAACATCACCGCCCCACCCGGGGGACTCCTGGTGTACGACAGCGCCCCCAACCTAACGGACCCCCACGTGCTCTGGGCGGAGGGGGCCGGCCCGGGCGCCGACCCTCCGTTGTATTCTGTCACCGGGCCGCTGCCGACCCAGCGGCTGATTATCGGCGAGGTGACGCCCGCGACCCAGGGAATGTATTACTTGGCCTGGGGCCGGATGGACAGCCCGCACGAGTACGGGACGTGGGTGCGCGTCCGCATGTTCCGCCCCCCGTCTCTGACCCTCCAGCCCCACGCGGTGATGGAGGGTCAGCCGTTCAAGGCGACGTGCACGGCCGCCGCCTACTACCCGCGTAACCCCGTGGAGTTTGTCTGGTTCGAGGACGACCACCAGGTGTTTAACCCGGGCCAGATCGACACGCAGACGCACGAGCACCCCGACGGGTTCACCACAGTCTCTACCGTGACCTCCGAGGCTGTCGGCGGCCAGGTCCCCCCGCGGACCTTCACCTGCCAGATGACGTGGCATCGCGACTCCGTGACGTTCTCGCGACGCAATGCCACCGGGCTGGCCCTGGTGCTGCCGCGGCCAACCATCACCATGGAATTTGGGGTCCGGCATGTGGTCTGCACGGCCGGCTGCGTCCCCGAGGGCGTGACGTTTGCCTGGTTCCTGGGGGACGACCCCTCACCGGCGGCTAAGTCGGCCGTTACGGCCCAGGAGTCGTGCGACCACCCCGGGCTGGCTACGGTCCGGTCCACCCTGCCCATTTCGTACGACTACAGCGAGTACATCTGTCGGTTGACCGGATATCCGGCCGGGATTCCCGTTCTAGAACACCACGGCAGTCACCAGCCCCCACCCAGGGACCCCACCGAGCGGCAGGTGATCGAGGCGATCGAGTGGGTGGGGATTGGAATCGGGGTTCTCGCGGCGGGGGTCCTGGTCGTAACGGCAATCGTGTACGTCGTCCGCACATCACAGTCGCGGCAGCGTCATCGGCGGTAACGCAAGACCCCCCCGTTACCTTTTTAATATCTATATAGTTTGGTCCCCCCTCTATCCCGCCCACCGCTGGGCGCTATAAAGCCGCCACCCTCTCTTCCCTCAGGTCATCCTTGGTCGATCCCGAACGACACACGGCGTGGAGCAAAACGCCTCCCCCTGAGCCGCTTTCCTACCAACACAACGGCATGCCTCTGCGGGCATCGGAACACGCCTACCGGCCCCTGGGCCCCGGGACACCCCCCATGCGGGCTCGGCTCCCCGCCGCGGCCTGGGTTGGCGTCGGGACCATCATCGGGGGAGTTGTGATCATTGCCGCGTTGGTCCTCGTGCCCTCGCGGGCCTCGTGGGCACTTTCCCCATGCGACAGCGGATGGCACGAGTTCAACCTCGGGTGCATATCCTGGGATCCGACCCCCATGGAGCACGAGCAGGCGGTCGGCGGCTGTAGCGCCCCGGCGACCCTGATCCCCCGCGCGGCTGCCAAACAGCTGGCCGCCGTCGCACGCGTCCAGTCGGCAAGATCCTCGGGCTACTGGTGGGTGAGCGGAGACGGCATTCGGGCCTGCCTGCGGCTCGTCGACGGCGTCGGCGGTATTGACCAGTTTTGCGAGGAGCCCGCCCTTCGCATATGCTACTATCCCCGCAGTCCCGGGGGCTTTGTTCAGTTTGTAACTTCGACCCGCAACGCGCTGGGGCTGCCGTGAGGCGCGTGTACTGCGGTCTGTCTCGTCTCCTCTTCTCCCCTTCCCTCCCCCTCCGCATCCCAGGATCACACCGGTCAACGAGGGTTGGGGGGGTCCGGCACGGACCCAAAATAATAAACACACAATCACGTGCGATAAAAAGAACACGCGGTCCCCTGTGGTGTTTTTGGTTATTTTTATTAAATCTCGTCGACAAACAGGGGGAAAGGGGCGTGGTCTAGCGACGGCAGCACGGGCGGAGGCGTTCACCGGCTCCGGCGTCCTTCGCGTTTAAGCTTGGTCAGGAGGGCGCTCAGGGCGGCGACGTTGGTCGGGCCGTCGTTGGTCAGGGCGTTGGCTCGATGGCGGGCGAGGACGGGCGAGGGGCTCAACGGCGGGGGCGGGGGCCCGGTGCGGCCCGGGGGGGAAAATAGGGCGGATCCCCCCCAGTCGTACAGGGGATTTTCCGCCTCAATGTACGGGGAGGCCGGCGCTGCATTCGCCGTGTTCACGCAGACGTTTTCGTAGACCCGCATCCATGGTATTTCCTCGTAGACACGCCCCCCGTCCTCGCTCACCGTCTCGTATATTGACTCGTCGTCCTCGTAGGGGGCGTGCCGTTCGCGGGCCGAGGCGGCGTGGGTGGCTTTGCGGCGGGCGTCGTCGTCGTCGTCGTCGGCCGTCAGATACGTGGCTTCCATCTGGTCGGGTTCTCCCTCCGGGGCGGGTCCCCACACCCGTGGCCGATCGAGGCTCCCCAGAGACGCGCGCCGGACGAGGAGGGGGCACGTCGCCGCCGGCGGTCGCCTGTCGGGTCCCGCGACGTTACGGGCCGGGAGGCGCGGGGGCACCTCCCCCATGTGCGTGTAATACGTGGCCGGCTGTGTGGCCGCAGCGGGGGGCTCGGCGACCGGGTCGTTCGCATCCGGAAGCGGGGGCCCCGCGCCGTCCGCGCGGCGCCTCCGGAACCTCCGGGTGGACGCGGGGGTCGAGTGTAGGCGAGGTCGGGGGAGGGGCGGGGGCTCGTTGTCGCGCCGCGCCCGCTGAATCTTTTCCCGACAGGTCCCACCCCCCGCGCGATGCCCCCCCGGGCCGCTGGCCATGTCGTCCGGGGGAGGCCCCGCGGACCACGTCGTCCGGCGAGACGCCACGAGCCGCAGGATGGACTCGTAGTGGAGCGACGGCGCCCCGTTGCGGAGCAGATCCGCGGCCAGGGCGGCCCCGAACCAAGCCTTGATGCTCAACTCCATCCGGGCCCAGCTGGGGGCGGTCATCGTGGGGAACAGGGGGGCGGTGGTCCGACAGAAACGCTCCTGGCTGTCCACCGCGGCCCGCAGATACTCGTTGTTCAGGCTGTCGGTGGCCCAGACGCCGTACCCGGTGAGGGTCGCGTTGATGATATACTGGGCGTGGTGATGGACGATCGACAGAACCTCCACCGTGGATACGACGGTATCCACGGTCCCGTACGTACCGCCGCTCCGCTTGCCGGTCTGCCACAGGTTGGCTAGGCGCGTCAGGTGGCCCAGGACGTCGCTGACCGCCGCCCTGAGCGCCATGCACTGCATGGAGCCGGTCGTGCCGCTGGGACCCCGGTCCAGATGGCGCGCGAACGTTTCCGCGGGCGCCTCCGGGCTGCCGCCGAGCGGGAGGAACCGGCGATTGGAGGGACTCAGCCGGTGACATACGTGCTTGTCCGTCGTCCACAGCATCCAGGACGCCCACCGGTACAGCACGGAGACGTAGGCCAGGAGCTCGTTGAGCCGCAGTGCGGTGTCGGTGCTGGGGCGGCTTGGGTCCGCCGGGCGCATAAAGAACATGTACTGCTGAATCCGATGGAGGGCGTCGCGCAGGCCGGCCACGGTGGCGGCGTACTTGGCCGCCACGGCCCCGCTCTTGAACGGGGTGCGCGCCAGCAGCTTTGGCGCCAGGGTGGGCCGCAGCAGCACGTGAAGGCTGGGGTCGCAGTCGCCCACGGGGTCCTCGGGGACGTCCAGGCCGCTGGGCACCACCGTCTGCAGGTACTTCCAGTACTGCGTGAGGATGGCGCGGCTCAACTGGCCGCCGGGCAGCTCCACCTCGCCCAGCGCCTGGGTGGCGGCCGAAGCGTAGTGCCGGATGTACTCGTAGTGCGGGTCGCTGGCGAGCCCGTCCACGATCAAACTCTCGGGAACCGTGTTGTGTTGCCGCGCGGCCAACCGGACGCTGCGATCGGTGCAGGTCAGAAACGCCGGCTGCGCGTCGTCGGAGCGCTGCCGCAAGGCGCCCACGGCCGCGCTAAGGAGCCCCTCCGGGGTGGGGAGCAGACACCCGCCGAAGATGCGCCGCTCGGGAACGCCCGCGTTGTCGCCGCGGATCAGGTTGGCAGGCGTCAGGCACCGCGCCAGCCGCAGGGAGCTCGCGCCGCGCGTCCGGCGCTGCATGGTGACGCCCGTTCGGTCGGGACCCGCCGGTCGGAGTTATGCCGCGTCCAGGGCCATCGGGGCGCTTTTTATCGGGAGGAGCTTATGGGCGTGGCGGGCCTCCCAGCCCGGTCGCGCGCCTCCCCGACACGTGCGCCCGCAGGGCGGCGGCCCCCTCGTCTCCCATCAGCAGTTTCCTAAACTGGGACATGATGTCCACCACGCGGACCCGCGGGCCCAACACGGACCCGCCGCTTACGGGGGCGGGGGGGAAGGGCTCCAGGTCCTTGAGAAGAAAGGCGGGGTCTGCCGTCCCGGACACGGGGGCCCGGGGCGCTGAGGAGGCGGGGCGCAGATCCACGTGCTCCGCGGCCGCGCGGACGTCCGCCCAGAACTTGGCGGGGGTGGTGCGCGCGTACAGGGGCTGGGTCGCTCGGAGGACGCACGCGTAGCGCAGGGGGGTGTACGTGCCCACCTCGGGGGCCGTGAATCCCCCGTCAAACGCGGCCAGTGTCACGCACGCCACCACGGTGTCGGCAAAGCCCAGCAGCCGCTGCAGGACGAGCCCGGCGGCCAGAATGGCGCGCGTGGCCGCCGCGTCGTCCCGGCGCCGGTGCGCGTCCCCGCACGCCCGGGCGTACTTTAAGGTCACGGTCGCCAGGGCCGTGTGCAGCGCGTACACCGCAGCGCCCAGCACGGCGTTGAGCCCGCTGTTGGCGAGCAGCCGGCGCGCTGCGGTGTCGCCCAGCGCCTCGTGCTCGGCCCCCACGACCGCGGGGCTTCCCAGGGGCAGGGCGCGAAACAGCTCCTCCCGCGCCACGTCCGCAAAGGCGGGGTGGTGCACGTGCGGGTGCAGGCGCGCCCCCACGACCACCGAGAGCCACTGGACCGTCTGCTCCGCCATCACCGCCAGCACATCCAGCACGCGCCCCAGGAAGGCGGCCTCCCGCGTCAAAACGCACCGGACGGCGTCGGGATTGAAGCGGGCGAGCAGGGCCCCGGTGGCCAGGTACGTCATGCGGCCGGCATAGCGGGCGGCCACGCGACAGTCGCGGTCCAGCAGCGCGCGCACCCCGGGCCAGTACAGCAGGGACCCCAGCGAGCTGCGGAACACCGCGGCGTCGGGGCCGGATTGGGGGGACACTAACCCCCCCGCGCTCAGTAACGGCACGGCCGCGGCCCCGACGGGACGCAACGCCGTGAGGCTCGCGAACTGCCGCCTCAGCTCGGCCGCCCTGTCGTCCAGGTCAGACCCGCGCGCCTCCGCGTGAAGGCGCGTCCCGCACACCCACCCGTTGATGGCCAGCCGCACGACGGCATCCGCCAAAAAGCTCATCGCCTGGGCGGGGCTGGTTTTTGTTCGACGATCCGTCAGGTCAAGAATCCCATCGCCCGTGATATACCAGGCCAACGCCTCGCCCTGCTGCAGGGTTTGGCGGAAAAACACCGCGGGGTTGTCGGGGGAGGCGAAGTGCATGACCCCCACGCGCGATAACCCGAACGCGCTATCCGGACACGGGTAAAACCCGGCCGGATGCCCCAGGGCTAGGGCGGAGCGCACGGACTCGTCCCACACGGCAACCTGAGGGGCCAGTCGATCCAACGGGAATGCCGCCCGGAGCTCCGGGCCCGGCACGCGTCCCTCCAGAACCTCCACCTTGGGCGGGGAACGGGCCCCGCCGCCGTCCTCCGGCCCGACGGCTTCCGGGTAGTCGTCCTCCTCGTACTGCAGCTCCTCTAGGAACAGCGGCGACGGCGCCACCCGCGAACCGCCGACCCGCCCCAAAATAGCCCGCGCGTCGACGGGACCCAGGTATCCCCCCTGCCGGGCCTGCGGAGGACCGCGGGGAACCTCATCATCATCGTCCAGGCGACCGCGCACCGACTGGCTACGGGCCGCATCGGGCCCGGGGCGCTGCCGGGACGCTCGGCGATGGGATGTGGGCGGGGCTTCCGACGCGCGCCGTCGTCGGGCTCGCGGGCCTTCCCGTCGACGGCGCACGGGCGGCTCGTCGCCCGCCATCTCCTCCAGAGCCTCTAGCTCGCTGTCGTCATCCCCGCGGAACACCGCACGCAGGTACCCCATGAACCCCACCCCATCGCCCGCTGGCTCGTCCGCCACGGGCGAGGCGCGGGGGCGGGTGGATGCGCGCCTCCTGCGCCCCGCGGGTTCGCGAGCCGACATGGTGGCGATAGACGCGGGTTATCGGATGTCCGCTACCCCCCAAAAAAGAAAAAGACCCCACAGCGCGGATGGAGGCCGGGGTAGGTGCCGCCGGACCCCCTCGCGATGGGAATGGACGGGAGCGACGGGGCCGGCGCAAAAAAACGCAGTATCTCCCGCGAAGGCTACCCGCCGCCCCAGCCCCCGGCCAAATGCGGAAACGGTCCCGCGCTCTCGCCTTTATACGCGGGCCGCCCTGCGACACAATCACCCGTCCGTGGTTTCGAATCTACACGACAGGCCCGCAGACGCGGCTAACACACACGCCGGCAACCCAGACCCCAGTGGGTTGGTTGCGCGGTCCCGTCTCCTGGCTAGTTCTTTCCCCCACCACCAAATAATCAGACGACAACCGCAGGTTTTGTAATGTATGTGCTCGTGTTTATTGTGGATACGAACCGGTGACGGGAGGGGAAAACCCAGACGGGGGATGCGGGTCCGGTCGCGCCCCCTACCCACCGTACTCGTCAATTCCAAGGGCATCGGTAAACATCTGCTCAAACTCGAAGTCGGCCATATCCAGAGCGCCGTAGGGGGCGGAGTCGTGGGGGGTAAATCCCGGCCCCGGGGAATCCCCGTCCCCCAACATGTCCAGATCGAAATCGTCTAGCGCGTCGGCATGCGCCATCGCCACGTCCTCGCCGTCTAAGTGGAGCTCGTCCCCCAGGCTGACATCGGTCGGGGGGGCCGTCGACAGTCTGCGCGTGTGTCCCGCGGGGAGAAAGGACAGGCGCGGAGCCGCCAGCCCCGCCTCTTCGGGGGCGTCGTCGTCCGGGAGATCGAGCAGGCCCTCGATGGTAGACCCGTAATTGTTTTTCGTACGCGCGCGGCTGTACGCGTGTTCCCGCATGACCGCCTCGGAGGGCGAGGTCGTGAAGCTGGAATACGAGTCCAACTTCGCCCGAATCAACACCATAAAGTACCCAGAGGCGCGGGCCTGGTTGCCATGCAGGGTGGGAGGGGTCGTCAACGGCGCCCCTGGCTCCTCCGTAGCCGCGCTGCGCACCAGCGGGAGGTTAAGGTGCTCGCGAATGTGGTTTAGCTCCCGCAGCCGGCGGGCCTCGATTGGCACTCCCCGGACGGTGAGCGCTCCGTTGACGAACATGAAGGGCTGGAACAGACCCGCCAACTGACGCCAGCTCTCCAGGTCGCAACAGAGGCAGTCAAACAGGTCGGGCCGCATCATCTGCTCGGCGTACGCGGCCCATAGGATCTCGCGGGTCAAAAATAGATACAAATGCAAAAACAAAACACGCGCCAGACGAGCGGTCTCTCGGTAGTACCTGTCCGCGATCGTGGCGCGCAGCATTTCTCCCAGGTCGCGATCGCGTCCGCGCATGTGCGCCTGGCGGTGCAGCTGCCGGACGCTGGCGCGCAGGTACCGGTACAGGGCCGAGCAGAAGTTGGCCAACACGGTTCGATAGCTCTCCTCCCGCGCCCGTAGCTCGGCGTGGAAGAAACGAGAGAGCGCTTCGTAGTAGAGCCCGAGGCCGTCGCGGGTGGCCGGAAGCGTAGGGAAGGCCACGTCGCCGTGGGCGCGAATGTCGATTTGGGTGCGTTCGGGGACGTACGCGTCCCCCCATTCCACCACATCGCTGGGCAGCGTTGATAGGAATTTACACTCCCGGTACAGGTCGGCGTTGGTCGGTAGCGCCGAAAACAGATCCTCGTTCCAGGTATCGAGCATGGTACATAGCGCGGGGCCCGCGCTAAAGCCCAAGTCGTCGAGGAGACGGTTAAAGAGGGCGGCGGGGGGGACGGGCATGGGTGGGGAGGGCATGAGCTGGGCCTGGCTCAGGCGCCCCGTTGCGTACAGCGGGGGGGCCGCCGGGGTGTTTTTGGGACCCCCGGCCGGGCGGGGGGGCGGTGGCGAAGCGCCGTCCGCGTTCATGTCGGCAAACAGCTCGTCGACCAAGAGGTCCATTGGGTGGGGTTGATACGGGAAAGACGATATCGGGCTTTTGATGCGATCGTCCCCGCCCGCCCAGAGAGTGTGGGACGCCCGACGGCGCGGGAAGAGAAAACCCCCAAACGCGTTAGAGGACCGGACGGACCTTATGGGGGGAAGTGGGCAGCGGGAACCCCGTCCGTTCCCGAGGAATGACAGCCCGTGGTCGCCACCACGCATTTAAGCAACCCGCACGGGCCGCCCCGTACCTCGTGACTTCCCCCCACATTGGCTCCTGTCACGTGAAGGCGAACCGAGGGCGGCTGTCCAACCCACCCCCCGCCACCCAGTCCCGGTCCCCGTCGGATTGGGAAACAAAGGCACGCAACGCCAACACCGAATGAACCCCTGTTGGTGCTTTATTGTCTGGGTACGGAAGTTTTCACTCGACGGGCCGTCTGGGGCGAGAAGCGGAGCGGGCTGGGGCTCGAGGTCGCTCGGTGGGGCGCGACGCCGCAGAACGCCCTCGAGTCGCCGTGGCCGCGTCGACGTCCTGCACCACGTCTGGATTCACCAACTCGTTGGCGCGCTGAAGCAGGTTTTTGCCCTCGCAGACCGTCACGCGGATGGTGGTGATGCCAAGGAGTTCGTTGAGGTCTTCGTCTGTGCGCGGACGCGACATGTCCCAGAGCTGGACCGCCGCCATCCGGGCATGCATGGCCGCCAGGCGCCCGACCGCGGCGCAGAAGACGCGCTTGTTAAAGCCGGCCACCCGGGGGGTCCATGGCGCGTCGGGGTTTGGGGGGGCGGTGCTAAAGTGCAGCTTTCTGGCCAGCCCCTGCGCGGGTGTCTTGGATCGGGTTGGCGCCGTCGACGCGGGGGCGTCTGGGAGTGCGGCGGATTCTGGCTGGGCCGATTTCCTGCCGCGGGTGGTCTCCGCCGCCGGGGCCGCGGGGGCCTTAGTCGCCACCCGCTGGGTTCGGGGGGCCCGGGGGGCGGTGGTGGGTGTGCGTCCGGCCCCTCCGGACCCAGCGGGTGGCGGAGGCGCCCGCGCAGGCCCCGGGCCGGACAAAACCGCCCCGGAAACGGGACGCCGCGTCCGGGGGACCTCCGGGTGTTCGTCGTCTTCGGATGACGAGCCCCCGTAGAGGGCATAATCCGACTCGTCGTACTGGACGAAACGGACCTCGCCCCTCTGGCGCGAGCGTGTCTGTAGGGCGCCACGGCGGGAGGTGTCAGGCGGACTATCGGGACTCGCCATACCTGAAGACGGGGTGTAGTACAGATCCTCGTACTCATCGCGCGGAACCTCCCGCGGACCCGACTTCACGGAGCGGCGAGAGGTCATGGTTCCACGAACACGCTAGGGTCGGATGCGCGGACAATTAGGCCTGGGTTCGGACGGCGGGGGTGGTGCAGGTGTGGAGAGGTCGAGCGATAGGGGCGGCCCGGGAGAGAAGAGAGGGTCCGCAAAACCCACTGGGGATGCGTGAGTGGCCCTCTGTGGGCGGTGGGGGAGAGTCTTATAGGAAGTGCATATAACCACAACCCATGGGTCTAACCAATCCCCAGGGGCCAAGAAACAGACACGCCCCAAACGGTCTCGGTTTCCGCGAGGAAGGGGAAGTCCTGGGACACCCTCCACCCCCACCCCTCACCCCACACAGGGCGGGTTCAGGCGTGCCCGGCAGCCAGTAGCCTCTGGCAGATCTGACAGACGTGTGCGATAATACACACGCCCATCGAGGCCATGCCTACATAAAAGGGCACCAGGGCCCCCGGGGCAGACATTTGGCCAGTGTTTTGGGTCTCGCACCGCGCGCCCCCGATCCCATCGCGCCCGCCCTCCTCGCCGGGCGGCTCCCCGCGCGGGCCCGCGTCTCCCGCCGCTAAGGCGACGAGCAAGACAAACAACAGGCCCGCCCGACAGACCCTTCTGGGGGGGCCCATCGTCCCTAACAGGAAGATGAGTCAGTGGGGATCCGGGGCGATCCTTGTCCAGCCGGACAGCTTGGGTCGGGGGTACGATGGCGACTGGCACACGGCCGTCGCTACTCGCGGGGGCGGAGTCGTGCAACTGAACCTGGTCAACAGGCGCGCGGTGGCTTTTATGCCGAAGGTTAGCGGGGACTCCGGATGGGCCGTCGGGCGCGTCTCTCTGGACCTGCGAATGGCTATGCCGGCTGACTTTTGCGCGATTATTCACGCCCCCGCGCTAGCCAGCCCCGGGCACCACGTAATACTGGGTCTTATCGACTCGGGGTACCGCGGAACCGTTATGGCCGTGGTCGTAGCGCCTAAAAGGACGCGGGAATTTGCCCCCGGGACCCTGCGGGTCGACGTGACGTTCCTGGACATCCTGGCGACCCCCCCGGCCCTCACCGAGCCGATTTCCCTGCGGCAGTTCCCGCAACTGGCGCCCCCCCCTCCAACCGGGGCCGGGATACGCGAAGATCCTTGGTTGGAGGGGGCGCTCGGGGCCCCAAGCGTGACTACGGCCCTACCGGCGCGACGCCGAGGGCGGTCCCTCGTCTATGCCGGCGAGCTGACGCCGGTTCAGACGGAACACGGGGACGGCGTACGAGAAGCCATCGCCTTCCTTCCAAAACGCGAGGAGGATGCCGGTTTCGACATTGTCGTCCGTCGCCCGGTCACCGTCCCGGCAAACGGCACCACGGTCGTGCAGCCATCCCTCCGCATGCTCCACGCGGACGCCGGGCCCGCGGCCTGCTATGTGTTGGGGCGGTCGTCGCTCAACGCCCGCGGCCTCCTGGTCGTTCCTACGCGCTGGCTCCCCGGGCACGTATGTGCGTTTGTTGTTTACAACCTTACGGGGGTTCCTGTGACCCTCGAGGCCGGCGCCAAGGTCGCCCAGCTCCTGGTTGCGGGGGCGGACGCTCTTCCTTGGATCCCCCCGGACAACTTTCACGGGACCAAAGCGCTTCGAAACTACCCCAGGGGTGTTCCGGACTCAACCGCCGAACCCAGGAACCCGCCGCTCCTGGTGTTTACGAACGAGTTTGACGCGGAGGCCCCCCCGAGCGAGCGCGGGACCGGGGGTTTTGGCTCTACCGGTATTTAGCCCACAGCTTTGGGTTCGTTCCGGGCAATAAAAAACGTTTGTATCGCATCTTTCCTGTGTGTAGTTGTTTATGTTGGATGCCTGTGGGTCTATCACACCCGCCCCTCCATCCCACAAACACAAAACACACGGGTTGGATGAAAACACGCATTTATTGACCCAAAACACACGGAGCTGCTCGAGATGGGCCAGGGCGAGGTGCGGTTGGGGAGGCTGTAGGTCTGGGAACGGACACGCGGGGACACGATTCCGGTTTGGGGTCCGGGAGGGCGTCGCCGTTTCGGGCGGCAGGCGCCAGCGTAACCTCCGGGGGCGGCGTGTGGGGGTGCCCCAAGGAGGGCGCCTCGGTCACCCCAATCCCCCCCGACCGGGTTCCCCCGGCAACCCCGAAGGCGGAGAGGCCAAGGGCCCGTTCGGCGATGGCCACATCCTCCATGACCACGTCACTCTCGGCCATGCTCCGAATAGCCTGGGAGACGAGCACATCCGCGGACTTGTCAGCCGCCCCCACGGACATGTACATCTGCAGGATGGTGGCCATACACGTGTCCGCCAGGCGCCGCATCTTGTCCTGATGGGCCGCCACGGCCCCGTCGATCGTGGGGGCCTCGAGCCCGGGGTGGTGGCGCGCCAGTCGTTCTAGGTTCACCATGCAGGCGTGGTACGTGCGGGCCAAGGCGCGGGCCTTCACGAGGCGTCGGGTGTCGTCCAGGGACCCCAGGGCGTCATCGAGCGTGATGGGGGCGGGAAGTAGCGCGTTAACGACCGCCAGGGCCTCCTGCAGCCGCGGCTCCGCCTCCGAGGGCGGAACGGCCGCGCGGATCATCTCATATTGTTCCTCGGGGCGCGCTCCCCAGCCACATATAGCCCCGAGAAGAGAAGCCATCGCGGGCGGGTACTGGCCCTTGGGCGCGCGGACGCAATGGGGCAGGAAGACGGGAACCGCGGGGAGAGGCGGGCGGCCGGGACTCCCGTGGAGGTGACCGCGCTTTATGCGACCGACGGGTGCGTTATTACCTCTTCGATCGCCCTCCTCACAAACTCTCTACTGGGGGCCGAGCCGGTTTATATATTCAGCTACGACGCATACACGCACGATGGCCGTGCCGACGGGCCCACGGAGCAAGACAGGTTCGAAGAGAGTCGGGCGCTCTACCAAGCGTCGGGCGGGCTAAATGGCGACTCCTTCCGAGTAACCTTTTGTTTATTGGGGACGGAAGTGGGTGGGACCCACCAGGCCCGCGGGCGAACCCGACCCATGTTCGTCTGTCGCTTCGAGCGAGCGGACGACGTCGCCGCGCTACAGGACGCCCTGGCGCACGGGACCCCGCTACAACCGGACCACATCGCCGCCACCCTGGACGCGGAGGCCACGTTCGCGCTGCATGCGAACATGATCCTGGCTCTCACCGTGGCCATCAACAACGCCAGCCCCCGCACCGGACGCGACGCCGCCGCGGCGCAGTATGATCAGGGCGCGTCCCTACGCTCGCTCGTGGGGCGCACGTCCCTGGGACAACGCGGCCTTACCACGCTATACGTCCACCACGAGGTGCGCGTGCTTGCCGCGTACCGCAGGGCGTATTATGGAAGCGCGCAGAGTCCCTTCTGGTTTCTTAGCAAATTCGGGCCGGACGAAAAAAGCCTGGTGCTCACCACTCGGTACTACCTGCTTCAGGCCCAGCGTCTGGGGGGCGCGGGGGCCACGTACGACCTGCAGGCCATCAAGGACATCTGCGCCACCTACGCGATTCCCCACGCCCCCCGCCCCGACACCGTCAGCGCTGCGTCCCTGACCTCGTTTGCCGCCATCACGCGGTTCTGTTGCACGAGCCAGTACGCCCGCGGGGCCGCGGCGGCCGGGTTTCCGCTTTACGTGGAGCGCCGTATTGCGGCCGACGTCCGCGAGACCAGTGCGCTGGAGAAGTTCATAACCCACGATCGCAGTTGCCTGCGCGTGTCCGACCGTGAATTCATTACGTACATCTACCTGGCCCATTTTGAGTGTTTCAGCCCCCCGCGCCTAGCCACGCATCTTCGGGCCGTGACGACCCACGACCCCAACCCCGCGGCCAGCACGGAGCAGCCCTCGCCCCTGGGCAGGGAGGCCGTGGAACAATTTTTTTGTCACGTGCGCGCCCAACTGAATATCGGGGAGTACGTCAAACACAACGTGACCCCCCGGGAGACCGTCCTGGATGGCGATACGGCCAAGGCCTACCTGCGCGCTCGCACGTACGCGCCCGGGGCCCTGACGCCCGCCCCCGCGTATTGCGGGGCCGTGGACTCCGCCACCAAAATGATGGGGCGTTTGGCGGACGCCGAAAAGCTCCTGGTCCCCCGCGGGTGGCCCGCGTTTGCGCCCGCCAGTCCCGGGGAGGACACGGCGGGCGGCACGCCGCCCCCACAGACCTGCGGAATTGTCAAGCGCCTCCTGAGACTGGCCGCCACGGAACAGCAGGGCCCCACACCCCCGGCGATCGCGGCGCTTATCCGTAATGCGGCGGTGCAGACTCCCCTGCCCGTCTACCGGATATCCATGGTCCCCACGGGACAGGCATTTGCCGCGCTGGCCTGGGACGACTGGGCCCGCATAACGCGGGACGCTCGCCTGGCCGAAGCGGTCGTGTCCGCCGAAGCGGCGGCGCACCCCGACCACGGCGCGCTGGGCAGGCGGCTCACGGATCGCATCCGCGCCCAGGGCCCCGTGATGCCCCCTGGCGGCCTGGATGCCGGGGGGCAGATGTACGTGAATCGCAACGAGATATTCAACGGCGCGCTGGCAATCACAAACATCATCCTGGATCTCGACATCGCCCTGAAGGAGCCCGTCCCCTTTCGCCGGCTCCACGAGGCCCTGGGCCACTTTAGGCGCGGGGCTCTGGCTGCGGTTCAGCTCCTGTTTCCCGCGGCCCGCGTGGACCCCGACGCATATCCCTGTTATTTTTTCAAAAGCGCATGTCGGCCCGGCCCGGCGTCCGTGGGTTCCGGCAGCGGACTCGGCAACGACGACGACGGGGACTGGTTTCCCTGCTACGACGACGCCGGTGATGAGGAGTGGGCGGAGGACCCGGGCGCCATGGACACATCCCACGATCCCCCGGACGACGAGGTTGCCTACTTTGACCTGTGCCACGAAGTCGGCCCCACGGCGGAACCTCGCGAAACGGATTCGCCCGTGTGTTCCTGCACCGACAAGATCGGACTGCGGGTGTGCATGCCCGTCCCCGCCCCGTACGTCGTCCACGGTTCTCTAACGATGCGGGGGGTGGCACGGGTCATCCAGCAGGCGGTGCTGTTGGACCGAGATTTTGTGGAGGCCATCGGGAGCTACGTAAAAAACTTCCTGTTGATCGATACGGGGGTGTACGCCCACGGCCACAGCCTGCGCTTGCCGTATTTTGCCAAAATCGCCCCCGACGGGCCTGCGTGCGGAAGGCTGCTGCCAGTGTTTGTGATCCCCCCCGCCTGCAAAGACGTTCCGGCGTTTGTCGCCGCGCACGCCGACCCGCGGCGCTTCCATTTTCACGCCCCGCCCACCTATCTCGCTTCCCCCCGGGAGATCCGTGTCCTGCACAGCCTGGGTGGGGACTATGTGAGCTTCTTTGAAAGGAAGGCGTCCCGCAACGCGCTGGAACACTTTGGGCGACGCGAGACCCTGACGGAGGTCCTGGGTCGGTACAACGTACAGCCGGATGCGGGGGGGACCGTCGAGGGGTTCGCATCGGAACTGCTGGGGCGGATAGTCGCGTGCATCGAAACCCACTTTCCCGAACACGCCGGCGAATATCAGGCCGTATCCGTCCGGCGGGCCGTCAGTAAGGACGACTGGGTCCTCCTACAGCTAGTCCCCGTTCGCGGTACCCTGCAGCAAAGCCTGTCGTGTCTGCGCTTTAAGCACGGCCGGGCGAGTCGCGCCACGGCGCGGACATTCGTCGCGCTGAGCGTCGGGGCCAACAACCGCCTGTGCGTGTCCTTGTGTCAGCAGTGCTTTGCCGCCAAATGCGACAGCAACCGCCTGCACACGCTGTTTACCATTGACGCCGGCACGCCATGCTCGCCGTCCGTTCCCTGCAGCACCTCTCAACCGTCGTCTTGATAACGGCGTACGGCCTCGTGCTCGTGTGGTACACCGTCTTCGGTGCCAGTCCGCTGCACCGATGTATTTACGCGGTACGCCCCACCGGCACCAACAACGACACCGCCCTCGTGTGGATGAAAATGAACCAGACCCTATTGTTTCTGGGGGCCCCGACGCACCCCCCCAACGGGGGCTGGCGCAACCACGCCCATATCTGCTACGCCAATCTTATCGCGGGTAGGGTCGTGCCCTTCCAGGTCCCACCTGACGCCATGAATCGTCGGATCATGAACGTCCACGAGGCAGTTAACTGTCTGGAGACCCTATGGTACACACGGGTGCGTCTGGTGGTCGTAGGGTGGTTCCTGTATCTGGCGTTCGTCGCCCTCCACCAACGCCGATGTATGTTTGGCGTCGTGAGTCCCGCCCACAAGATGGTGGCCCCGGCCACCTACCTCTTGAACTACGCAGGCCGCATCGTATCGAGCGTGTTCCTGCAGTACCCCTACACGAAAATTACCCGCCTGCTCTGCGAGCTGTCGGTCCAGCGGCAAAACCTGGTTCAGTTGTTTGAGACGGACCCGGTCACCTTCTTGTACCACCGCCCCGCCATCGGGGTCATCGTAGGCTGCGAGTTGATGCTACGCTTTGTGGCCGTGGGTCTCATCGTCGGCACCGCTTTCATATCCCGGGGGGCATGTGCGATCACATACCCCCTGTTTCTGACCATCACCACCTGGTGTTTTGTCTCCACCATCGGCCTGACAGAGCTGTATTGTATTCTGCGGCGGGGCCCGGCCCCCAAGAACGCAGACAAGGCCGCCGCCCCGGGGCGATCCAAGGGGCTGTCGGGCGTCTGCGGGCGCTGCTGTTCCATCATCCTCTCGGGCATCGCAGTGCGATTGTGTTATATCGCCGTGGTGGCCGGGGTGGTGCTCGTGGCGCTTCACTACGAGCAGGAGATCCAGAGGCGCCTGTTTGATGTATGACGTCACATCCAGGCCGGCGGAAACCGTAACGGCATATGCAAATTGGAAACTGTCCTGTCTTGGGGCCCACCCACCCGACGCGTCATATGCAAATGAAAATCGGTCCCCCGAGGCCACGTGTAGCCTGGATCCCAACGACCCCGCCCATGGGTCCCAATTGGCCGTCCCGTTACCAAGACCAACCCAGCCAGCGTATCCACCCCCGCCCGGGTCCCCGCGGAAGCGGAACGGGGTATGTGATATGCTAATTAAATACATGCCACGTACTTATGGTGTCTGATTGGTCCTTGTCTGTGCCGGAGGTGGGGCGGGGGCCCCGCCCGGGGGGCGGAACGAGGAGGGGTTTGGGAGAGCCGGCCCCGGCACCACGGGTATAAGGACATCCACCACCCGGCCGGTGGTGGTGTGCAGCCGTGTTCCAACCACGGTCACGCTTCGGTGCCTCTCCCCGATTCGGGCCCGGTCGCTCGCTACCGGTGCGCCACCACCAGAGGCCATATCCGACACCCCAGCCCCGACGGCAGCCGACAGCCCGGTCATGGCGACTGACATTGATATGCTAATTGACCTCGGCCTGGACCTCTCCGACAGCGATCTGGACGAGGACCCCCCCGAGCCGGCGGAGAGCCGCCGCGACGACCTGGAATCGGACAGCAGCGGGGAGTGTTCCTCGTCGGACGAGGACATGGAAGACCCCCACGGAGAGGACGGACCGGAGCCGATACTCGACGCCGCTCGCCCGGCGGTCCGCCCGTCTCGTCCAGAAGACCCCGGCGTACCCAGCACCCAGACGCCTCGTCCGACGGAGCGGCAGGGCCCCAACGATCCTCAACCAGCGCCCCACAGTGTGTGGTCGCGCCTCGGGGCCCGGCGACCGTCTTGCTCCCCCGAGCAGCACGGGGGCAAGGTGGCCCGCCTCCAACCCCCACCGACCAAAGCCCAGCCTGCCCGCGGCGGACGCCGTGGGCGTCGCAGGGGTCGGGGTCGCGGTGGTCCCGGGGCTGCCGATGGTTTGTCGGACCCCCGCCGGCGTGCCCCCAGAACCAATCGCAACCCTGGGGGACCCCGCCCCGGGGCGGGGTGGACGGACGGCCCCGGCGCCCCCCATGGCGAGGCGTGGCGCGGCAGTGAGCAGCCCGACCCACCCGGAGGCCAGCGGACACGGGGCGTGCGCCAAGCACCCCCCCCGCTAATGACGCTGGCGATTGCCCCCCCGCCCGCGGACCCCCGCGCCCCGGCCCCGGAGCGAAAGGCGCCCGCCGCCGACACCATCGACGCCACCACGCGGTTGGTCCTGCGCTCCATCTCCGAGCGCGCGGCGGTCGACCGCATCAGCGAGAGCTTTGGCCGCAGCGCACAGGTCATGCACGACCCCTTTGGGGGGCAGCCGTTTCCCGCCGCGAATAGCCCCTGGGCCCCGGTGCTGGCGGGCCAAGGAGGGCCCTTTGACGCCGAGACCAGACGGGTCTCCTGGGAAACCTTGGTCGCCCACGGCCCGAGCCTCTATCGCACTTTTGCCGGCAATCCTCGGGCCGCATCGACCGCCAAGGCCATGCGCGACTGCGTGCTGCGCCAAGAAAATTTCATCGAGGCGCTGGCCTCCGCCGACGAGACGCTGGCGTGGTGCAAGATGTGCATCCACCACAACCTGCCGCTGCGCCCCCAGGACCCCATTATCGGGACGGCCGCGGCTGTGCTGGATAACCTCGCCACGCGCCTGCGGCCCTTTCTCCAGTGCTACCTGAAGGCGCGAGGCCTGTGCGGCCTGGACGAACTGTGTTCGCGGCGGCGTCTGGCGGACATTAAGGACATTGCATCCTTCGTGTTTGTCATTCTGGCCAGGCTCGCCAACCGCGTCGAGCGTGGCGTCGCGGAGATCGACTACGCGACCCTTGGTGTCGGGGTCGGAGAGAAGATGCATTTCTACCTCCCCGGGGCCTGCATGGCGGGCCTGATCGAAATCCTAGACACGCACCGCCAGGAGTGTTCGAGTCGTGTCTGCGAGTTGACGGCCAGTCACATCGTCGCCCCCCCGTACGTGCACGGCAAATATTTTTATTGCAACTCCCTGTTTTAGGTACAATAAAAACAAAACATTTCAAACAAATCGCCCCTCGTGTTGTCCTTCTTTGCTCATGGCCGGCGGGGCGTGGGTCACGGCAGATGGCGGGGGTGGGCCCGGCGTACGGCCTGGGTGGGCGGAGGGAACTAACCCAACGTATAAATCCGTCCCCGTTCCAAGGCCGGTGTCATAGTGCCCTTAGGAGCTTCCCGCCCGGGCGCATCCCCCCTTTTGCACTATGACAGCGACCCCCCTCACCAACCTGTTCTTACGGGCCCCGGACATAACCCACGTGGCCCCCCCTTACTGCCTCAACGCCACCTGGCAGGCCGAAACGGCCATGCACACCAGCAAAACGGACTCCGCTTGCGTGGCCGTGCGGAGTTACCTGGTCCGCGCCTCCTGTGAGACCAGCGGCACAATCCACTGCTTTTTCTTTGCGGTATACAAGGACACCCACCACACCCCTCCGCTGATTACCGAGCTCCGCAACTTTGCGGACCTGGTTAACCACCCGCCGGTCCTACGCGAACTGGAGGATAAGCGCGGGGTGCGGCTGCGGTGTGCGCGGCCGTTTAGCGTCGGGACGATTAAGGACGTCTCTGGGTCCGGCGCGTCCTCGGCGGGAGAGTACACGATAAACGGGATCGTGTACCACTGCCACTGTCGGTATCCGTTCTCAAAAACATGCTGGATGGGGGCCTCCGCGGCCCTACAGCACCTGCGCTCCATCAGCTCCAGCGGCATGGCCGCCCGCGCGGCAGAGCATCGACGCGTCAAGATTAAAATTAAGGCGTGATCTCCAACCCCCCCATGAATGTGTGTAACCCCCCCCAAAAAAATAAAGAGCCGTAACCCAACCAAACCAGGCGTGGTGTGAGTTTGTGGACCCAAAGCCCTCAGAGACAACGCGACAGGCCAGTATGGACCGTGATACTTTTATTTATTAACTCACAGGGGCGCTTACCGCCACAGGAATACCAGAATAATGACCACCACAATCGCGACCACCCCAAATACAGCATGGCGCCACACCACGCCACAACAGCCCTGTCGCCGGTATGGGGCATGATCAGACGAGCCGCGCGCCGCGCGTTGGGCCCTGTACAGCTCGCGCGAATTGACCCTAGGAGGCCGCCACGCGCCCGAGTTTTGCGTTCGTCGCTGGTCGTCGGGCGCCAAAGCCCCGGACGGCTGTTCGGTCGAACGAACGGCCACGACAGTGGCATAGGTTGGGGGGTGGTCCGACATAGCCTCGGCGTACGTCGGGAGGCCCGACAAGAGGTCCCTTGTGATGTCGGGTGGGGCCACAAGCCTGGTTTCCGGAAGAAACAGGGGGGTTGCCAATAACCCGCCAGGGCCAAAACTCCGGCGCTGCGCACGTCGTTCGGCGCGGCGCCGGGCGCGCCGAGCGGCTCGCTGGGCGGCTTGGCGTGAGCGGCCCCGCTCCGACGCCTCGCCCTCTCCGGAGGAGGTTGGCGGAATTGGCACGGACAACAGGGGCCCAGCAGAGTACGGTGGAGGTGGGTCCGTGGGGGTGTCCAGATCAATAACGACAAACGGCCCCTCGTTCCTACCAGACAAGCTATCGTAGGGGGGCGGGGGATCAGCAAACGCGTTCCCCGCGCTCCATAAACCCGCGTCGGGTTGCGCCGCCTCCGAAGCCATGGATGCGCCCCAAAGCCACGACTCCCGCGCGCTAGGTCCTTGGGGTAATGGAAAAGGCCCTACTCCCCATCCAAGCCAGCCAAGTTAACGGGCTACGCCTTCGGGAATGGGACTGGCACCCCGGCGGATTTTGTTGGGCTGGCATGCGTCGCCCAACCGAGGGCCGCGTCCACGGGACGCGCCTTTTATAACCCCGGGGGTCATTCCCAACGATCACATGCAATCTAACTGGCTCCCCTCTCCCCCCCTCTCCCCTCTCCCCCCCTCTCCCCTCTCCCCCCCTCTCCCCTCTCCCCCCCTCTCCCCTCTCCCCCCCTCTCCCCTCTCCCCCCCTCTCCCCTCTCCCCCCCTCTCCCCTCTCCCCCCCTCTCCCCTCTCCCCCCCTCTCCCCTCTCCCCCCCTCTCCCCTCTCCCCTCTGCTCTTTCCCCGTGACACCCGACGCTGGGGGCGTGGCTGCCGGGAGGGGCCGCGGATGGGCGGGCCTACTTGGTCTCCCGCCCCCCCCCCCCCCCCCCGAACCGCCCCGCCGGCTTTGCCCCCCTTTGATCCCCTGCTACCCCCAACCCGTGCTGGTGGTGCGGGTTGGGGGGGGATGTGGGCGGGGGTGCGCGGGAGGTGTCGGTGGTGGTGGTGGTGGTGGTAGTAGGAATGGTGGTGAGGGGGGGGGGGCGCTGGTTGGTCAAAAAAGGGAGGGACGGGGGCCGGCAGACCGACGGCGACAACGCTCCCCGGCGGCCGGGTCGCGGCTCTTACGAGCGGCCCGGCCCGCGCTCCCACCCCCCGGGCCGTGTCCTTGCTTTCCCCCCGTCTCCCCCCCCCCCGCCTTCTCCTCCTCCTCCTCGTTTTTCCAAACCCCGCCCACCCGGCCCGGCCCGGCCCGGCCCGGCCCGGCCACCGCCGCCCACCCACCCACCTCGGGATACCCAGCCCCGGTCCCCCGTTCCCCGGGGGCCGTTATCTCCAGCGCCCCGTCCGGCGCGCCGCCCCCCGCCGCTAAACCCCATCCCGCCCCCGGGACCCCACATATAAGCCCCCAGCCACACGCAAGAACAGACACGCAGAACGGCTGTGTTTATTTAAATAAACCAATGTCGGAATAAACAAACACAAACACCCGCGACGGGGGGACGGAGGGGACGGAGGGAGGGGGTGACGGGGGACGGGAACAGACACAAAAACAACCACAAAAAACAACCACCCACCGACACCCCCACCCCAGTCTCCTCGCCTTCTCCCACCCACCCCACGCCCCCACTGAGCCCGGTCGATCGACGAGCACCCCCGCCCACGCCCCCGCCCCTGCCCCGGCGACCCCCGGCCCGCACGATCCCGACAACAATAACAACCCCAACGGAAAGCGGCGGGGTGTTGGGGGAGGCGAGGAACAACCGAGGGGAACGGGGGATGGAAGGACGGGAAGTGGAAGTCCTGATACCCATCCTACACCCCCCTGCCTTCCACCCTCCGGCCCCCCGCGAGTCCACCCGCCGGCCGGCTACCGAGACCGAACACGGCGGCCGCCGCAGCCGCCGCAGCCGCCGCCGACACCGCAGAGCCGGCGCGCGCACTCACAAGCGGCAGAGGCAGAAAGGCCCAGAGTCATTGTTTATGTGGCCGCGGGCCAGCAGACGGCCCGCGACACCCCCCCCCCGCCCGTGTGGGTATCCGGCCCCCCGCCCCGCGCCGGTCCATTAAGGGCGCGCGTGCCCGCGAGATATCAATCCGTTAAGTGCTCTGCAGACAGGGGCACCGCGCCCGGAAATCCATTAGGCCGCAGACGAGGAAAATAAAATTACATCACCTACCCACGTGGTGCTGTGGCCTGTTTTTGCTGCGTCATCTCAGCCTTTATAAAAGCGGGGGCGCGGCCGTGCCGATCGCGGGTGGTGCGAAAGACTTTCCGGGCGCGTCCGGGTGCCGCGGCTCTCCGGGCCCCCCTGCAGCCGGGGCGGCCAAGGGGCGTCGGCGACATCCTCCCCCTAAGCGCCGGCCGGCCGCTGGTCTGTTTTTTCGTTTTCCCCGTTTCGGGGGTGGTGGGGGTTGCGGTTTCTGTTTCTTTAACCCGTCTGGGGTGTTTTTCGTTCCGTCGCCGGAATGTTTCGTTCGTCTGTCCCCTCACGGGGCGAAGGCCGCGTACGGCCCGGGACGAGGGGCCCCCGACCGCGGCGGTCCGGGCCCCGTCCGGACCCGCTCGCCGGCACGCGACGCGAAAAAGGCCCCCCGGAGGCTTTTCCGGGTTCCCGGCCCGGGGCCTGAGATGAACACTCGGGGTTACCGCCAACGGCCGGCCCCCGTGGCGGCCCGGCCCGGGGCCCCGGCGGACCCAAGGGGCCCCGGCCCGGGGCCCCACAACGGCCCGGCGCATGCGCTGTGGTTTTTTTTTCCTCGGTGTTCTGCCGGGCTCCATCGCCTTTCCTGTTCTCGCTTCTCCCCCCCCCCTTCTTCACCCCCAGTACCCTCCTCCCTCCCTTCCTCCCCCGTTATCCCACTCGTCGAGGGCGCCCCGGTGTCGTTCAACAAAGACGCCGCGTTTCCAGGTAGGTTAGACACCTGCTTCTCCCCAATAGAGGGGGGGGACCCAAACGACAGGGGGCGCCCCAGAGGCTAAGGTCGGCCACGCCACTCGCGGGTGGGCTCGTGTTACAGCACACCAGCCCGTTCTTTTCCCCCCCTCCCACCCTTAGTCAGACTCTGTTACTTACCCGTCCGACCACCAACTGCCCCCTTATCTAAGGGCCGGCTGGAAGACCGCCAGGGGGTCGGCCGGTGTCGCTGTAACCCCCCACGCCAATGACCCACGTACTCCAAGAAGGCATGTGTCCCACCCCGCCTGTGTTTTTGTGCCTGGCTCTCTATGCTTGGGTCTTACTGCCTGGGGGGGGGGAGTGCGGGGGAGGGGGGGTGTGGAAGGAAATGCACGGCGCGTGTGTACCCCCCCTAAAGTTGTTCCTAAAGCGAGGATACGGAGGAGTGGCGGGTGCCGGGGGACCGGGGTGATCTCTGGCACGCGGGGGTGGGAAGGGTCGGGGGAGGGGGGGATGGAGTACCGGCCCACCTGGCCGGCGCGGGTGCGCGTGCCTTTGCACACCAACCCCACGTCCCCCGGCGGTCTCTAAGAAGCACCGCCCCCCCTCCTTCATACCACCGAGCATGCCTGGGTGTGGGTTGGTAACCAACACGCCCATCCCCTCGTCTCCTGTGATTCTCTGGCTGCACCGCATTCTTGTTTTCTAACTATGTTCCTGTTTCTGTCTCCCCCCCCCCCACCCCTCCGCCCCACCCCCCAACACCCACGTCTGTGGTGTGGCCGACCCCCTTTTGGGCGCCCCGTCCCGCCCCGCCACCCCTCCCATCCTTTGTTGCCCTATAGTGTAGTTAACCCCCCCCGCCCTTTGTGGCGGCCAGAGGCCAGGTCAGTCCGGGCGGGCAGGCGCTCGCGGAAACTTAACACCCACACCCAACCCACTGTGGTTCTGGCTCCATGCCAGTGGCAGGATGCTTTCGGGGATCGGTGGTCAGGCAGCCCGGGCCGCGGCTCTGTGGTTAACACCAGAGCCTGCCCAACATGGCACCCCCACTCCCACGCACCCCCACTCCCACGCACCCCCACTCCCACGCACCCCCACTCCCACGCACCCCCACTCCCACGCACCCCCACTCCCACGCACCCCCACTCCCACGCACCCCCACTCCCACGCACCCCCACTCCCACGCATCCCCGCGATACATCCAACACAGACAGGGAAAAGATACAAAAGTAAACCTTTATTTCCCAACAGACAGCAAAAATCCCCTGAGTTTTTTTTTATTAGGGCCAACACAAAAGACCCGCTGGTGTGTGGTGCCCGTGTCTTTCACTTTTCCCCTCCCCGACACGGATTGGCTGGTGTAGTGGGCGCGGCCAGAGACCACCCAGCGCCCGACCCCCCCCTCCCCACAAACACGGGGGGCGTCCCTTATTGTTTTCCCTCGTCCCGGGTCGACGCCCCCTGCTCCCCGGACCACGGGTGCCGAGACCGCAGGCTGCGGAAGTCCAGGGCGCCCACTAGGGTGCCCTGGTCGAACAGCATGTTCCCCACGGGGGTCATCCAGAGGCTGTTCCACTCCGACGCGGGGGCCGTCGGGTACTCGGGGGGCATCACGTGGTTACCCGCGGTCTCGGGGAGCAGGGTGCGGCGGCTCCAGCCGGGGACCGCGGCCCGCAGCCGGGTCGCCATGTTTCCCGTCTGGTCCACCAGGACCACGTACGCCCCGATGTTCCCCGTCTCCATGTCCAGGATGGGCAGGCAGTCCCCCGTGATAGTCTTGTTCACGTAAGGCGACAGGGCGACCACGCTAGAGACCCCCGAGATGGGCAGGTAGCGCGTGAGGCCGCCCGCGGGGACGGCCCCGGAAGTCTCCGCGTGGCGCGTCTTCCGGGCACACTTCCTCGGCCCCCGCGGCCCAGAAGCAGCGCGGGGGCCGAGGGAGGTTTCCTCTTGTCTCCCTCCCAGGGCACCGACGGCCCCGCCCGAGGAGGCGGAAGCGGAGGAGGACGCGGCCCCGGCGGCGGAAGAGGCGGCCCCCGCGGGGGTCGGGGCCGAGGAGGAAGAGGCAGAGGAGGAAGAGGCGGAGGCCGCCGAGGACGTCAGGGGGGTCCCGGGCCCACCCTGGCCGCGCCCCCCCGGCCCTGAGTCGGAGGGGGGGTGCGTCGCCGCCCTCTTGGCCCCTGCCGGCGCGAGGGGGGGACGCGTGGACTGGGGGGAGGGGTTTTCCTGGCCCGACCCGCGCCTCTTCCTCGGACGCACCGCCGCCTCCTGCTCGACAGAGGCGGCGGAGGGGAGCGGGGCGGCGCCGGAGGGGGCGGCGCCGCGGGAGGGCCCGTGCCCACCCTCCACGCCCGGCCCCCCCGAGCCGCGCGCCACCGTCGCACGCGCCCGGCACAGACTCTGTTCTTGGTTCGCGGCCTGAGCCAGGGACGAGTGCGACTGGGGCACACGGCGCGCGTCCGCGGGGCGGGCGGCCGGCTCCGCCCCGGGGGCCGGGGCGCGGGGGCCGGGCCCCGGAGGCGGCGCTCGCACGCACGGGGCCACGGCCGCGCGGGGGCGCGCGGGTCCCGACGCGGCCGCGGACGCGGGGGGCCCGGGGCGGGGGGCGGAGCCTGGCATGGGCGCCGCGGGGGGCCTGTGGGGAGAGGCCGGGGGGGAGTCGCTGATCACTATGGGGTCTCTGTTGTTTGCAAGGGGGGCGGGTCTGTTGACAAGGGGGCCCGTCCGGCCCCTCGGCCGCCCCGCCTCCGCTTCAACAACCCCAACCCCAACCCCAACCCCCCCGGAGGGGCCAGACGCCCCCCGCGGCGCCGCGGCTCGCGACTGGCGGGAGCCGCCGCCGCCGCTGCTGTTGGTGGTGGTGTTGGTGTTACTGCTGCCGTGTGGCCCGATGGGCGCCGAGGGGGGCGCTGTCCGAGCCGCGGCCGGCTGGGGGGCTGCGTGAGACGCCCCGCCCGTCACGGGGGGCGCGGCGGCGCCTCTGCGTGGGGGGGCGCGGGGCGTCCGGCGGGGGGCGGGCGGTACGTAGTCTGCTGCAAGAGACAACGGGGGGCGCGATCAGGTTACGCCCCCTCCCCGGCCCGCCCTTTCCTCGCCCGCCCGCCTATTCCTCCCTCCCCCCCCCTCCTCCTCCTCCTCCCCCAGGGTCCTTGCCGCCCCCCGCCTCACCGTCGTCCAGGTCGTCGTCATCCTCGTCCGTGGTGGGCTCCGGGTGGGTGGGCGACAGGGCCCTCACCGTGTGCCCCCCCAGGGTCAGGTACCGCGGGGCGAACCGCTGATTGCCCGTCCAGATAAAGTCCACGGCCGTGCCCGCCCTGACGGCCTCCTCGGCCTCCATGCGGGTCTGGGGGTCGTTCACGATCGGGATGGTGCTGAACGACCCGCTGGGCGTCACGCCCACTATCAGGTACACCAGCTTGGCGTTGCACAGCGGGCAGGTGTTGCGCAATTGCATCCAGGTTTTCATGCACGGGATGCAGAAGCGGTGCATGCACGGGAAGGTGTCGCAGCGCAGGTGGGGCGCGATCTCATCCGTGCACACGGCGCACACGTCGCCCTCGTCGCTCCCCCCGTCCTCTCGAGGGGGGGCGCCCCCGCAACTGCCGGGGTCTTCCTCGCGGGGGGGGCTCCCCCCCGAGACCGCCCCCCCATCCACGCCCTGCGGCCCCAGCAGCCCCGTCTCGAACAGTTCCGTGTCCGTGCTGTCCGCCTCGGAGGCGGAGTCGTCGTCATGGTGGTCGGCGTCCCCCCGCCCCCCCACTTCGGTCTCCGCCTCAGAGTCGCTGCTGTCCGGCAGGTCTCGGTCGCAGGGAAACACCCAGACATCCGGGGCGGGCTAAGGGGAAAAAAGGGGGGCGGGTAAGAATGGGGGGGGATTTCCCGCGTCAATCAGCACCCACGAGTTCCCCCTCTCCCCCCCCCGCCTCACAAAGTCCTGCCCCCCTGCTGGCCTCGGAAGAGGGGGGAGAAAGGGGTCTGCAACCAAAGGTGGTCTGGGTCCGTCCTTTGGATCCCGACCCCTCTTCTTCCCTCTTCTCCCGCCCTCCAGACGCACCGGAGTCGGGGGTCCCACGGCGTCCCCCAAATATGGCGGGCGGCTCCTCCCCACCCCCCTAGATGCGTGTGAGTAAGGGGGGCCTGCGTATGAGTCAGTGGGGACCACGCCCCCAACACGGCGACCCCGGTCCCTGTGTGTTTGTTGTGGGGGCGTGTCTCTGTGTATGAGTCAGGGGGTCCCACGGCGACCCCGGGCCCTGCGTCTGAGTCAAAGGGGCCATGTGTATGTGTTGGGGGTCTGTATATATAAAGTCAGGGGGTCACATGGCGACCCCCAACAGGGCGACCCCGGTCCCTGTATATATAGGGTCAGGGGGTTCCGCACCCCCTAACATGGCGCCCCCGGTCCCTGTATATATAGTGTCACGGGGTTCCACGCCCCCTAACATGGCGCCCCAACATGGCGCCCGGCTCCCGTGTATGAGTGGGGGTCCCCCAACATGGCGGCCGGTTCCAGTGTAAGGGTCGGGGGTCCCCCAACATGGCGCCCCCCAATATGGCGCCCCCCAATATGGCGCCCCAGACATGGCGCCCGGCCCCTCACCTCGCGCTGGGGGCGGCCCTCAGGCCGGCGGGTACTCGCTCCGGGGCGGGGCTCCATGGGGGTCGTATGCGGCTGGAGGGTCGCGGACGGAGGGTCCCTGGGGGTCGCAACGTAGGCGGGGCTTCTGTGGTGATGCGGAGAGGGGGCGGCCCGAGTCTGCCTGGCTGCTGCGTCTCGCTCCGAGTGCCGAGGTGCAAATGCGACCAGACTGTCGGGCCAGGGCTAACTTATACCCCACGCCTTTCCCCTCCCCAAAGGGGCGGCAGTGACGATTCCCCCAATGGCCGCGCGTCCCAGGGGAGGCAGGCCCACCGCGGGGCGGCCCCGTCCCCGGGGACCAACCCGGCGCCCCCAAAGAATATCATTAGCATGCACGGCCCGGCCCCCGATTTGGGGGCCCAACCCGGTGTCCCCCAAAGAACCCCATTAGCATGCCCCTCCCGCCGACGCAACAGGGGCTTGGCCTGCGTCGGTGCCCCGGGGCTTCCCGCCTTCCCGAAGAAACTCATTACCATACCCGGAACCCCAGGGGACCAATGCGGGTTCATTGAGCGACCCGCGGGCCAATGCGCGAGGGGCCGTGTGTTCCGCCAAAAAAGCAATTAGCATAACCCGGAACCCCAGGGGAGTGGTTACGCGCGGCGCGGGAGGCGGGGAATACCGGGGTTGCCCATTAAGGGCCGCGGGAATTGCCGGAAGCGGGAAGGGCGGCCGGGGCCGCCCATTAATGAGTTTCTAATTACCATACCGGGAAGCGGAACAAGGCCTCTTGCAAGTTTTTAATTACCATACCGGGAAGTGGGCGGCCCGGCCCATTGGGCGGTAACTCCCGCCCAATGGGCCGGGCCCCGAAGACTCGGCGGACGCTGGTTGGCCGGGCCCCGCCGCGCTGGCGGCCGCCGATTGGCCAGTCCCGCCCCCGAGGCGGGCCCGCCCTGTGAGGGCGGGCTGGCTCCAAGCGTATATATGCGCGGCTCCTGCCATCGTCTCTCCGGAGAGCGGCTTGGTGCGGAGCTCCCGGGAGCTCCGCGGAAGACCCAGGCCGCCTCGGGTGTAACGTTAGACCGAGTTCGCCGGGCCGGCTCCGCGGGCCAGGGCCCGGGCACGGGCCTCGGGCCCCAGGCACGGCCCGATGACCGCCTCGGCCTCCGCCACCCGGCGCCGGAACCGAGCCCGGTCGGCCCGCTCGCGGGCCCACGAGCCGCGGCGCGCCAGGCGGGCGGCCGAGGCCCAGACCACCAGGTGGCGCACCCGGACGTGGGGCGAGAAGCGCACCCGCGCGGGGGTCGCGGGGGTCGCGGGGGTCGCGGGGGTCGCGGGGGTCGCGGGGGGCTCCGGCGCCCCCTCCCCGCCCGCGCGTCGCAGGCGCAGGCGCGCCAGGTGCTCCGCGGTGACGCGCAGGCGGAGGGCGAGGCGCGGCGGAAGGCGGAAGGGGCGCGAGGGGGGGTGGGAGGGGTCAGCCCCGCCCCCCGGGCCCACGCCGGGCGGTGGGGGCCGGGGCCGGGGGGCGGCGGCGGTGGGCCGGGCCTCTGGCGCCGGCTCGGGCGGGGGGCTGTCCGGCCAGTCGTCGTCATCGTCGTCGTCGGACGCGGACTCGGGAACGTGGAGCCACTGGCGCAGCAGCAGCGAACAAGAAGGCGGGGGCCCACCGGCGGGGGGCGGCGGCGGGGCGGCCGCGGGCGCGCTCCTGACCGCGGGTTCCGAGTTGGGCGTGGAGGTTACCTGGGACTGTGCGGTTGGGACGGCGCCCGTGGGCCCGGGCGGCCGGGGGCGGCGGGGGCCGCGATGGCGGCGGCGGCGGGCCATGGAGACAGAGAGCGTGCCGGGGTGGTAGAGTTTGACAGGCAAGCATGTGCGTGCAGAGGCGAGTAGTGCTTGCCTGTCTAACTCGCTAGTCTCGGCCGCGGGGGGCCCGGGCTGCCCGCCGCCGCCGCTTTAAAGGGCCGCGCGCGACCCCCGGGGGGTGTGTTTTGGGGGGGGCCCGTTTTCGGGGTCTGGCCGCTCCTCCCCCCGCTCCTCCCCCCGCTCCTCCCCCCGCTCCTCCCCCCGCTCCTCCCCCCGCTCCTCCCCCCGCTCCTCCCCCCGCTCCTCCCCCCGCTCCTCCCCCCGCTCCTCCCCCCGCTCCTCCCCCCGCTCCTCCCCCCGCTCCTCCCCCCGCTCCTCCCCCCGCTCCTCCCCCCGCTCCTCCCCCCGCTCCTCCCCCCGCTCCTCCCCCCGCTCCCGCGGCCCCGCCCCCCACGCCCGCCGCGCGCGCGCACGCCGCCCGGACCGCCGCCCGCCTTTTTTGCGCGCGCGCGCGCCCGCGGGGGGCCCGGGCTGCCACAGGTGAAACCAACAGAGCACGGCGCACTCCGCACGTCACACGTCACGTCATCCACCACACCTGCCCAACAACACAACTCACAGCGACAACTCACCGCGCAACAACTCCTGTTCCTCATCCACACGTCACCGCGCACCTCCCGCTCCTCCAGACGTACCCCGGCGCAACACACCGCTCCTGCTACACACCACCGCCCCTCCCCAGCCCCAGCCCTCCCCGGCCCCAGCCCTCCCCGGCCCCAGCCCTCCCCGGCCCCAGCCCTCCCCGGCCCCAGCCCTCCCCGGCCCCAGCCCTCCCCGGCCCCAGCCCTCCCCGGCCCCAGCCCTCCCCGGCCGCGTCCCGCGCTCCCTCGGGGGGGTTCGGGCATCTCTACCTCAGTGCCGCCAATCTCAGGTCAGAGATCCAAACCCTCCGGGGGCGCCCGCGCACCACCACCGCCCCTCGCCCCCTCCCGCCCCTCGCCCCCTCCCGCCCCTCGCCCCCTCCCGCCCCTCGCCCCCTCCCGCCCCTCGCCCCCTCCCGCCCCTCGCCCCCTCCCGCCCCTCGCCCCCTCCCGCCCCTCGCCCCCTCCCGCCCCTCGCCCCCTCCCGCCCCTCGCCCCCTCCCGCCCCTCGCCCCCTCCCGCCCCTCGCCCCCTCCCGCCCCTCGCCCCCTCCCGCCCCTCGCCCCCTCCCGCCCCTCGCCCCCTCCCGCCCCTCGCCCCCTCCCGCCCCTCGCCCCCTCCCGCCCCTCGCCCCCTCCCGCCCCTCGCCCCCTCCCGCCCCTCGAATAAACAACGCTACTGCAAAACTTAATCAGGTTGTTGCCGTTTATTGCGTCTTCGGGTCTCACAAGCGCCCCGCCCCGTCCCGGCCCGTTACAGCACCCCGTCCCCCTCGAACGCGCCGCCGTCGTCTTCGTCCCAGGCGCCTTCCCAGTCCACAACTTCCCGCCGCGGGGGCGTGGCCAAGCCCGCCTCCGCCCCCAGCACCTCCACGGCCCCCGCCGCCGCCAGCACGGTGCCGCTGCGGCCCGTGGCCGAGGCCCAGCGAATCCCGGGCGGCGCCGGCGGCAGGGCCCCCGGGCCGTCGTCGTCGCCGCGCAGCACCAGCGGGGGGGCGTCGTCGTCGGGCTCCAGCAGGGCGCGGGCGCAAAAGTCCCTCCGCGGCCCGCGCCACCGGGCCGGGCCGGCGCGCACCGCCTCGCGCCCCAGCGCCACGTACACGGGCCGCAGCGGCGCGCCCAGGCCCCAGCGCGCGCAGGCGCGGTGCGAGTGGGCCTCCTCCTCGCAGAAGTCCGGCGCGCCGGGCGCCATGGCGTCGGTGGTCCCCGAGGCCGCCGCCCGGCCGTCCAGCGCCGGCAGCACGGCCCGGCGGTACTCGCGCGGGGACATGGGCACCGGCGTGTCCGGGCCGAAGCGCGTGCGCACGCGGTAGCGCACGTTGCCGCCGCGGCACAGGCGCAGCGGCGGCGCGTCGGGGTACAGGCGCGCGTGCGCGGCCTCCACGCGCGCGAAGACCCCCGGGCCGAACACGCGGCCCGAGGCCAGCACCGTGCGGCGCAGGTCCCGCGCCGCCGGCCAGCGCACGGCGCACTGCACGGCGGGCAGCAGCTCGCACGCCAGGTAGGCGTGCTGCCGCGACACCGCGGGCCCGTCGGCGGGCCAGTCGCAGGCGCGCACGGTGTTGACCACGATGAGCCGCCGGTCGCCGGCGCTGGCGAGCAGCCCCAGAAACTCCACGGCCCCGGCGAAGGCCAGGTCCCGCGTGGACAGCAGCAGCACGCCCTGTGCGCCCAGCGCCGACACGTCGGGGGCGCCGGTCCAGTTGCCCGCCCAGGCGGCCGTGTCCGGCCCGCACAGCCGGTTGGCCAGGGCCGCCAGCAGGCAGGACAGCCCGCCGCGCTCGGCGGACCACTCCGGCGGCCCCCCCGAGGCCCCGCCGCCGGCCAGGTCCTCGCCCGGCAGCGGCGAGTACAGCACCACCACGCGCACGTCCTCGGGGTCGGGGATCTGGCGCATCCAGGCCGCCATGCGGCGCAGCGGGCCCGAGGCGCGCAGGGGGCCAAAGAGGCGGCCCCCGGCGGCCCCGTGGGGGTGGGGGTTATCGTCGTCGTCGCCGCCGCCGCACGCGGCCTGGGCGGCGGGGGCGGGCCCGGCGCACCGCGCGGCGATCGAGGCCAGGGCCCGCGGGTCAAACATGAGGGCCGGTCGCCAGGGGACGGGGAACAGCGGGTGGTCCGTGAGCTCGGCCACGGCGCGCGGGGAGCAGTAGGCCTCCAGGGCGGCGGCCGCGGGCGCCGCCGTGTGGCTGGGCCCCGGGGGCTGCCGCCGCCAGCCGCCCAGGGGGTCGGGGCCCTCGGCGGGCCGGCGCGACAGCGCCACGGGGCGCGGGCGGGCCTGCGCCGCGGCGGCCCGGGGCGCCGCGGGCTGGGCGGGGGCGGGCTCGGGCCCCGGGGGCGTGGAGGGGGGCGCGGGCGCGGGGAGGGGGGCGCGGGCGTCCGAGCCGGGGGCGTCCGCGCCGCTCTTCTTCGTCTTCGGGGGTCGCGGGCCGCCGCCTCCGGGCGGCCGGGCCGGGCCGGGACTCTTGCGCTTGCGCCCCTCCCGCGGCGCGGCGGAGGCGGCGGCGGCCGCCAGCGCGTCGGCGGCGTCCGGTGCGCTGGCCGCCGCCGCCAGCAGGGGGCGCAGGCTCTGGTTGTCAAACAGCAGGTCCGCGGCGGCGGCGGCCGCGGAGCTCGGCAGGCGCGGGTCCCGCGGCAGCGCGGGGCCCAGGGCCCCGGCGACCAGGCTCACGGCGCGCACGGCGGCCACGGCGGCCTCGCTGCCGCCGGCCACGCGCAGGTCCCCGCGCAGGCGCATGAGCACCAGCGCGTCGCGCACGAACCGCAGCTCGCGCAGCCACGCGCGCAGGCGGGGCGCGTCGGCGTGCGGCGGCGGCGGGGAAGCGGGGCCCGCGGGTCCCTCCGGCCGCGGGGGGCTGGCGGGCCGGGCCCCGGCCAGCCCCGGGACGGCCGCCAGGTCGCCGTCGAAGCCCTCGGCCAGCGCCTCCAGGATCCCGCGGCAGGCGGCCAGGCACTCGACGGCCACGCGGCCGGCCTGGGCGCGGCGCCCGGCGTCGTCGTCGGCGTCGGCGTGGCGGGCGGCGTCGGGGTCGTCGCCCCCCGCGGGGGAGGCGGGCGCGGCGGACAGCCGCCCCAGGGCGGCGAGGATCCCCGCGGCGCCGTACCCGGCGGGCACCGCGCGCTCGCCCGGTGCGGCGGCGGCGACGGCGGCGACCCCCTCGTCATCTGCGCCGGCGCCGGGGCTCCCCGCGGCCCCCGTCAGCGCCGCGTTCTCGCGCGCCAACAGGGGCGCGTAGGCGCGGCGCAGGCTGGTCAGCAGGAAGCCCTTCTGCGCGCGGTCGTATCGGCGGCTCATGGCCACGGCGGCCGCCGCGTGCGCCAGGCCCCAGCCGAAGCGGCCGGCCGCCATGGCGTAGCCCAGGTGGGGCACGGCCCGCGCCACGCTGCCGGTGATGAAGGAGCTGCTGTTGCGCGCGGCGCCCGAGATCCGGAAGCAGGCCTGGTCCAGCGCCACGTCCCCGGGGACCACGCGCGGGTTCTGGAGCCACCCCATGGCCTCCGCGTCCGGGGTGTACAGCAGCCGCGTGATCAGGGCGTACTGCTGCGCGGCGTCGCCCAGCTCGGGCGCCCACACGGCCGCCGGGGCGCCCGAGGCCTCGAACCGGCGTCGCGCCTCCTCCGCCTCGGGCGCCCCCCAGAGGCCCGGGCGGCTGTCGCCCAGGCCGCCGTACAGCACCCGCCCCGGGGGCGGGGGCCCGGCGCCGGGCCACGGCTCCCCGCTGACGTACCCGTCGCGATAGCGCGCGTAGAAGGCGCCGGAGGCCGCGTCGGCGTCCAGCTCGACCCGCCGGGGCTGCCCGGCCGTGAAGCGGCCCGTGGCGTCGCGGCCGGCCACCGCCGCGCGGGCCCGGCGGCGCTCGATGCGGCCCGCGGAGGCCGCGGGGGTCCTCGCCGCCGCCCGGGGCTTGGGCGCGGCCTCGGAGAGGGGGGGTGGCCCGGGCGGGGGCGGCGTCCGCCCGGGGGCTGCCGGCGCCGCGCTCGACGGACCCCGCCCGACGGCCCGCGCCTCGCGTGCGTGGTCGGCCGCGTCGTTGCCGTCGTCGTCCTCGTCCTCGTCGGACGACGAGGACGAAGAGGATGCGGACGACGAGGACGAGGACCCGGAGTCCGACGAGGTCGATGACGCCGATGGCCGCCACCGGCCGTGACGACGTCTCCGCGGCGGCTGGGCCGGCGGGCGCGGCGACAGGCGGTCCGTGGGGTCCGGATACGCGCCGCGTAGCGGGGCCTCCCGTTCGCGGCCCCGGGCCGGGGCCCGGTCGCCGGCGGCGTCGGCTGCGTCGTCGTACTCGTCCCCGTCATCGTCGTCGGCTCGAAAGGCGGGGGTCCGGGGCGGCGAGGCCGCGGGGTCGGGCGTCGGGATCGTCCGGACGGCCTCCTCTACCATGGAGGCCAGCAGAGCCAGCTGTCGCGGCGAGACGGCGTCCCCGGCGTCCTCGCCGGCGTCGGTGCCCGCCGCGGGGGCCCTCCCGTCCCGCCGGGCGTCGTCGAGGTCGTGGGGGTGGTCGGGGTCGTGGTCGGGGTCGTCCCCGCCCTCCTCCGTCTCCGCGCCCCACCCGAGGGCCCCCCGCTCGTCGCGGTCTGGGCTCGGGGTGGGCGGCGGCCCGTCGGTGGGGCCCGGGGAGCCGGGGCGCTGCTTGTTCTCCGACGCCATCGCCGATGCGGGGCGATCCTCCGGGGATACGGCTGCGACGGCGGACGTAGCACGGTAGGTCACCTACGGACTCTCGATGGGGGGAGGGGGCGAGACCCACGGACCCCGACGACCCCCGCCGTCGACGCGGAACTAGCGCGGACCGGTCGATGCTTGGGTGGGAAAAAGGACAGGGACGGCCGATCCCCCTCCCGCGCTTCGTCCGCGTATCGGCGTCCCGGCGCGGCGAGCGTCTGACGGTCTGTCTCTGGCGGTCCCGCGTCGGGTCGTGGATCCGTGTCGGCAGCCGCGCTCCGTGTGGACGATCGGGGCGTCCTCGGGCTCATATAGTCCCAGGGGCCGGCGGGAAGGAGGAGCAGCGGAGGCCGCCGGCCCCCCGCCCCCCCGGCGGGCCCACCCCGAACGGAATTCCATTATGCACGACCCCGCCCCGACGCCGGCACGCCGGGGGCCCGTGGCCGCGGCCCGTTGGTCGAACCCCCGGCCCCGCCCATCCGCGCCATCTGCCATGGGCGGGGCGCGAGGGCGGGTGGGTCCGCGCCCCGCCCCGCATGGCATCTCATTACCGCCCGATCCGGCGGTTTCCGCTTCCGTTCCGCATGCTAACGAGGAACGGGCAGGGGGCGGGGCCCGGGCCCCGACTTCCCGGTTCGGCGGTAATGAGATACGAGCCCCGCGCGCCCGTTGGCCGTCCCCGGGCCCCCCGGTCCCGCCCGCCGGACGCCGGGACCAACGGGACGGCGGGCGGCCCAAGGGCCGCCCGCCTTGCCGCCCCCCCATTGGCCGGCGGGCGGGACCGCCCCAAGGGGGCGGGGCCGCCGGGTAAAAGAAGTGAGAACGCGAAGCGTTCGCACTTCGTCCCAATATATATATATTATTAGGGCGAAGTGCGAGCACTGGCGCCGTGCCCGACTCCGCGCCGGCCCCGGGGGCGGGCCCGGGCGGCGGGGGGCGGGTCTCTCCGGCGCACATAAAGGCCCGGCGCGACCGACGCCCGCAGACGGCGCCGGCCACGAACGACGGGAGCGGCTGCGGAGCACGCGGACCGGGAGCGGGAGTCGCAGAGGGCCGTCGGAGCGGACGGCGTCGGCATCGCGACGCCCCGGCTCGGGATCGGGATCGCATCGGAAAGGGACACGCGGACGCGGGGGGGAAAGACCCGCCCACCCCACCCACGAAACACAGGGGACGCACCCCGGGGGCCTCCGACGACAGAAACCCACCGGTCCGCCTTTTTTGCACGGGTAAGCACCTTGGGTGGGCGGAGGAGGGGGGGACGCGGGGGCGGAGGAGGGGGGACGCGGGGGCGGAGGAGGGGGGACGCGGGGGCGGAGGAGGGGGGACGCGGGGGCGGAGGAGGGGGGACGCGGGGGCGGAGGAGGGGGCTCACCCGCGTTCGTGCCTTCCCGCAGGAGGAACGTCCTCGTCGAGGCGACCGGCGGCGACCGTTGCGTGGACCGCTTCCTGCTCGTCGGGCGGGGGGAAGCCACTGTGGTCCTCCGGGACGTTTTCTGGATGGCCGACATTTCCCCAGGCGCTTTTGCGCCTTGTGTAAAAGCGCGGCGTCCCGCTCTCCGATCCCCGCCCCTGGGCACGCGCAAGCGCAAGCGCCCTTCCCGCCCCCTCTCATCGGAGTCTGAGGTAGAATCCGATACAGCCTTGGAGTCTGAGGTCGAATCCGAGACAGCATCGGATTCGACCGAGTCTGGGGACCAGGATGAAGCCCCCCGCATCGGTGGCCGTAGGGCCCCCCGGAGGCTTGGGGGGCGGTTTTTTCTGGACATGTCGGCGGAATCCACCACGGGGACGGAAACGGATGCGTCGGTGTCGGACGACCCCGACGACACGTCCGACTGGTCTTATGACGACATTCCCCCACGACCCAAGCGGGCCCGGGTAAACCTGCGGCTCACGAGCTCTCCCGATCGGCGGGATGGGGTTATTTTTCCTAAGATGGGGCGGGTCCGGTCTACCCGGGAAACGCAGCCCCGGGCCCCCACCCCGTCGGCCCCAAGCCCAAATGCAATGCTACGGCGCTCGGTGCGCCAGGCCCAGAGGCGGAGCAGCGCACGATGGACCCCCGACCTGGGCTACATGCGCCAGTGTATCAATCAGCTGTTTCGGGTCCTGCGGGTCGCCCGGGACCCCCACGGCAGTGCCAACCGCCTGCGCCACCTGATACGCGACTGTTACCTGATGGGATACTGCCGAGCCCGTCTGGCCCCGCGCACGTGGTGCCGTTTGCTGCAGGTGTCCGGCGGAACCTGGGGCATGCACCTGCGCAACACCATACGGGAGGTGGAGGCTCGATTCGACGCCACCGCGGAACCCGTGTGCAAGCTTCCTTGTTTGGAGACCAGACGGTACGGCCCGGAGTGTGATCTTAGTAATCTCGAGATTCATCTCAGCGCGACAAGCGATGATGAAATCTCCGATGCCACCGATCTGGAGGCCGCCGGTTCGGACCACACGCTCGCGTCCCAGTCCGACACGGAGGATGCCCCCTCCCCCGTTACGCTGGAAACCCCAGAACCCCGCGGGTCCCTCGCTGTGCGTCTGGAGGATGAGTTTGGGGAGTTTGACTGGACCCCCCAGGAGGGCTCCCAGCCCTGGCTGTCTGCGGTCGTGGCCGATACCAGCTCCGTGGAACGCCCGGGCCCATCCGATTCTGGGGCGGGTCGCGCCGCAGAAGACCGCAAGTGTCTGGACGGCTGCCGGAAAATGCGCTTCTCCACCGCCTGCCCCTATCCGTGCAGCGACACGTTTCTCCGGCCGTGAGTCCGGTCGCCCCGACCCCCTTGTATGTCCCCAAAATAAAAGACCAAAATCAAAGCGTTTGTCCCAGCGTCTTAATGGCGGGAAGGGCGGAGAGAAACAGACCACGCGGACATGGGGGGTGTTTGGGGGTTTATTGGCACCGGGGGCTAAAGGGTGGTAACCGGATAGCAGATGTGAGGAAGTCGGGGCCGTTCGCCGCGAACGGCGATCAGAGGGTCAGTTTCTTGCGGACCACGGCCCGGCGATGTGGGTTGCTCGTCTGGGACCTCGGGCATGCCCATACACGCACAACACGGACGCCGCACCGGATGGGACGTCGTAAGGGGGCCTGGGGTAGCTGGGTGGGGTTTGTGCAGAGCAATCAGGGACCGCAGCCAGCGCATACAATCGCGCTCCCGTCCGTTTGTCCCGGGCAGTACCACGCCGTACTGGTATTCGTACCGGCTGAGCAGGGTCTCCAGGGGGTGGTTGGGGGCCGCGGGGAACGGGGTCCACGCCACGGTCCACTCGGGCAAAAACCGAGTCGGCACGGCCCACGGTTCTCCCACCCACGCGTCTGGGGTCTTGATGGCGATAAATCTTACCCCGAGCCGGATTTTTTGGGCGTATTCGAGAAACGGCACACACAGATCCGCCGCGCCTACCACCCACAAGTGGTAGAGGCGAGGGGGGCTGGGTTGGTCTCGGTGCAGCAGTCGGAAGCACGCCACGGCGTCCACGACCTCGGTGCTCTCCAAGGGGCTGTCCTCCGCAAACAGGCCCGTGGTGGTGTTTGGGGGGCAGCGACAGGACCTAGTGCGCACGATCGGGCGGGTGGGTTTGGGTAAGTCCATCAGCGGCTCGGCCAACCGTCGAAGGTTGGCCGGACGAACGACGACCGGGGTACCCAGGGGTTCTGATGCCAAAATGCGGCACTGCCTAAGCAGGAAGCTCCACAGGGCCGGGCTTGCGTCGACGGAAGTCCGGGGCAGGGCGTTGTTCTGGTCAAGGAGGGTCATTACGTTGACGACAACAACGCCCATGTTGGTATATTACAGGCCCGTGTCCGATTTGGGGCACTTGCAGATTTGTAAGGCCACGCACGGCGGGGAGACAGGCCGACGCGGGGGCTGCTCTAAAAATTTAAGGGCCCTACGGTCCACAGACCCGCCTTCCCGGGGGGGCCCTTGGAGCGACCGGCAGCGGAGGCGTCCGGGGGAGGGGAGGGTGATTTACGGGGGGGTAGGTCAGGGGGTGGGTCGTCAAACTGCCGCTCCTTAAAACCCCGGGGCCCGTCGTTCGGGGTGCTCGTTGGTTGGCACTCACGGTGCGGCGAATGGCCTGTCGTAAGTTTTGTCGCGTTTACGGGGGACAGGGCAGGAGGAAGGAGGAGGCCGTCCCGCCGGAGACAAAGCCGTCCCGGGTGTTTCCTCATGGCCCCTTTTATACCCCAGCCGAGGACGCGTGCCTGGACTCCCCGCCCCCGGAGACCCCCAAACCTTCCCACACCACACCACCCAGCGAGGCCGAGCGCCTGTGTCATCTGCAGGAGATCCTTGCCCAGATGTACGGAAACCAGGACTACCCCATAGAGGACGACCCCAGCGCGGATGCCGCGGACGATGTCGACGAGGACGCCCCGGACGACGTGGCCTATCCGGAGGAATACGCAGAGGAGCTTTTTCTGCCCGGGGACGCGACCGGTCCCCTTATCGGGGCCAACGACCACATCCCTCCCCCGTGTGGCGCATCTCCCCCCGGTATACGACGACGCAGCCGGGATGAGATTGGGGCCACGGGATTTACCGCGGAAGAGCTGGACGCCATGGACAGGGAGGCGGCTCGAGCCATCAGCCGCGGCGGCAAGCCCCCCTCGACCATGGCCAAGCTGGTGACTGGCATGGGCTTTACGATCCACGGAGCGCTCACCCCAGGATCGGAGGGGTGTGTCTTTGACAGCAGCCATCCAGATTACCCCCAACGGGTAATCGTGAAGGCGGGGTGGTACACGAGCACGAGCCACGAGGCGCGACTGCTGAGGCGACTGGACCACCCGGCGATCCTGCCCCTCCTGGACCTGCATGTCGTCTCCGGGGTCACGTGTCTGGTCCTCCCCAAGTACCAGGCCGACCTGTATACCTATCTGAGTAGGCGCCTGAACCCACTGGGACGCCCGCAGATCGCAGCGGTCTCCCGGCAGCTCCTAAGCGCCGTTGACTACATTCACCGCCAGGGCATTATCCACCGCGACATTAAGACCGAAAATATTTTTATTAACACCCCCGAGGACATTTGCCTGGGGGACTTTGGCGCCGCGTGCTTCGTGCAGGGTTCCCGATCAAGCCCCTTCCCCTACGGAATCGCCGGAACCATCGACACCAACGCCCCCGAGGTCCTGGCCGGGGATCCGTATACCACGACCGTCGACATTTGGAGCGCCGGTCTGGTGATCTTCGAGACTGCCGTCCACAACGCGTCCTTGTTCTCGGCCCCCCGCGGCCCCAAAAGGGGCCCGTGCGACAGTCAGATCACCCGCATCATCCGACAGGCCCAGGTCCACGTTGACGAGTTTTCCCCGCATCCAGAATCGCGCCTCACCTCGCGCTACCGCTCCCGCGCGGCCGGGAACAATCGCCCGCCGTACACCCGACCGGCCTGGACCCGCTACTACAAGATGGACATAGACGTCGAATATCTGGTTTGCAAAGCCCTCACCTTCGACGGCGCGCTTCGCCCCAGCGCCGCAGAGCTGCTTTGTTTGCCGCTGTTTCAACAGAAATGACCGCCCCCTGGGGGCGGTGCTGTTTGCGGGTTGGCACAAAAAGACCCCGATCCGCGTCTGTGGTGTTTTTGGCATCATGTCGCAGGGCGCCATGCGTGCCGTTGTTCCCATTATCCCATTCCTTTTGGTTCTTGTCGGTGTATCGGGGGTTCCCACCAACGTCTCCTCCACCACCCAACCCCAACTCCAGACCACCGGTCGTCCCTCGCATGAAGCCCCCAACATGACCCAGACCGGCACCACCGACTCTCCCACCGCCATCAGCCTTACCACGCCCGACCACACACCCCCCATGCCAAGTATTGGACTGGAGGAGGAGGAAGAGGAGGAGGGGGCCGGGGACGGCGAACATCTTGAGGGGGGAGATGGGACCCGTGACACCCTACCCCAGTCCCCGGGCCCAGCCTTCCCGTTGGCTGAGGACGTCGAGAAGGACAAACCCAACCGTCCCGTAGTCCCATCCCCCGATCCCAACAACTCCCCCGCGCGCCCCGAGACCAGTCGCCCGAAGACACCCCCCACCATTATCGGGCCGCTGGCAACTCGCCCCACGACCCGACTCACCTCAAAGGGACGACCCTTGGTTCCGACGCCTCAACATACCCCGCTGTTCTCGTTCCTCACTGCCTCCCCCGCCCTGGACACCCTCTTCGTCGTCAGCACCGTCATCCACACCTTATCGTTTTTGTGTATTGGTGCGATGGCGACACACCTGTGTGGCGGTTGGTCCAGACGCGGGCGACGCACACACCCTAGCGTGCGTTACGTGTGCCTGCCGTCCGAACGCGGGTAGGGTATGGGGCGGGGGATGGGGAGAGCCCACATGCGGAAAGCAAGAACAATAAAGGCGGTGGTATCTAGTTGATATGCATCTCTGGGTGTTTTTGGGGTGTGGCGGACGCGGGGCGGTCATTGGACGGGGTGCAGTTAAATACATGCCCGGGACCCATGAAGCATGCGCGACTTCCGGGCCTCAGAACCCACCCGAAACGGCCAACGGACGTCTGAGCCAGGCCTGGCTATCCGGAGAAACAGCACACGACTTGGCGTTCTGTGTGTCGCGATGTCTCTGCGCGCAGTCTGGCATCTGGGGCTTTTGGGAAGCCTCGTGGGGGCTGTTCTTGCCGCCACCCATCGGGGACCTGCGGCCAACACAACGGACCCCTTAACGCACGCCCCAGTGTCCCCTCACCCCAGCCCCCTGGGGGGCTTTGCCGTCCCCCTCGTAGTCGGTGGGCTGTGCGCCGTAGTCCTGGGGGCGGCATGTCTGCTTGAGCTCCTGCGTCGTACGTGCCGCGGGTGGGGGCGTTACCATCCCTACATGGACCCAGTTGTCGTATAATTTCCCCCCCCCCCCCCCTTCTCCGCGTGGGTGATGTCGGGTCCAAACTCCCGACACCACCAGCTGGCATGGTATAAATCACCGGTGCGCCCCCCAAACCATGTCCGGCAGGGGGATGGGGGGGCGAATGCGGAGGGCACCCAACAACACCGGGCTAACCAGGAAATCCGTGGCCCCGGCCCCCAATAAAGATCGCGGTAGCCCGGCCGTGTGACACTATCGTCCATACCGACCACACCGACGAATCCCCCAAGGGGGAGGGGCCATTTTACGAGGAGGAGGGGTATAACAAAGTCTGTCTTTAAAAAGCAGGGGTTAGGGAGTTGTTCGGTCATAAGCTTCAGCGCGAACGACCAACTACCCCGATCATCAGTTATCCTTAAGGTCTCTTTTGTGTGGTGCGTTCCGGTATGGGGGGGGCTGCCGCCAGGTTGGGGGCCGTGATTTTGTTTGTCGTCATAGTGGGCCTCCATGGGGTCCGCGGCAAATATGCCTTGGTGGATGCCTCTCTCAAGATGGCCGACCCCAATCGCTTTCGCGGCAAAGACCTTCCGGTCCTGGACCAGCTGACCGACCCTCCGGGGGTCCGGCGCGTGTACCACATCCAGGCGGGCCTACCGGACCCGTTCCAGCCCCCCAGCCTCCCGATCACGGTTTACTACGCCGTGTTGGAGCGCGCCTGCCGCAGCGTGCTCCTAAACGCACCGTCGGAGGCCCCCCAGATTGTCCGCGGGGCCTCCGAAGACGTCCGGAAACAACCCTACAACCTGACCATCGCTTGGTTTCGGATGGGAGGCAACTGTGCTATCCCCATCACGGTCATGGAGTACACCGAATGCTCCTACAACAAGTCTCTGGGGGCCTGTCCCATCCGAACGCAGCCCCGCTGGAACTACTATGACAGCTTCAGCGCCGTCAGCGAGGATAACCTGGGGTTCCTGATGCACGCCCCCGCGTTTGAGACCGCCGGCACGTACCTGCGGCTCGTGAAGATAAACGACTGGACGGAGATTACACAGTTTATCCTGGAGCACCGAGCCAAGGGCTCCTGTAAGTACGCCCTCCCGCTGCGCATCCCCCCGTCAGCCTGCCTCTCCCCCCAGGCCTACCAGCAGGGGGTGACGGTGGACAGCATCGGGATGCTGCCCCGCTTCATCCCCGAGAACCAGCGCACCGTCGCCGTATACAGCTTGAAGATCGCCGGGTGGCACGGGCCCAAGGCCCCATACACGAGCACCCTGCTGCCCCCGGAGCTGTCCGAGACCCCCAACGCCACGCAGCCAGAACTCGCCCCGGAAGACCCCGAGGATTCGGCCCTCTTGGAGGACCCCGTGGGGACGGTGGCGCCGCAAATCCCACCAAACTGGCACATACCGTCGATCCAGGACGCCGCGACGCCTTACCATCCCCCGGCCACCCCGAACAACATGGGCCTGATCGCCGGCGCGGTGGGCGGCAGTCTCCTGGCAGCCCTGGTCATTTGCGGAATTGTGTACTGGATGCGCCGCCACACTCAAAAAGCCCCAAAGCGCATACGCCTCCCCCACATCCGGGAAGACGACCAGCCGTCCTCGCACCAGCCCTTGTTTTACTAGATACCCCCCCTTAATGGGTGCGGGGGGGTCAGGTCTGCGGGGTTGGGATGGGACCTTAACTCCATATAAAGCGAGTCTGGAAGGGGGGAAAGGTGGACAGTCGATAAGTCGGTAGCGGGGGACGCGCACCTGTTCCGCCTGTCGCACCCACAGCTTTTTTTGCGAACCGTCCCGTTCCGGGATGCCGTGCCGCCCGTTGCAGGGCCTGGTGCTCGTGGGCCTCTGGGTCTGTGCCACCAGCCTGGTTGTCCGTGGCCCCACGGTCAGTCTGGTATCAAACTCATTTGTGGACGCCGGGGCCTTGGGGCCCGACGGCGTAGTGGAGGAAGACCTGCTTATTCTCGGGGAGCTTCGCTTTGTGGGGGACCAGGTCCCCCACACCACCTACTACGATGGGGGCGTAGAGCTGTGGCACTACCCCATGGGACACAAATGCCCACGGGTCGTGCATGTCGTCACGGTGACCGCGTGCCCACGTCGCCCCGCCGTGGCATTCGCCCTGTGTCGCGCGACCGACAGCACTCACAGCCCCGCATATCCCACCCTGGAGCTCAATCTGGCCCAACAGCCGCTTTTGCGGGTCCAGAGGGCAACGCGGGACTATGCCGGGGTGTACGTGTTACGCGTATGGGTCGGTGACGCGCCAAACGCCAGCCTGTTTGTCCTGGGGATGGCCATAGCCGCCGAAGGGACTCTGGCGTACAACGGCTCGGCCTATGGCTCCTGCGACCCGAAACTGCTTCCGTCTTCGGCCCCGCGTCTGGCCCCGGCGAGCGTATACCAACCCGCCCCTAACCAGGCCTCCACCCCCTCGACCACCACCTCCACCCCCTCGACCACCATCCCCGCTCCCTCGACCACCATCCCCGCTCCCCAAGCATCGACCACGCCCTTCCCCACGGGAGATCCAAAACCACAACCTCCCGGGGTCAACCACGAACCCCCATCTAATGCCACGCGAGCGACCCGCGACTCGCGATACGCGCTAACGGTGACCCAGATAATCCAGATAGCCATCCCCGCGTCCATCATAGCCCTGGTGTTTCTGGGGAGCTGTATTTGCTTTATACACAGATGTCAACGCCGCTACCGACGCTCCCGTCGCCCGATTTACAGCCCCCAGATGCCCACGGGCATCTCATGCGCGGTGAACGAAGCGGCCATGGCCCGCCTCGGAGCCGAGCTCAAATCGCATCCGAGCACCCCCCCCAAATCCCGGCGCCGGTCGTCACGCACGCCAATGCCCTCCCTGACGGCCATCGCCGAAGAGTCGGAGCCCGCTGGGGCGGCTGGGCTTCCGACGCCCCCCGTGGACCCCACGACACCCACCCCAACGCCTCCCCTGTTGGTATAGGTCCACGGCCACTGGCCGGGAGCACCACATAACCGACCGCAGTCCCTGAGTTGGGAATAAACCGGTATTATTTACCTATATCCGTGTATGTCGATTTCTTTCCCCCCCTCCCCGGAAACCAAAGAAGGAAGCAAAGAATGGATGGGAGGAGTTCAGGAAGCCGGGGAGAGGGCCCGCGGCGCATTTAAGGCGTTGTTGTGTTGACTTTGCCTCTTCTGGCGGGTTGGTGCGGTGCTGTTTGTTGGGCTCCCATTTTACCCGAAGATCGGCTGCTATCCCCGGGACATGGATCGCGGGGCGGTGGTGGGGTTTCTTCTCGGTGTTTGTGTTGTATCGTGCTTGGCGGGAACGCCCAAAACGTCCTGGAGACGGGTGAGTGTCGGCGAGGACGTTTCGTTGCTTCCAGCTCCGGGGCCTACGGGGCGCGGCCCGACCCAGAAACTACTATGGGCCGTGGAACCCCTGGATGGGTGCGGCCCCTTACACCCGTCGTGGGTCTCGCTGATGCCCCCCAAGCAGGTGCCCGAGACGGTCGTGGATGCGGCGTGCATGCGCGCTCCGGTCCCGCTGGCGATGGCGTACGCCCCCCCGGCCCCATCTGCGACCGGGGGTCTACGAACGGACTTCGTGTGGCAGGAGCGCGCGGCCGTGGTTAACCGGAGTCTGGTTATTCACGGGGTCCGAGAGACGGACAGCGGCCTGTATACCCTGTCCGTGGGCGACATAAAGGACCCGGCTCGCCAAGTGGCCTCGGTGGTCCTGGTGGTGCAACCGGCCCCAGTTCCGACCCCACCCCCGACCCCAGCCGATTACGACGAGGATGACAATGACGAGGGCGAGGACGAAAGTCTCGCCGGCACTCCCGCCAGCGGGACCCCCCGGCTCCCGCCTCCCCCCGCCCCCCCGAGGTCTTGGCCCAGCGCCCCCGAAGTCTCACATGTGCGTGGGGTGACCGTGCGTATGGAGACTCCGGAAGCTATCCTGTTTTCCCCCGGGGAGACGTTCAGCACGAACGTCTCCATCCATGCCATCGCCCACGACGACCAGACCTACTCCATGGACGTCGTCTGGTTGAGGTTCGACGTGCCGACCTCGTGTGCCGAGATGCGAATATACGAATCGTGTCTGTATCACCCGCAGCTCCCAGAATGTCTGTCCCCGGCCGACGCGCCGTGCGCCGCGAGTACGTGGACGTCTCGCCTGGCCGTCCGCAGCTACGCGGGGTGTTCCAGAACAAACCCCCCACCGCGCTGTTCGGCCGAGGCTCACATGGAGCCCGTCCCGGGGCTGGCGTGGCAGGCGGCCTCCGTCAATCTGGAGTTCCGGGACGCGTCCCCACAACACTCCGGCCTGTATCTGTGTGTGGTGTACGTCAACGACCATATTCACGCCTGGGGCCACATTACCATCAGCACCGCGGCGCAGTACCGGAACGCGGTGGTGGAACAGCCCCTCCCACAGCGCGGCGCGGATTTGGCCGAGCCCACCCACCCGCACGTCGGGGCCCCTCCCCACGCGCCCCCAACCCACGGCGCCCTGCGGTTAGGGGCGGTGATGGGGGCCGCCCTGCTGCTGTCTGCACTGGGGTTGTCGGTGTGGGCGTGTATGACCTGTTGGCGCAGGCGTGCCTGGCGGGCGGTTAAAAGCAGGGCCTCGGGTAAGGGGCCCACGTACATTCGCGTGGCCGACAGCGAGCTGTACGCGGACTGGAGCTCGGACAGCGAGGGAGAACGCGACCAGGTCCCGTGGCTGGCCCCCCCGGAGAGACCCGACTCTCCCTCCACCAATGGATCCGGCTTTGAGATCTTATCACCAACGGCTCCGTCTGTATACCCCCGTAGCGATGGGCATCAATCTCGCCGCCAGCTCACAACCTTTGGATCCGGAAGGCCCGATCGCCGTTACTCCCAGGCCTCCGATTCGTCCGTCTTCTGGTAAGGCGCCCCATCCCGAGGCCCCACGTCGGTCGCCGAACTGGGCGACCGCCGGCGAGGTGGACGTCGGAGACGAGCTAATCGCGATTTCCGACGAACGCGGACCCCCCCGACATGACCGCCCGCCCCTCGCCACGTCGACCGCGCCCTCGCCACACCCGCGACCCCCGGGCTACACGGCCGTTGTCTCCCCGATGGCCCTCCAGGCTGTCGACGCCCCCTCCCTGTTTGTCGCCTGGCTGGCCGCTCGGTGGCTCCGGGGGGCTTCCGGCCTGGGGGCCGTCCTGTGTGGGATTGCGTGGTATGTGACGTCAATTGCCCGAGGCGCATAAAGGGCCGGTGGTCCGCCTAGCCGCAGCAAATTAAAAATCGTGAGTCACAGCGACCGCAACTTCCCACCCGGAGCTTTCTTCCGGCCTCGATGACGTCCCGGCTCTCCGATCCCAACTCCTCAGCGCGATCCGACATGTCCGTGCCGCTTTATCCCACGGCCTCGCCAGTTTCGGTCGAAGCCTACTACTCGGAAAGCGAAGACGAGGCGGCCAACGACTTCCTCGTACGCATGGGCCGCCAACAGTCGGTATTAAGGCGTCGACGCAGACGCACCCGCTGCGTCGGCATGGTGATCGCCTGTCTCCTCGTGGCCGTTCTGTCGGGCGGATTTGGGGCGCTCCTGATGTGGCTGCTCCGCTAAAAGACCGCATCGACACGCGCGTCCTTCTTGTCGTCTCTCTTCCCCCCCATCACCCCGCAATTTGCACCCAGCCTTTAACTACATTAAATTGGGTTCGATTGGCAATGTTGTCTCCCGGTTGATTTTTGGGTGGGTGGGGAGTGGGTGGGTGGGGAGTGGGTGGGTGGGGAGTGGGTGGGTGGGGAGTGGGTGGGTGGGGAGTGGGTGGGTGGGGAGTGGGTGGGTGGGGAGTGGGTGGGTGGGGAGTGGGTGGGTGGGGAGTGGGTGGGTGGGGAGTGGCAAGGAAGAAACAAGCCCGACCACCAGACAGAAAATGTAACCATACCCAAACCGACTCTGGGGGCTGTTTGTGGGGTCGGAACCATAGGATGAACAAACCACCCCGTACCACCCGCACCCAAGGGTGCGGGTGGCTCATCGGCATCTGTCCGGTATGGGTTGTTCCCCACCCACTCGCGTTCGGACGTCTTAGAATCATGGCGGTTTTCTATGCCGACATCGGTTTTCTCCCCCGCAATAAGACACGATGCGATAAAATCTGTTTGTAAAATTTATTAAGGGTACAAATTGCCCTAGCACAGGGGTGGGGTTAGGGCCGGGTCCCCACACCCAAACGCACCAAACAGATGCAGGCAGTGGGTCGAGTACAGCCCCGCGTACGAACACGTCGATGCGTGTGTCAGACAGCACCAGAAAGCACAGGCCATCAACAGGTCGTGCATGTGTCGGTGGGTTTGGACGCGGGGGGCCATGGTGGTGATAAAGTTAATGGCCGCCGTCCGCCAGGGCCACAGGGGCGACGTCTCTTGGTTGGCCCGGAGCCACTGGGTGTGGACCAGCCGCGCGTGGCGGCCCAACATGGCCCCTGTAGCCGGGGGCGGGGGATCGCGCACGTTTGCAGCGCACATGCGAGACACCTCGACCACGGTTCGAAAGAAGGCCCGGTGGTCCGCGGGCAACATCACCAGGTGCGCAAGCGCCCGGGCGTCCAGAGGGTAGAGCCCTGAGTCATCCGAGGTTGGCTCATCGCCCGGGTCTTGCCGCAAGTGCGTGTGGGTTGGGCTTCCGGTGGGCGGGACGCGAACCGCGGTGTGGATCCCGACGCGGGCCCGAGCGTATGCTCCATGTTGTGGGGAGAAGGGGTCTGGGCTCGCCAGGGGGGCATACTTGCCCGGGCTATACAGACCCGCGAGCCGTACGTGGTTCGCGGGGGGTGCGTGGGGTCCGGGGCTCCCGGGGAGACCGGGGCTCCCGGGGAGACCGGGGCTCCCTGGGAGACCGGGGTTGTCGTGGATCCCTGGGGTCACGCGGTACCCTGGGGTCTCTGGGAGCTCGCGGTACTCTGGGTTCCCTAGGTTCTCGGGGTGGTCGCGGAACCCGGGGCTCCCGGGGAACACGCGGTGTCCTGGGGATTGTTGGCGGTCGGACGGCTTCAGATGGCTTCGAGATCGTAGTGTCCGCACCGACTCGTAGTAGACCCGAATCTCCACATTGCCCCGCCGCTTGATCATTATCACCCCGTTGCGGGGGTCCGGAGATCATGCGCGGGTGTCCTCGAGGTGCGTGAACACCTCTGGGGTGCATGCCGGCGGACGGCACGCCTTTTAAGTAAACATCTGGGTCGCCCGGCCCAACTGGGGCCGGGGGTTGGGTCTGGCTCATCTCGAGAGCCACGGGGGGGAACCACCCTCCGCCCAGAGACTCGGGTGATGGTCGTACCCGGGACTCAACGGGTTACCGGATTACGGGGACTGTCGGTCACGGTCCCGCCGGTTCTTCGATGTGCCACACCCAAGGATGCGTTGGGGGCGATTTCGGGCAGCAGCCCGGGAGAGCGCAGCAGGGGACGCTCCGGGTCGTGCACGGCGGTTCTGGCCGCCTCCCGGTCCTCACGCCCCCTTTTATTGATCTCATCGCGTACGTCGGCGTACGTCCTGGGCCCAACCCGCATGGTGTCCAGGAAGGTGTCCGCCATTTCCAGGGCCCACGACATGCTCCCCCCCGACGAGCAGGAAGCGGTCCACGCAACGGTCGCCGCCGGTCGCCTCGACGAGGACGTTCCTCCTGCGGGAAGGCACGAACGCGGGTGAGCCCCCTCCTCCGCCCCCGCGTCCCCCCTCCTCCGCCCCCGCGTCCCCCCTCCTCCGCCCCCGCGTCCCCCCTCCTCCGCCCCCGCGTCCCCCCTCCTCCGCCCCCGCGTCCCCCCCTCCTCCGCCCACCCAAGGTGCTTACCCGTGCAAAAAAGGCGGACCGGTGGGTTTCTGTCGTCGGAGGCCCCCGGGGTGCGTCCCCTGTGTTTCGTGGGTGGGGTGGGCGGGTCTTTCCCCCCCGCGTCCGCGTGTCCCTTTCCGATGCGATCCCGATCCCGAGCCGGGGCGTCGCGATGCCGACGCCGTCCGCTCCGACGGCCCTCTGCGACTCCCGCTCCCGGTCCGCGTGCTCCGCAGCCGCTCCCGTCGTTCGTGGCCGGCGCCGTCTGCGGGCGTCGGTCGCGCCGGGCCTTTATGTGCGCCGGAGAGACCCGCCCCCCGCCGCCCGGGCCCGCCCCCGGGGCCGGCGCGGAGTCGGGCACGGCGCCAGTGCTCGCACTTCGCCCTAATAATATATATATATTGGGACGAAGTGCGAACGCTTCGCGTTCTCACTTCTTTTACCCGGCGGCCCCGCCCCCTTGGGGCGGTCCCGCCCGCCGGCCAATGGGGGGGCGGCAAGGCGGGCGGCCCTTGGGCCGCCCGCCGTCCCGTTGGTCCCGGCGTCCGGCGGGCGGGACCGGGGGGCCCGGGGACGGCCAACGGGCGCGCGGGGCTCGTATCTCATTACCGCCGAACCGGGAAGTCGGGGCCCGGGCCCCGCCCCCTGCCCGTTCCTCGTTAGCATGCGGAACGGAAGCGGAAACCGCCGGATCGGGCGGTAATGAGATGCCATGCGGGGCGGGGCGCGGACCCACCCGCCCTCGCGCCCCGCCCATGGCAGATGGCGCGGATGGGCGGGGCCGGGGGTTCGACCAACGGGCCGCGGCCACGGGCCCCCGGCGTGCCGGCGTCGGGGCGGGGTCGTGCATAATGGAATTCCGTTCGGGGTGGGCCCGCCGGGGGGGCGGGGGGCCGGCGGCCTCCGCTGCTCCTCCTTCCCGCCGGCCCCTGGGACTATATGAGCCCGAGGACGCCCCGATCGTCCACACGGAGCGCGGCTGCCGACACGGATCCACGACCCGACGCGGGACCGCCAGAGACAGACCGTCAGACGCTCGCCGCGCCGGGACGCCGATACGCGGACGAAGCGCGGGAGGGGGATCGGCCGTCCCTGTCCTTTTTCCCACCCAAGCATCGACCGGTCCGCGCTAGTTCCGCGTCGACGGCGGGGGTCGTCGGGGTCCGTGGGTCTCGCCCCCTCCCCCCATCGAGAGTCCGTAGGTGACCTACCGTGCTACGTCCGCCGTCGCAGCCGTATCCCCGGAGGATCGCCCCGCATCGGCGATGGCGTCGGAGAACAAGCAGCGCCCCGGCTCCCCGGGCCCCACCGACGGGCCGCCGCCCACCCCGAGCCCAGACCGCGACGAGCGGGGGGCCCTCGGGTGGGGCGCGGAGACGGAGGAGGGCGGGGACGACCCCGACCACGACCCCGACCACCCCCACGACCTCGACGACGCCCGGCGGGACGGGAGGGCCCCCGCGGCGGGCACCGACGCCGGCGAGGACGCCGGGGACGCCGTCTCGCCGCGACAGCTGGCTCTGCTGGCCTCCATGGTAGAGGAGGCCGTCCGGACGATCCCGACGCCCGACCCCGCGGCCTCGCCGCCCCGGACCCCCGCCTTTCGAGCCGACGACGATGACGGGGACGAGTACGACGACGCAGCCGACGCCGCCGGCGACCGGGCCCCGGCCCGGGGCCGCGAACGGGAGGCCCCGCTACGCGGCGCGTATCCGGACCCCACGGACCGCCTGTCGCCGCGCCCGCCGGCCCAGCCGCCGCGGAGACGTCGTCACGGCCGGTGGCGGCCATCGGCGTCATCGACCTCGTCGGACTCCGGGTCCTCGTCCTCGTCGTCCGCATCCTCTTCGTCCTCGTCGTCCGACGAGGACGAGGACGACGACGGCAACGACGCGGCCGACCACGCACGCGAGGCGCGGGCCGTCGGGCGGGGTCCGTCGAGCGCGGCGCCGGCAGCCCCCGGGCGGACGCCGCCCCCGCCCGGGCCACCCCCCCTCTCCGAGGCCGCGCCCAAGCCCCGGGCGGCGGCGAGGACCCCCGCGGCCTCCGCGGGCCGCATCGAGCGCCGCCGGGCCCGCGCGGCGGTGGCCGGCCGCGACGCCACGGGCCGCTTCACGGCCGGGCAGCCCCGGCGGGTCGAGCTGGACGCCGACGCGGCCTCCGGCGCCTTCTACGCGCGCTATCGCGACGGGTACGTCAGCGGGGAGCCGTGGCCCGGCGCCGGGCCCCCGCCCCCGGGGCGGGTGCTGTACGGCGGCCTGGGCGACAGCCGCCCGGGCCTCTGGGGGGCGCCCGAGGCGGAGGAGGCGCGACGCCGGTTCGAGGCCTCGGGCGCCCCGGCGGCCGTGTGGGCGCCCGAGCTGGGCGACGCCGCGCAGCAGTACGCCCTGATCACGCGGCTGCTGTACACCCCGGACGCGGAGGCCATGGGGTGGCTCCAGAACCCGCGCGTGGTCCCCGGGGACGTGGCGCTGGACCAGGCCTGCTTCCGGATCTCGGGCGCCGCGCGCAACAGCAGCTCCTTCATCACCGGCAGCGTGGCGCGGGCCGTGCCCCACCTGGGCTACGCCATGGCGGCCGGCCGCTTCGGCTGGGGCCTGGCGCACGCGGCGGCCGCCGTGGCCATGAGCCGCCGATACGACCGCGCGCAGAAGGGCTTCCTGCTGACCAGCCTGCGCCGCGCCTACGCGCCCCTGTTGGCGCGCGAGAACGCGGCGCTGACGGGGGCCGCGGGGAGCCCCGGCGCCGGCGCAGATGACGAGGGGGTCGCCGCCGTCGCCGCCGCCGCACCGGGCGAGCGCGCGGTGCCCGCCGGGTACGGCGCCGCGGGGATCCTCGCCGCCCTGGGGCGGCTGTCCGCCGCGCCCGCCTCCCCCGCGGGGGGCGACGACCCCGACGCCGCCCGCCACGCCGACGCCGACGACGACGCCGGGCGCCGCGCCCAGGCCGGCCGCGTGGCCGTCGAGTGCCTGGCCGCCTGCCGCGGGATCCTGGAGGCGCTGGCCGAGGGCTTCGACGGCGACCTGGCGGCCGTCCCGGGGCTGGCCGGGGCCCGGCCCGCCAGCCCCCCGCGGCCGGAGGGACCCGCGGGCCCCGCTTCCCCGCCGCCGCCGCACGCCGACGCGCCCCGCCTGCGCGCGTGGCTGCGCGAGCTGCGGTTCGTGCGCGACGCGCTGGTGCTCATGCGCCTGCGCGGGGACCTGCGCGTGGCCGGCGGCAGCGAGGCCGCCGTGGCCGCCGTGCGCGCCGTGAGCCTGGTCGCCGGGGCCCTGGGCCCCGCGCTGCCGCGGGACCCGCGCCTGCCGAGCTCCGCGGCCGCCGCCGCCGCGGACCTGCTGTTTGACAACCAGAGCCTGCGCCCCCTGCTGGCGGCGGCGGCCAGCGCACCGGACGCCGCCGACGCGCTGGCGGCCGCCGCCGCCTCCGCCGCGCCGCGGGAGGGGCGCAAGCGCAAGAGTCCCGGCCCGGCCCGGCCGCCCGGAGGCGGCGGCCCGCGACCCCCGAAGACGAAGAAGAGCGGCGCGGACGCCCCCGGCTCGGACGCCCGCGCCCCCCTCCCCGCGCCCGCGCCCCCCTCCACGCCCCCGGGGCCCGAGCCCGCCCCCGCCCAGCCCGCGGCGCCCCGGGCCGCCGCGGCGCAGGCCCGCCCGCGCCCCGTGGCGCTGTCGCGCCGGCCCGCCGAGGGCCCCGACCCCCTGGGCGGCTGGCGGCGGCAGCCCCCGGGGCCCAGCCACACGGCGGCGCCCGCGGCCGCCGCCCTGGAGGCCTACTGCTCCCCGCGCGCCGTGGCCGAGCTCACGGACCACCCGCTGTTCCCCGTCCCCTGGCGACCGGCCCTCATGTTTGACCCGCGGGCCCTGGCCTCGATCGCCGCGCGGTGCGCCGGGCCCGCCCCCGCCGCCCAGGCCGCGTGCGGCGGCGGCGACGACGACGATAACCCCCACCCCCACGGGGCCGCCGGGGGCCGCCTCTTTGGCCCCCTGCGCGCCTCGGGCCCGCTGCGCCGCATGGCGGCCTGGATGCGCCAGATCCCCGACCCCGAGGACGTGCGCGTGGTGGTGCTGTACTCGCCGCTGCCGGGCGAGGACCTGGCCGGCGGCGGGGCCTCGGGGGGGCCGCCGGAGTGGTCCGCCGAGCGCGGCGGGCTGTCCTGCCTGCTGGCGGCCCTGGCCAACCGGCTGTGCGGGCCGGACACGGCCGCCTGGGCGGGCAACTGGACCGGCGCCCCCGACGTGTCGGCGCTGGGCGCACAGGGCGTGCTGCTGCTGTCCACGCGGGACCTGGCCTTCGCCGGGGCCGTGGAGTTTCTGGGGCTGCTCGCCAGCGCCGGCGACCGGCGGCTCATCGTGGTCAACACCGTGCGCGCCTGCGACTGGCCCGCCGACGGGCCCGCGGTGTCGCGGCAGCACGCCTACCTGGCGTGCGAGCTGCTGCCCGCCGTGCAGTGCGCCGTGCGCTGGCCGGCGGCGCGGGACCTGCGCCGCACGGTGCTGGCCTCGGGCCGCGTGTTCGGCCCGGGGGTCTTCGCGCGCGTGGAGGCCGCGCACGCGCGCCTGTACCCCGACGCGCCGCCGCTGCGCCTGTGCCGCGGCGGCAACGTGCGCTACCGCGTGCGCACGCGCTTCGGCCCGGACACGCCGGTGCCCATGTCCCCGCGCGAGTACCGCCGGGCCGTGCTGCCGGCGCTGGACGGCCGGGCGGCGGCCTCGGGGACCACCGACGCCATGGCGCCCGGCGCGCCGGACTTCTGCGAGGAGGAGGCCCACTCGCACCGCGCCTGCGCGCGCTGGGGCCTGGGCGCGCCGCTGCGGCCCGTGTACGTGGCGCTGGGGCGCGAGGCGGTGCGCGCCGGCCCGGCCCGGTGGCGCGGGCCGCGGAGGGACTTTTGCGCCCGCGCCCTGCTGGAGCCCGACGACGACGCCCCCCCGCTGGTGCTGCGCGGCGACGACGACGGCCCGGGGGCCCTGCCGCCGGCGCCGCCCGGGATTCGCTGGGCCTCGGCCACGGGCCGCAGCGGCACCGTGCTGGCGGCGGCGGGGGCCGTGGAGGTGCTGGGGGCGGAGGCGGGCTTGGCCACGCCCCCGCGGCGGGAAGTTGTGGACTGGGAAGGCGCCTGGGACGAAGACGACGGCGGCGCGTTCGAGGGGGACGGGGTGCTGTAACGGGCCGGGACGGGGCGGGGCGCTTGTGAGACCCGAAGACGCAATAAACGGCAACAACCTGATTAAGTTTTGCAGTAGCGTTGTTTATTCGAGGGGCGGGAGGGGGCGAGGGGCGGGAGGGGGCGAGGGGCGGGAGGGGGCGAGGGGCGGGAGGGGGCGAGGGGCGGGAGGGGGCGAGGGGCGGGAGGGGGCGAGGGGCGGGAGGGGGCGAGGGGCGGGAGGGGGCGAGGGGCGGGAGGGGGCGAGGGGCGGGAGGGGGCGAGGGGCGGGAGGGGGCGAGGGGCGGGAGGGGGCGAGGGGCGGGAGGGGGCGAGGGGCGGGAGGGGGCGAGGGGCGGGAGGGGGCGAGGGGCGGGAGGGGGCGAGGGGCGGGAGGGGGCGAGGGGCGGGAGGGGGCGAGGGGCGGGAGGGGGCGAGGGGCGGTGGTGGTGCGCGGGCGCCCCCGGAGGGTTTGGATCTCTGACCTGAGATTGGCGGCACTGAGGTAGAGATGCCCGAACCCCCCCGAGGGAGCGCGGGACGCGGCCGGGGAGGGCTGGGGCCGGGGAGGGCTGGGGCCGGGGAGGGCTGGGGCCGGGGAGGGCTGGGGCCGGGGAGGGCTGGGGCCGGGGAGGGCTGGGGCCGGGGAGGGCTGGGGCCGGGGAGGGCTGGGGCTGGGGAGGGGCGGTGGTGTGTAGCAGGAGCGGTGTGTTGCGCCGGGGTACGTCTGGAGGAGCGGGAGGTGCGCGGTGACGTGTGGATGAGGAACAGGAGTTGTTGCGCGGTGAGTTGTCGCTGTGAGTTGTGTTGTTGGGCAGGTGTGGTGGATGACGTGACGTGTGACGTGCGGAGTGCGCCGTGCTCTGTTGGTTTCACCTGTGGCAGCCCGGGCCCCCCGCGGGCGCGCGCGCGCGCAAAAAAGGCGGGCGGCGGTCCGGGCGGCGTGCGCGCGCGCGGCGGGCGTGGGGGGCGGGGCCGCGGGAGCGGGGGGAGGAGCGGGGGGAGGAGCGGGGGGAGGAGCGGGGGGAGGAGCGGGGGGAGGAGCGGGGGGAGGAGCGGGGGGAGGAGCGGGGGGAGGAGCGGGGGGAGGAGCGGGGGGAGGAGCGGGGGGAGGAGCGGGGGGAGGAGCGGGGGGAGGAGCGGGGGGAGGAGCGGGGGGAGGAGCGGGGGGAGGAGCGGGGGGAGGAGCGGGGGGAGGAGCGGCCAGACCCCGAAAACGGGCCCCCCCCAAAACACACCCCCCGGGGGTCGCGCGCGGCCCTTTAAAGCGGCGGCGGCGGGC